CCCGCGCCGCCGCGCGAGATCCGCTCCCAACCGGTCACGGTCCGGTAGTCGATCGCCTCGTTGATCAGCCGCTTGCACATCTCGCAGCGCGCGCCCGGCTCCGGGGTTGTCTCATCCACCGGCGCGATGTCCGCCTTGCGCACCCGGACGCCCTGCAGGCCCTCGCGCTTGAAGAGATCGCGAGCTGCGACGGCGGACTCCGCGCGGATGGATGCGACCAGGTTGTCGTCGGCGTCCAGCAGCCACCATGCCGGGAGCGCCGACAGCCCGGAGTAGCTGTGCCGGTCGGTCACTTCGCCAGCAGCGCCGACGCGTTCGTGTACGTCGCCTGAGCCGTGTTGCCGCTGACCATCACGTTCGGCGAGCCAGTGACACCCCACACGTTCGGTTGCGGGCCCGGCGATGGCGCCAGCGTGCGGTAGGAGCCGCCGAAATGGCCCGGCTCACCCTCCAGGCCGTAGCCGATGCCCTGGTTGTGCGGCATCACGATCCCGCCGCTCGCGGCGGCCTCCAGGATCTCGCCCGCCTCGTCAGCGGGCGCCCTCAAAAAGGGCGAACAACGACCACCAGCCGGTCAAGCTTGCCGTTGTTGACCATCTCGCTGGGGATCGCCCGAGCAGCGAGCAACTGCGCCTGCTCGGGGTCGCGGGCAAGCGTGGCGGTCAGCGGCACGACGATCTCGGCGTCCTCGGTGACCTCGCCGTCCTTGTCGCGCTTCTCGTTCAGGATCACGGCGTACTCAAAGAGCTGCATCACTGCTCCTTCGGTAGGGGTTGATGAACCTCGGTCACCTCATCACGCCGGGCGACCAGGATGTCCGTCGTCTCGACGCCCAGCAGCTCGCGGAGGATCGCGTCGCTGAGGCCGGTCATCTCGACGCCGAGCTTGCCGACGCCGAGCGTGATCCGCCAGCCGTCCTGCCAGGCGACGTCGATGGTGAGACCGACGATGGGGCCGGTGGGGGGGCCACCAACGTCGGCCTCACGGTCGTAGGGCGGCTCGGTCATATCGAGCCGCCGCCACGGGCGAAGTCAGGGAGCGGACGCCGGGTCAGGCAGTGCCACACGTGCGCGACCTCGGCAATGTCGACGTGCTCGGACTTCGGCGGGACGACGATGATCCCGAGCGCGGTGTCGCCCGCGACCTCGCGGAACACGTCGCGGGTCTGCTCCCAGGATGGCATCGTCCCATCATCGCGCGAGACGGAGACGTGCTCCCACAGCTCGCCGTCCTGCTCGATCGCGATGGAGTGAACCATCCGCAGCCGCCGGGGCCCGTGCGTCCACCGGCCGAGCCCGTCCATGCCGGGCGTGTGCTGCTTCCAGCGGTGGCGTTTCAGCCGCGCCTCGGCAGCGACCAGCGAACCGGGCATCAGGCTGCTCACGTCTCGGATCGCCCCCGGTGCTCGCGCACGGCCCGATCAAGCTCGCGCTCCGCGATGGCTCTGAGCTTCGCGTCGTTGTCCTTGATCGCCAGCACCAGCACAATGCCGATCAGGCCAAGCCGATCTGATGTTGCGCCTTGGCCCTCAGTCATAGGGCCATCCGCAGGCGTAGCAGGATCGCCGGGCGCCGTTCGCTTCGCCGCAGCGCGGGCAGCGCCAGTAGCTGTCGGCGGCCCGCCAGCGCGCATAGCAGTAACGGCTCAGCCGGAACCACGGCGTCGACAGCCAGTCCCCGACCCGCTCAGTCCAGTAGCACGCCTTGTCCCAGAACACGATCACGGCATCTCGCCCATCCGCTGCGTGAACGACTCCCTGAACTCGTCAAAGAAGTCGCCGCCCGCGCGCCCGGCCAGCGCGATCAGCTCTGTCGCGAGCCCCGCGGCGCCGTCCGCGCCGAACATGAACGCCTGACTGGTCCGGCGCGTCTCAAAGTTCACGCGGCCGCCGATCACCAGGAACATCGCCGGGCGCTCCTCCTCCTTTTTGGTGTCGATCAGCGACACGTCGACCGTGTCCATCAGCACCGCTCCGCGCGCGTCGAGGATCACGCCGCCGCGAGCGTGCGGGTCACCGGCGACGTCGGTGATCCCGCCGCCGGACGTCGCGTCGTCGTGCGGCCGGTCGGCGAACTCGCGGTTGATCGCGCGCAGCCGCGCGACCTCCTTGGCCAGCTCGGCCTTCGGCCACTCCATCAGATCCTCCGGCGGCGGCTTACTCATCGGTACGCCCAGTGGGCCAGCGTGTGCTGGATGCTCAGCAGCCGCTCACGCTCGGGGTTCTCATCCCAGACGATCTCCTCCGAGCGGAAGTTCGGGTCGGTGCAGTAGCCGTTGCTCTGACAGTTCGGCGCCCGCTCCGCGTCATCCCAGTGGACCAGCAGGTATCCGCTGCCCATGAACCCGTCGTCGTAGTAGCAGCGGACGTTCCAGCGCGTCCAGACGCCGGTCTTGCGCGGGATGCTCAGGTGGGCCAGCGCTTCGCGGCAGTGCAGCGCGATCAGCTCCGGATCGAGCGGGTACAGGTCCCAGAGCGCCTTGATCTGCTCGTCGGTCAGGTCAACGCGACGGCGCCGCACCTCGGTCGCCGCCGCGGTCATGCCGCCACCCGGCACTGGATGCGCAGCGCAACCGCATGCTCGCGCTGCATGTAGCCGACGCCCTGCGGGAAGTAGCGCTCAAAGTGAGCCGGGCACAGCGCGTACTCGCGCCGGTCCTCGTCACGGTCAGGCGTGAACACGCACTTCACCCACGGGTTGAACACGGTGATCGCCTTGGTCGCGGGCTCGTGACACAGCTTGTGGCCGCACTCCTGAGGCTCGACGCTCATCCACTCAAGTCAACCGTCTGCGCGCCATGACCGACGTAACCCGAGCTGGGATCCCGCTCATGCCGGGCCAGCAGCCCCATCACGTCATCGGTGATCAGCGGCCGCAGATCCTCGGGCACGTCCGCGCGGAACTCCGCCAGCGGGATGCCGACGAAGAAGCCGCCCTCGCGGATCAGCTCTTCGAAGTCGTCGGGGTACTCGCCGTCGGCAGGCTCCTCGGTGAACTCCTGCCAGAACGCCCCCTTCTGCGGATGATCCCAGCCGACAACGAAGCGTTCTTGCCCGGACGGCCAACGGGTCAGGATGATTCGGCTCATGCGCCGGACCCTAGCAGGCGGCTCCAGACGTGAGCTAGTCGCTTCCTCGCTATTTGCACACATCTTGGGCGAAATTGGTCCCTCGCGCCCCGAACTCCGCCAGCGGGATCCCCGGGGTGCTCATGAGGCAGCCCGGCACCGGTGCCGGACGCGAGGGGTCCGCCGAGTCTAACGCACGTCTTGTTTTACACATTCGGCCCGACGCCACCTTCTAGAGAGGTATGGACATCTCAAGCATCACCATCAAGGACGGGCGCGTCCGGGTCAACCATCTCACGCTGACCGTCATCCGGCGCAAGCCAGCGCCCGCGCTCCAGCCCGTGCGCTTCGCGCCGCAGCGGTTCCGGCCGATCCGCACGTGGCCGTTTCAGATCCAGGCGGCGCACGCCGCCGTCACGCACGACAAGGGCATGGGGTTCGCGACGCTCATCGACCGGCGGTTCACGCCCCGGCAGCGGATGAACGCCGCGCACGACGACGGGCGCATGCCGTTCTTCGCGTCAGATCACTGACCTAGACGGCGCTCCGGGCTCAAGTCCCCGCCCAAAGTGCCGATAATGAGTGCGACAGGGCTAGGGCGGGTCGGCTTGGGGCGCTGCAGCCGACCCGCCCCCGTCCTGGACAGGGTAACCGGGCTAGCGGCTCCCAGCCTTCGCGCGGCGACGACGGCGCGGCGGCTCGGGCTCCTCCTCCGGCTCCTCGTCGTCCTCCCCCTCATCCTGCTCGTCGGCCTCACGCAGCCGGTCGACCAGCTCCGCGCGCCGCCCGCGGTGCGGTAGATCGCGGTCGCGCAGCTCGTTGCGCAGCTCCGTGACGCTCATCTCGTCGTAGTCGTCGCTCTCGTCCTCGGGCTCGTCGTCGTCCTCTTCTTCATCCTCGTCTTCATCGTCCGGCTCGTCGTCGTCTACCTCCTCCTCGTCCTCGTCGTCGTCGGCTTCTTCGGCGTCGGGCTCCTCGTCCGGCTCCTCGTCATCCGACTCGGCTTCGGCCGCGACCTCGGGCTGATCCTCGTCCTCGCCGGTGTCCTCGTCGGCGTCAGCGTCGTCGTCCTCATCCTCCTCGGCGGGCTCGTCGCTGTCGTCGGCGTCCTCCTCGCCCTCGTCCTGCTCGGGCTCACCGTCGCGCTCGTCGTCCTCCAGTGACGGCGGGCCGTCCTCCTCGCGCTGATCGCGCTCCTCGATCTCCTGCTGCTCGTCCTCGTGGCTCTTGACGACCTTGCCGCCCTCGATGGTCCCGAGCCAGCCCTCCATGTCATCGAGCTGCTCCTGCGTGCGCATCTGCACCCACGCCGAGAAGCGGTGGAAGTCAGAGCGGACGCCGCGCTTGTGGTAGCGGAAGCCGCGCACCCACTTCTCGCGCAGCCCCGACGGCGCCATGTCCAGGTTCAGGACCATCAGCGTCATGTCGTCGCCCGCGGCGTGGAAGCTGACCCGGCCGGTGTTCTTGATGTTCCCCTGCGTCGTCGACCACACGATGAACCGGAACGGCACCGCCTCCTGGATCTGCGCGGTGAAGTTCTTCTTGAACCAGAAGCCCTTCACGCCGATCGCGTAGCGGACCGCGTCGTCCTCGACCTGGCGGTCCAGCGTGTTGACGCGGTGCATGTACTCCGGCCACTCGCTCGTCGTCCACGCGCGGTAGACCGCCTCGGTCTCGACCGGGATGAACTGGTGCTGCTGGATCATGATCCGGCGGCCCTGCCCGTAGCCGGTCGCGGCCGCCTTCTTGCCGCCCTTGCCGCCGATCTTGCCCATGATCTTCCCGGCGATGCCGGTGATCCCGCCGCTGCCGGACATCATCTGGCCCACCTTGCCGACCCCGGCCTTGGCGAGATCTTCGGGGTTATCGACCCCGGCCGACTTCATGATCTTCGGGAGCGCCTGGTCCTTGAAGATCGTCGGACCTTGCTCCTTGGCGTAGGCCAGGATCTTCTCGGCCGATTGCGAGGACATCTCCTTGATCGCCGGGCCGAGCACGTCGCCGAAGCTCGACAGGATCTCTTTGCGCAGCCCGCCGGTCACGCCATCGGTCGCGCCCTTCGCCCCGTCAGCGGCATCACCCGCCGTGTCCTTCGCTTTGCCTGCAGCATCCTTCACAGCACTCATACGACCTCCGGATTCCGGGTTGTTAGCACGTAGCTTGTGCCTACCCGAATCTCGGGGCCGATAACTCGGCTAACGCACGATGCGCGCGCTACTCCGTCGTCGCGTGCGGCGGCTCGGCCTGATCCGCGGCCTGCGTCGCCGCGGTGAGCTGCGACGTCACCGACTGCAGGCTCTCGTGCAGGTTGTCGAGCTGCGCCTGCGTGACCGTCCCGGCTTGCAGCTCCGCGACGATGTTCGTCAAGTCCTCCAGCTCGTCCGCCGCGGCAGCCTGCGCGTCCTGCAGCGCCTTCACGTCAGCCTTGATCTGCTCGATGTCCGCCATCATTGCCTCCAACAGGTTGGTGAGGGGCCAGAACTTGAGGTACTTGGTGCGGAGCGTCCGGAGGTAGTCGAGCATCTCGTCGCTCATCGCCGGGGGACAGCGTACGCGCTACCCGTGAAAGGTGCCGTCCCGCAGATAGTTCGCCGCGACGATCGTGAACGACCGGCGGGTGCCGCCGATCCACTTCACGGCGCCCTCCAACGCCTCGCGCAGCACCTCGTCAGACGCGTCCGCGCCCGGCGCGTGCTGACGCTTCAGCCAGTCGCGGAGATTGTCGACGTTCTCCTGCGTGATCTCCGAGCCGGTCACGGCTCCCGCCCCACCACCATCAGCCGGATGCTCTCCTCCGCCTGCATCGCGCCGCCATACCGCGTCCAGAACTCCGCCGCGAGCCGCGCCAGCTCCCGGGCCTTCTCCCCGCCGAACGGCGTCATGAACACGACGTCGGTCGCCTCATCCGGCGGCGGCGGGTCACGCACCCCGCGGGTCGGCTGCCCGAACGCCGCCTCGATCCCCGTCCGGCCGCCGCGCGTCCACACGTTCCCGCCCGCCAGCGCGCTGGAGTGCTTGAGCTTATGCTCGGCACAGAACGCCTCCCAGTCCTTCAGCGTCAGCGGCGGCGTCGCGAACCGGATGATCGCGTGCGTCACTTCCCGGGCGCGCCCAGGCTGTACCACGCCGCGTTGCGCTTGCCTGCCTGCGCGCCCGCCCAGCCTCCGCCCTCCCCGGTCTGCCACGTGTGCCAGACCGTCCCGTTCTTGTCCATGACGAACAGCTCGATCGCCTTGTTCGCCTTCAGCACAGCCACCAGATCAGCCATCGTCGTTTCCTTCGGTAGAGGTGTCGGCGGCGGCGGCGCCTTGCTCATGAACAGCGCGCGCTCCGCCTGGCGGCGGCGCGTCAGTCCCGGCAGACGCTGACTGCCCGCGTGATCCCACGCCAGCAGACCGTCCGCGGCCGCCTGATAGTTGCCCGCTCGCAGTGCGCGTCCGACATTGGTGCTCGGCGCGATGCCGCCCGGCCCGACGTTGTAGACGAAGCTCGTCAACGCGTCGAACTGGTTCTGGTTCAGCGGCAGGTTCAGCGCGTTCACAGCCGCGCCGTAGGTCTGGTCGACCTCGCGCATCATCCGGTCAAGCGCCTGCTGGCGAGTCACGGGCGGCGAGTTCGGCCCGACGCCCTTCGTGCTGCCAAACCCTTGGGTCCAGACGCCGACCGGGTCTCGATACGGGGCCGAGCTGAAACCTTCGAACTCCGCGATCAGCTCAGCCCCCCGTGGACTCAGGTTCATGCTGCGGCCCTGCTACTCGACCTCGCCGCCGGTCTCGGCGTCGACGTTCGGGTCGGTCTCCGGCGTCGGCGTGTCGACGTTCGGGTCTGACTCCGGCGTCACGCCTGGCTCGGGTGGCGGCGGTGGCGTCGTGCCCGGCGCGGGCTCGGGCGGCGGTGCCGGAGTCTCCCCCGGCCCAGGCTCAGGCGGCGGTGCGGGTGGTGTCTCGGTCGACATGCGTCCTCCTCGTTGGTGGGTTTGACTTCAGTTCGCCCGGCCCGACAGGACCGTGCGCTCCAGCTCGGTCAGATCCCAGGTGCCGAGCACGATGTACAGCTCCCCGCCGAGCCGCCGCAGCAGCGCCGGATCCTCGGGCGCGCTCGGATCGGGCGCCCACTCCGCCTCCCACAGCAGCGTGTAGAGCTGCAGGCCACGCTTGGGCCGCAATCTGGGCGGGACGTTCGGGACGATGGCGCGCAGCGGCCGCAGCAGCGTCCTCTCCGGGCGTTCGAACGTACCGTCGGCGATCACGAACCGGTCCTTGCGGTTGGCGGCGTGCAGTTGGTTGGCCTGCCGGTCGGCGGTGATCACGCAGCCGCCATCGCTGTCCACGCCTGACGTCCACGCGATCTTCGCGTCCGCGCGGCAGCACGCCAGGTTCGGGACGGCCACCTGGACGTCGCGGCCGTCCCAGCGCGAGCGGACCTCGACGATGCTGGTGCCGCCGATCTGCAGCGTCTGCCCGAGATGAATCAGCCGCTTGCCCTCCGCCAGCGCCTTGTAGCCCTCAGCGATCGCGCGGTCCTCCTCGTCTCGGTTGACCTTGACCGCGGCCGCGTACTCCTCGTACGCGCTGCGGGCCTGCTCCTCGGGGATCTCGATCATGTTCAGTTCCATCAGTCCTCCTCGGTCATCCTGCTCGCGGATGGATGTCGGCGTCAATCACGTTGGTCCCGGACCCGGGACACCACGCGTAGGCTCTGCGCCCGGAAGCCGTCTCGACCAGCACGCTGCGTCCCTGATGGTCGCGCAGCTCGCCGTCGCTGCGGACCGTCACGCTGCGTCCGCAGACCGGGCAGATGCCACGCGGGCGCTTCATCCTCGCGCCTGGCTGTGGTACGCGTGCGGCGCCTGCCATGCGCGCCGGGTTGTCAGCGGGCCCGGGCTGTTGGTGCTGTTGCCCCACTTGCCCGGCCAGGCCGCCCAGTCCCCGAACTCCTGCCAGCGGATCGAGACGGCGCCCATCTTGCCGTCCGCGACGTCCGTCACGTCGCGGTGCGGGCTCGGGTAGTTCGCGTGCGAGTCTCTTGCGACGTAGACGGCGGGACGCCCGCCGACCAGCTCGGTGCTCCAGAACTCCTTCTTCTCGCCGGACCCGTGCTGGCTGAACGTCATCAGGATCGGCACGTTGCCCTCCGGGTCGCGGCAGCCGAGCTGCACCATCTCCCAGTCGCCCTCATGCGCGCCGAACCCGGCGTACACCTTCGGGTTGTAGAGGAAGAACAGCCAGTATTGGAACCACCACAGCGAGCCGCCGGTCACGACGCGGTGGTAGCCGGTCGGCTGATCGTTGACGGGCCGCATGTCGGCCGGGAAGTCGATCTGCGCGCGCGGGGACACGTCAGCGGTCAGCTCATCCAGGTCGGTGATCTGCTCGCCGCCGATCTTCGCGCCGCGGAGGATGATCGTCTCAACCGGCGACGGCAGCCACTTCTCCGCGGAGTCGAAGATGAACGCCGGGACGATCACGTCCGGCGCCAGCCCTTGCGCGGGATCCGCTCGACCAGGCCGCGGTCCGCCAAGCGGTACATCATCGACTGGACGCCACCGATCGGCTGGCTCATCTCGCGCGCCAGCGCGGTCGCTGAGACCAGTCCGTCGCCCATCGCGTCGTACACCGCCTGCTGGCGTTCGGTGAGCGGGAGATCGGCTGCCTGGCGCTCACGCGGCAGGCGCTTGATGCCCTGCTGCGTGACCGTCGGACGGACCGGCGCCGACGGCAGGCGCGCGCGTCTCATCGTGTGGCTGTGATGCCCGACCGCGTCCGTCCCGGTCCGGATCGTCACGCTGGACCCCGGTTCACCACGTCGCGCTCCTCGGCTTCCCGGGCGTTACCGCGCTTCTGCTGGCCAGCGTGAACGATCACGCAGCCACGATACCCCGTCACCCGGCGCGCGTGTGACTAGCTTCGTGCTCTTTGCGAGGAATACGTCGTGAGCTAGCAGCGCAGGTACGACATTGTCGGCGCGCGAGCCCGTCTCAAAGCTCGCGCGCCGACGCCAACGCGACCGGCTGCCCACACTTCTGGCAGAGGGGGCTGCCACCACCCGACGCGGCCGCAATCAAGAGTTCGGGCTCCAGCACATGATGCTGACCGCCCGCGGGGCACTCTAGGCCATCGGGCGCGACCAGGCCCAGCTTCGACAGCGACACGCCCGGCGGCATGCCGACAGGCTACTCGGCGGCGGCTAGTCGGAACCCGGGGATCTCGTCGTCGTCGTCCGCGCGGGTGACCTGGCAGGACGCCTTGACCATCACGACCTCGGTGCCGTCCTCGGCCTCGTAGCAGTCGACGTCGTCGACGCTGAAGGACGCCAGGTCGCAGCCGCGCTGCCTAGCGATCATCTCCGCCGCTTCGATAGCGATCTCAGTCCAACTCATCAGGGCCTCACTTAGAACAGGATATGTGCTGAGGCGATCCCCGACGCGCCCTACTCGTCAATTCCTAACAGCACACACATACCCCATTGACAAGCGCCGGTCACAAATCAGAGGCGATCCTGTGACTCTTCTCAGCGGTTCACAAGCGGGCGATAGACGGGGAACGGGCCGCCGACCGTGCGCGGCATGTACTCGCGCCGGATGAAGCCATCGTCGGCCAGCGAGTCAAACGTGCGCTGAGCGAAGCCGCTGGCGCGCACCACCTTCGGTGTCGCCTTCCCAACACGCTCCAGCCACTCAATCGCCTCTAGCTGCCGCCTAGTCAACGATCACTTCCAGCTCGGTGTCCGGGTCGACGTAGCGGACGACCGGGCGCAGGCCGTCAGCGTCGATGGCCAGCCGCGACAGCCGGACGAGATCGCCGCCGTCGTTGCCGACCGCCTCGTACAGCGCGCGGCCGCCGCGGATCCGGACGGTCGCGGCCTCGGCCTCGTAGTCGGGCTCGGCGTAGCTCGGGTTGCGCTGCCATAGCCGGTCGATCACCTCGGTGGTGCCGTCAAAGCCGATCAGCTCCCACGCGGTGAACGTCATGTCATCGAGGGTCATCGCGGGCGCACGCCGTAGCCGGGCACGTCGTACCTCGGGTCCAGCCACCCCAGTTGGTGCAGGTGAGCGCGGAGCGCGTACAGATGCCGCGCCGCCTGCCTGTGGTCACGGCGGCTGCGCGCTTCGATCCACTCGGCGTGATGATGCTCGTAGCGCTCCTCTGAGTAGGCCTCGACGGTCATCGGTCAACACCGATCGGGCTGCCGTCGCGGAGGATGACCGCCTTCAGGTCGAACTCGGCCACCCGGTCAGCGGAACGGACAGCGACGCGACGGACTCCGCGCTGGTAGAGCACGACGAGCAGCGTCGCGTCGGGCGCGAACGGCGTGACCGCGATCCACTCGCGGTCGTCGCCTGCCACCTCGACGATGTTCAGGGAGTCGTCGTCAACGCCGAAGTAGGCGAGCATGTCGTAGGGAGCGCCGCTCATGCGAAGCGGTCGTCCTGGACGATGCCGCAGTCGGTGCAGAGCACGCGGCCCTCGCCGATGTCGGACTGCTCGCCCGCGAACCCGCCGCGGTTACCGAACCGGCCGCGCTCCAGCATCCCCGCGATCGCTGCCGCGTCGTAGATGCTCGGGCTCTTGTGGCCCAGCCCGGCGCCGTGCGTGCAGACGCCCCGGCGGTGCAGAGCCGCGATCCGGCGGCCCTCGGCCTCCATCTCAGCCATCTCGATGTCGGCGTCCTGGTATCCGGCGGGCAGCTCTTCGTCGTAGAAGAAGCTCATCCATCCTCCTCGGTCGGTTTCTCGGTTACACCTACAGTTTAGCACACGTCGTGCGCTACGCGTTCGCCTTCTTGGGTGAGCACCGGCCCGTAGTGATCCGTCCACTGCGACGGGTCCAGCGGCTCCACCCAGTACGGGCGCGGGCCGGTCTCTGAGCTGTCCCACAGCACCCAGCGCACCAGGCCTCGGCGCTCCAGCGCCACCAGCGTGCTGCGAGTCGCGCCGTTGAAGCCGGGCGTGTCCGGCCAGTCGCCCCTCAGCCAGGTCAGCGCATCGCGCTGCGCCGAACTGAAGCGCTCGGTCATCCGACCCGCCCGGCGTTCTCGTCGTCAAGCGGCTGGCGCTCACGCATCCGCGGCGCCCTCTCACCCTTCAGGTGCGCGATCCGGCCCTCCGTCCAATGCTCCCGGCGGGCGATCCGCTCATCGCGGTCATGCTCCGAGATCAGGCCGTTCTCCCACGCCCGGGTGATGTTCGCCGTGATGCGCGCGAGATCGGCCGTCTCGCTGTCGATGGCTCGCTGCAGGCGCGGGTTCATCCGGTCGCCACCTTCCAGACGCGGCGCCAGATGTTCAGCGGCGGACGAGTCCGGCCGCCGAACGACGCCGAGTGCTGATCAGCCGCGATCACCTTCCGCGCGTCCAGGTCACCGTCGACCTGCACGAGCCGCAGCGTGTCGCCGTCATGCCGGATCTCCAGCAGCGCCTGCTGGCAGTCCTCGTCGCTGCCCTCGCAGCGGACGATCGTCACGCCCGCGCCGCGCTCAATGGTGCCCTCGGTCCGGCGGACCGTGTACTTGATCGGCTCGTCACCGATCCAGAACGTGTCTACCGGCGGCTTGGTCATGCGCTCCCCCGGGCGGCCTCGCGGGCCTCTGCTTCGGTGGCGTAGCCGATGTGCTCGACGATGCACCCGGATCGCTCGATCACGACCCACTTGCCGCGCGATGCGGGGCGGCGTTCGTCGTAGTAGACGGGCTTGTCCATTTCACTTCCTCCTCGGTCGGGGTCCTACCTACAGTTTAGCACACGTCGTGCGTTTAGTCATGCTGCTCCTCGGTCGGGTTTACGTTCAGCCTCCAGCGCCGCCCTCACGGCGCGCTCGGCCACCGCGGCGTACTTGCGCCACAGCTCGGCGTTGAACTCCTCGCTGTGCGCGATGACGCGCGCGGCCGCCTCGATCATCCTCGGGGTCACGGTCATGCCAGCACCCCGTAGTGCAGATCCCAGTGCAGCTCCCGGCGCCGGGAGATCAGCTCCACGGCGATGATGTGCCGCCGCTCGTCAACGCCGCGCGGAGCGACGGTCTCGCCGTGGCGGTTCACCTCGATGCCGGTGACCGCAGGCACCGCGTCCAGCTCGCGCACGTCGCGGAGGATGACTGTCCGTGACCGGGTCGCGCCGACGGGCCGGTACGTGATCCGCTCGTAGCTCATCCTCCGAGCCGCTCCAGGTCGGCCTTGATCTCACGCAGCCTCAGCGTGTTGGCCTCCGCTCTGGCGCAGGCCTGCGCCTCGCCCAGCGGACGAGACCCAGCGCTCACGCGGGGGTAGTAGCGGTTGATCTCCGCCGCCAGCGCGTGCTGGCTGCGGATCAAGCGAGCGCGTTCGGCGCGCAGCTCGATAGCAAGCCGCTCGGTTGTGCTCGGCACCCTTGCTCCTCTCGGTCGGGAATCGGAGGCTCTCAGCCTCCACCCACAGTCTAGCACACATCGCGTGCTAACGCGAGAGGACTGTATTCGCGATGGGATCCCGCCGCTTCCATCCTCGCCCGGCGCATTCAACGTCCGGCGATCCGGCGTGCAGCGTTCTCGCGCCGAATCGTAGACCCGGCGTCAAGCCTCGTCGGTCGCGGAAGGCTTCGACACCGTGACGAACACGGCGCCGGTCAAGTGCCCGATCAGCGTCTCGCGGTCATCCTCAGACAGGTCGGGCTGGTCCAGCTCGACGATCATTCGAACCGTCCGGTCGATGCGTTCCAGCAGCTCCTCGCCGGTCATGGCTCATCGGCCGCGTCGAGCGCCGCCTGCGCGATCTCCGCCATCCAGCCCGCTCCACCCGCGTGATCCTCGCGGACGATGCGTTCCAGCGCCTCGCGCAGCACCCGGGCCTCGTTGAGCCGGTCGTGCGTCCGCTCGCGGACCTTCACGACCGATGCGGTGAACCCGGGCCGGGCTTCGAACTGCGCGTACAGGGCGTCGCTGACATCCCCGGCGGTCAGGTGCCGGTCGCACTGGATCCTCATCGCGAACCAGCCGTTCGCGAGCGGCGGGTCGTGCTCGGCCGCGGTCGGGTCGTAGTGGTCGGGCGTGCTCACGGTGTGATCACCTCGCCGTCATCGGCGGCGGGCACGAAGTGACGGATCCGGACCTCAATCCCGTAGAGACCCGCCTGCGCCTTCGCGTACTCGCGGAGATGCTTCAGGCGTCGCGCGTCGGATGCGAACGCGGGCCCGGGCGACAGGTGAAACGGCCTAGCGTCGTGCGGTTCGACCCACAGCAGCGCCTCCTGATTGTCGGGGGCGATGGCGGTCATGGCCCAGATCTCCCGGATCCGGAAGCCGTCGTAGCGCGGGTCATCCTGGTCGATGTGCTCGTCGGGGTCGGCGCGGTCAGCGTCGGTCATGGCGAGAAGATGATCATCGCGCGGTCAAGGCCCACCGGGCAGCTCTCGGTGACGATCTCCTCCTCGCCGCGCAGCGCGGCCTCAGCGAGCGCGGACGGGTCGCTGACCGGCTTGTTGAAGCCTGCAGCGTCCAGCTCCGGGTCGCCGGTCGGGTCGCCGCGAGCGATGCGCAGCAGCGCCCACAGGTACAGCTTGTCGCGGCTCAGTTCGCTCATGCTCGGATCCTCCGTTCCAGGCGGGCGGCGACGGCGCGCAGCGAGCTGGAGAACGCGTCGGAGTCGTCGCCCTCGATGTGCCAGCCGAACCCGGGCATTTCGGGGCAGGTGAACACTCGGATGCCGGTGGCGATGTGCCGCCATGCGAGCACGGGTTCGCCGCCGAGCGCGAGCGGGCCGTAGCCAAGCGGTCGGCAGCCGTAGCGGGTGATCTTCAGATAGGCCATCGGTCTCCTCGGTCGATTTAGGCCAGAGCGGCGGCCGCGGGATCGGCGGGGGTCGCGGACCGGCGTCCGCGCTCCGGAGTCCTGGGAGGGTTCAACCGGAGCGTCCCTCGGTTGCCTCGTTCCGCGCACCTGACGGCCGCCGCGTCTGGTCGCGCTCAGGGTACCACATGATGCGCGTTACGGTCGGTTGGTGTACCAGTACCAGTAGCCGAGCCCGAGCAGCACGACGAGCAGCGCGATGAACGCCCAGCCCTGCCAGTTCACGCCGGAGCTTTCTGGCGGCGGAACTGCTCCTTGAACTCGCAGCTCGCGAAGTGGTTCAGGCGGAGCGGGAGCCCGTGATCACGCGCGAGCTGCAGGCCTTCCTTGCTGAGCGTGACGGCCATCAGGCCGAGGTGTGAGACGTCGAGGATCAGCACGTTCCCGTCCGGGTCGGGGTCGCGTTCGATCGGGGCGCGGGCGCCGGTCGGGGTGACCGCCCACACGAGTCGGCAGTGGCAGGCGCTGCAGGTCTCAGCCATGGTGCTCTTCGCGGAGGATCTCGCCGCGGTTGTCGGTGATGACAAGATCGAACTTGGGTTGGGCGCCTGCCTGTAACGCCTGGCAACGTTCACACGGGCGTTCGACCCACCGCGGCGTGCAGTACCGGCCGCGTTCGTCGCGGGTGACGCGTTCGACCTTGGGTTCCATCCAGATGAGTGAGTACGGGTCCTCTTGCGGGTTGCGTTCGCTGGTCATGGACAGGACGGCGCCGCAGCGGCAGGTGGCGGTGGTGGTGTAGTAGTGGCAGCCGTCGAGGTGGACGGTGGTGGTCCACTTGTGCTGGTGCGTGGTGGTGGTCATGAGTGTGCGCGCGTCCAGGCGCGGAGGGCTTCGGCGATCGCTTCGGGCAGCTCCCCGCGGAGCACCTCTGTCGCTGCTCGGGCTAGCTCGGTGATGGCCTCGTCGCGCTCCTGAGCGGGTGGCTTCGGCAGGCCCCACTGAGGCGGAAGCGGTGGCTCTGGTCTGGTCATCGGCCTGGGAGCGCGGGGCGGTTCACCGGCGACGGTATGCCAGCCCCGCGTCGGTCCTTCCCGCTACCCGCGCCTAGCCAGTTCCCATCTGGCCATCGCCCTGCTGGCGGGGCGATACTTGGGGCTGCCCGGCTGGCACACGGCCGGGCATCGTGGCGGGCGGCGTCTTCGTTGACGCCGCCCGCTGCCGGGCTGCGCCCCACAGTGGTCATGCGCGGATCCGGTCAAGGCGACGGTCGACGCGGTCAAGCGTGCGGCGGATCCGGCGGTGGTGGTGGCGGATGGTGAGACTCATGGCGGTGATGGTCGCGAAGCCTGCGGCGAGCAGCATGGTCACGCTGCGGGCGGCGGGTTGTGGTAGGCGGAGTGCTTGGGGTCGGGTGGTGCTTGTTCGTCGTGGATGGCGCGGGCGAGCGTTGATGGTGCGGGCTCGGGCTCGGGCGGGTCGACGGGGATGCCGAACTCCATGAGCGCGTGGTCGACGGCGTCCTTGACGCGGCGGGACGGGAAGGTGTAGTCGGGGTTGTCTTCCAGCAGCGGCCCGGTGGCGGCGCCTGCGGCGGTGAAGACGATCTCGCGGATCTTGTCGAGGAGGTCGCGTTTGCGTTCGTATTCGGCGCCTGCGTCGTAGCCGGTCATGATCGCGTTCGCGAACCAGCCGATCATCGTGCCTTCGTCTACGGGGAGCTGCGCGCCTGCGCCTTCCTGCTCGGTGAGCATGTCGATGAACGCTCGGGCCCAGTCCTGCGCGTTGTTGTTGCCGATGAGCTGGTGGATCGGGTCGTTGGGGTGGCTCATCGGTAGCTGGGCTCGGGTCCGGGCAGCATCTCGGGTTGGGCCATCATCGCCTGGTCTTCGTGGTCGAGGCGGCGTTCGAACTGGATGGCTTTGCAGGGGCGGGTCTGGAAGCCGGTGATCTCGTGGTGGCCGTGGCCGTCGAGGATCTTGGTGAGCTTGCGGTCGATCTGGTCGAGCTTCTCGCCTGCGGATTGGTAGCTCGGGGTGTCGAACGCGATGCTGATGGTGCAGATGACTTTGAACGGTTGGGTCATGTGTGGTTGCGGGCTCCGGTCGGGTCTCGTTGGGCGATGGTCTGGCGTCGGCGGTCTTGGTCTTGGATGAGGGTCATGTAGGTGTCGGGGTCGACGCCTTGGATGAGCGCGTTGCGGCGGCGGATGTACGCGAGCCGGTCGGTCGGGTCGGTCGGCGCGCCAGGATAGTTGTCGGTGCTGTGGCCGCGTGGTGCGGCGGGTTTGGCGGGTTCGGTCTTGGCGGGTTTCTTGCGGCTGGCGGGCGTCATGGTTTGCGGGGGTAGTCGGTGCGGGTGTGGCGGGCGATGAACGCGTTGGTGAGCGGTGCGGCGTTCTGTCGGGCTTGCCATTCGGTGATGCAGGCGGGGCGGCGGTGTCGGCGGTGTCGGATGAGGCGTGCGAGAATGAGCGCGAGGATGACTGCTAAGCCCCAGATGAGTGCTATGAGGAGGGGTTCGCTCATTGCGTGTGGTTAGGGTGTTGTGGGTCGGGGTTCAGCGCGCGCGCGCTGGCCGTCACCGGTTTGTAGTCGTGCCAGGTGACGCGGACGGGCGTGTGGTGGCTGGGGCGGATGCAGGTCGGGGTGCCGCACATCGTCATGAGCTGGCGGGCGTTGGGAAGCGGCCCGTGCGTGTCCTCCCAGGCGAGGGTGCGGGCTAGCCGGAAGCGGGTGGTGACCATGTAGATGGGGCGGTCTTGGTGGTCGGTCGGGCCGTTCCAGGTCCAGCAGTGGTCGAGGTCGGGCGCGTGGTCGGGGACGGGTCCGTGCTTGTCGGTGAGGTCGTAGAACCGGCGGCGGGTGCCTTTGTTGTAGGCGAGGGTGTCGCGTTTGCCGATGGCGTGCCAGTCGCAGTTGGGGCAGTTGTTGTTGACGATGAGCGCGTGCTCACAATCGGGACACAGCGACAGCGGCTGTCCGGCGCCTTCGACGTAGGGCGGGATGTCGAGGAGGTTGGCGAGCGCCCATTCGATCATTTGCGGGACGCCGAGGTCGTGTTCTTCGCCGCGGGCCTTGGTGGCGCGGAGCAGGCCGGGGTGGATGCGGATGTGGATGTGCGCGCGGGTGTGTTCGTGGCCGCTCATCGCCATTGCCGGATCCACGCCCAGGCGCCGTCGTCGAAGATGACGAACCGCCAGGCGATGCTGTTCTTGTAGAGGGTCACTGGACTTGCTCGCGGAGGCTGCGGCCGAGTTCCAGCGGATGGACGTTGTAGCCCTCGCGGACGGCGTGGCGGAGCGCGTCGAGTTCGGATGCGAAAACGACGGCGTCGAACTTGCCGTCGTCGCGTTCGCCGCGGTAGGAGATCCACAGGCCGGTGTACAGCCCGGCGTCGGGGTTCTGGCTGCGCGGTACGGGCTCCCACTGGCCGTCGGGTCGCTGGCGCGCGACGTAGTCCTCGTCGGGTGCGCGTTGGATGTCGCCGGGCTCGTCGCGGATCTGGTAGGCGGGGTGGTTGGGTGAGACGGTGTCGGAGGGTGGGCCGTCGTAGCCGGATTCGGCGAGCGGGTCATCGTCCTCGTGCGGCGCGATCGGGTCTTCGCCTTCGGCGAGCCGCGGCAGGTCGATGGCGATGGCGTGCGCGCAGGCGGGGTCGTGGCGGCCGAGCGCGTCGTCGACGCCGCAGTCAGGGCAGGCGGTCATCGGTTCTCCAGGGCGGCGATCACGGATTCGGTGCGGGCGAGCAGCGCGTCGGCGCCGGGTGGGAGGTTGGCGGTGAGCATGTCGCGTTGAAGCTGACGGAGCCTGCGGTCCTTGTCGGCGGCGGGCTCGGGGATCCGGAGCGCCTCCTCCAGGAACGCTTCCCATTCGGTCACGTCGGGCTCGCCGTCGGTCACTGGTTCGCGCGGATGGCCCGCAGCAGGTCGGGGTTGCCTTTGGCCATGTCGGCCTGCATGGTGCGCTGTTCTTCGATGGCGAGCTTGTGCTGGCGTTCGGCTTCGCGCTCGCCGCGGATGCGTCCGGCTTCGCGGGAGTTGTAGGCGAACACGACGGCGGTGGTGAGCACGACGGCGATGGCGACGACGGCGATGATGGCGACGACGAGCCCGCCGGTGCCGTGCCACCATTCGCCGAGGTGGCGGGTCACGACGTAGCGTTGCTGGGGCGTGAACGTGCAGAGGTAGTGCGGTGGACAGTTCGGCACGGTCAGCCTTGTCCCGGTTCGGCCATCGGGATGAAGCTGAGCTGCATGCCGTTGGCCTGCGCGAGCGCGTCGAGGTGCGCGAGCAGGTTCACGAACGCGTCGGCGCCGTCCTGCTCGCGGTCGTAGCCGCCGTGGGCGAGCATGCCGGTCTCGCCGGAGTCGAGCATGATGATCACCTTGTCGTCCACGTGGGACTCGACATGGTCCTCGCCTGCTTTGAGCATGGCGGCGGCGATCCGGCCGAGCCGGTCGCCGGGCTCCTCGGACTTCCCGGTCATCTTCGACAGCGGCATCGCTCGCATCGTACGCCATCGGTCGAGACCGCGCCGCGGCGTCTTACCGCACGTTGCGAGCTTTTCGGCTAGCTCGTGTCGAGTGCCCGGCGGGCGTCGGCTTGGGCGCGCGCCCACATCTCGTCCCAGGCGACCATCAGCACTTCGCGGACGATGCAGGTGTAACAGCCGTCAAACGGGGCGTATGCGGGGCTGACGGCCTCCCAGTCGTCTTCGGCTTCCAGGCAGGCCTCCAGGTGCGCCAGCGCTTTCTCCTGGACGTGGCGGTCGAACTCGACGTCGGAGAGGGCGGCGATGTCGGTCATCAGGGCGCGGAGCCGGGGTTCTGGAGGATCTCCGCGGCAGTGAGGTAGAGCGCCTGGCTGTCGGCGAACCCTTCGGCCATGAACGCTTCGTGCCAGGCTCGCGCGGTGTGCGCGATCTCGGGCATGAGCGCGATCATCTGGTCAAGCTGGGCGCGCATGACGGCGAGCTGGTCTTTCGGTTCGTCCATCAGAGGACGTCGACGGTGGCGGTGCCGGACGGGACGATGGCGTACAGCTCTTCGCCGGGCGCGAGATCGACGCTCTCGCTGGCGCCGGATGCGAGACTCATGCCGGACGCAACGGTGACGGCTGAAGACTTGCCCATCGAGATGACGGCGGCGCCGTTGTTGCGGACGGTCACGAAGTGTTCGGCGGTGGACGCGGCGTAGATCTTGGTGGCGCTGGTGGTGACGGTGATGGCCATCGGCTCTCCTTAGTGGTCAGGCGTGACGGGCGGGCGGCGGCTCGGGTGGTGGCGGCGGCATGCCGGGTGGTCCGGACGCCAGATCGGCGGCGGGCGGCGGCCCGGGCGGCGGCGGCGGCTGCTGTGTGCCCTGCATGGCGGCGATCTGCTGATCCATCATGGTCCGCTGCGTGGCGGTGACGCGGCCGCCGTAGCTGTCGATGCCGCGGCCGATCCCGGAGCCGAGCCCGAGCGCTCCGGCCATGAACGCGATGTCCTGCACGTACTGGTGGAAGCTGAGCGACTGCGGATTGGTGATGGTGACGATCCCGCCGACGACGATCGCGACGGTCGCGGCGACGAGCGTCAGGATCGTCACGACCGGCTTGTCGCTGGCGATCTGGCCGAGGTTCATTTGCCCGGCGCGCCCAGCGAGTACCAGGCGGCGTTGCGTTTGCCCGCTTGGGCGCCCGCCCAGCCGCCGTTTGGGGCGGTCTGCCAGGCGTGCCAGACGGTGCCGTTCTTGTCCATCACGAACAGTTCGATGGCCTTGTTGTCTTTGAGGACGGCGACGAGATCCGCCATCGCGGCTCCTTCTGGTAGGGGTGTGGGGGGTGGTGTGCTGGGACCATACGGTCCGGGGTCGGGTCCGCGCCATGAGCCGGTGCGCCAGGCGATGTGCCACCACTCCGACTGGGCGTCTGACGTGCGCTTGCTCCAGCCGTACTTGTCGCCGACGCGGTCGAGCATTGCGCGCATCTCGTGCGTGGCGAGGTCGACGGCCAGACCCCAGCCGTGGTTCGACGTGCCGGGGTGCGCGGCGAGGCTGCCGCGTCCGGACACGTACAGGTTCCACAGCTCCTGCTGCTGGGCGTAGGTGCGGTAGCTGGACTTCGATCCGTTGGGGCGCAGCTCGACGCCGTTGCGTCGGCATTCGACGTTCATGGCGTTCCACGCGGCGGCGGCGTCGTGGGCGAGCACGCCGCCCGCGATCGGCGACAGCTCGCTGGCGGTCAGGCGCCCGTTCAAGCTCACGTCTGGCACTGTACGCGCGGCCGCTGACGGGATGGGATTCCGACTTGACCCGGGGGTTCAGGCAGCGGCTCGGAGGGCCTCCAGCGGCCCGTGTGGGGCGCTCAGGGCGTGCCTGGCGGGTTGGGCTGGGCGCCGAGCAGGTGGGTTCCGACTCGGGTGCTCAGCCGCCACTTGTCGTCCGCGGCCAGCTCGGGGTCGGCTTCGATCTGCGCCCGGATGGCTTTCAGCTCGCCCGGGTCGTCGTAGCTGCGTTCGATCTTGTCGGCGTATGCGTTCGCGTCCATTACCTCACCTCCTCGCGGATGTCGGACAGGTCGGGGTTGACCACCGGCTGGAACTCCAGCCGGGCGGGCAGGCCGGGCGACGGCAGCGCAGCACCGAGGTCGGTGACGTTCGGCCGCTTGACCTGCGCCAGCCGGATGATCTCCGCGTACTGCTGGTTCGGGGTCATCTGGAACTTCATCTGGCGGAGCTTCGCTCGCCGCTGCTCGTCGTTCAGGCCCGCGTCGTCCATGAGCTTCTTGAGCTGCGTGCGGTAGTCGAAGTAGGTGCCCTGAACGCGCCAATCGTCCGGGTTGCGTTTGACCGCGGCGAGCACGTCGGTCATGCCGTAGGAGCGCAGCCAGTCGGCGACGTCCAGGCGCGCGGTCTCCTCGGTGAGCCCCTCTTCGACGTTCTTGCCGAGCCCCTGGTAGTTCTTGGTGTCGATGCCGCCGTTGACGCCGACGCCGTGGTTGATCTCGTGCTGCAGGATCTCCAGGGCGTTGTAGAAGTCCAGGTGCTCCCGGTCGCTGATCGGCGATATGCCGTGCTCGGCGTGCTTGGCCACGAGCGCGCGGGTGTCCAGGTACTTCTTGATGTCATCGAGGTAGCGCTCGTCGATCGAGATCGTGCCGTTCCATTCGTGGACGGCTGCGGAACCGTCGGGAACGACGTCGTGGACGACGGCCTGCACGCTGACGCCCGTGTCGTACTTCCGTCCCAGCTCGTCGGCGCGGCCGAGCGTGTCGATCAGCAGCTCACCGACGGTCTTCGGGGCCTGGCCGTCCGGTAGCCGGGTGCGGTTGCCGCCCTGCGGGTTGGGCGTGATCCGCACATCGGTGACGCCTCCGCGCCTCTGCTCCTCTGTCAGCCGCCGGTCGTCGCGTCGCCCGCGGATCACGGCTCGGTCCCCGACGGCCTCGGAGTCGCCCTGCGCATGCTTGGTGGCCGATTGCAGGTTGCCGCCCCAGTCCACCCAGTACTGGTTGCCGTCCTCGCCTTGCAGGGTGGCCCACAGGCCGACGTCAGGGTAGGCCTGGGGCGATTCGGCCCGGCCGACCCAGGTGTAGTGCTGGGATGCCAGCCGCTGGACGAGCGCGTCGCGCCGGGCGCGCCACGCTGCCGCTCCCTCCGGATCGTCGGGGCGCCGGTCGCCCTCGGGACGGAGCGCGGTCGCTGCCTGCGTGACGAGGCGGTCGTCGATCTGCCCGTTGGGGTCCAGCGCCTGGTCGACCGTGTCCTCCATCTCCTTGAACCAGTCCTTCTCCGGCGCCCGACCCACGATCTTCACGGTCTCACCATGCTCGCCGCGAAGGATGTCGATCTGGCTCTTCTCGTTCGCGTCGGTGAGACGCTCGCGATGCTGAAGTCCGGCGGCGGCCAGGAGCCCGACAGCCCCGCTCATGCTGTGGCCTCCCAGTGCGGCGCGCAGCGCCTCGGTGTTGCCGCTGGTGACCGCCGGTCCGATCGCGGCGATGGTCTGAGCCTGTTTGCGTCCCTGCTCGTCGCGTTCGCGTTCGCGCTCGGCCTGCTGGGCCGCGATCTGGGCCTGGCCCTCTTTCCACACTCGCTCCTCGTCAGCGCGCATCTCGGGCGTGGCGATCATGTGGTCCCAGACCATCGACCCGTGGCCCGCGTTGATGACCTCCAGCCCGCCGCCTTCCTTCTGGCGCATGTGGAGCACCAGCGAGTCGGGCGTCTCGCCGGGACCGACCTGCTTGTCGAAGCGGGTGACGCCCTCGACGCCGAACGGCAGGCTGCCGGTCGGCAGCTCGTCGCGGTTCTTGGACATCTTCATCGTCCAGCCGCTGTCGATCTGGTGCAGCGCGTTGACGATCGGGTCGGCGTCGTCGCCGGGGTGAACGTGAGAGAACGGGTCGGCGCGCGCCCTGTCCTTGAAGTCGGCCCACTCGTCTCCGCTCATCTCGCGCGCTGGCCCGCCGAGCTTGCGAATCCACTTTCCACCCCTGCCACGGGGGTGAAGCTCTTCGGCGTAGCTGGCCTCTTGCACGTCCTTGGCGGCGATCAGACCGTCAACGACGTCGTCGAGACCTCCGCCGGACACCCACTCCTGCAGCTCGTCGTCCGGCGGCTCCAGGTCAAGGGGGCCGTCGTCGACGGTGAGGGGCTGTCGTGTCGGGTCGATCATGTCATTCCACACATATCGTAGCACACATCATGCGCTTTTAGCTGCCTTCTTGGCGGCCTTCTCGGCAGCCTCGCGCGCGTCGGACTGGCGTTTGCGCTCCATCCAGATGGCCGCCTGCATCTCGTGCGGCCGGACGTGGTACTCGTCAGCGAGCTTGGTGACGATGTCCGCCACCCACGTGTAGCCGCTGCCCTTGGCCTTGACGTCGATGGCCTTGTCGGCGCGCGCGTAGCCCTTCTTCTCGACGATCCCCATCGCGGCGCGCGCCATGTGCGCGTCGACGGTGACCGTGGTGCTGCGCTCGGGCCAGACGAGGTTGTTGTAGAAGCTGCGGGTCTTCGGCGCGTTGAGCACCTTGTCGGGATCCTCGCCGCGGTAGATCCTGATCGCGTTCTCGACCGACCCGCCGAGACCGCCCACCTCGCTCGGGCCCTTCTTGCCCTCCGACGCCTTCAGCAGCCGGTCGACCAGCTTGGGCGCGGGCTCGTCGGGGTAGCGGCGCGCGAGCCGCAGCGCGTTCTCGGCCAGGTCCATGTTCGGCCGTTTGAACACCCCGGCCTTGGTGGTGAAGTCCCACGCGAGCTGCGGCGACGTCGCCGAGATCATCGCCGCCCACGTGACCGGGTCGATGCCGTGCTCCTTGGCCGTCTTGTCGATCAGGGCGTGCTGGATGTCGTACCACGCCAGGTCGGTGTGGTGGTCGGGTGACTTGAGGCTGCCCTGGTAGAAGCTGCGGAGGTTGGCTTCGACCTGCTCGGCGCTGAGCCCGGAGAGGTTATCCGGCGCGCCCTCCTGTTCGAACACGTGCGGCGTGCGCGCCAGGCGCCGGAGCGCGTCCTCGTACTTGGGGCGCAGCCGCGCCTGCGTCTTGGCGTCCAGGTTGCCGAGCCGCCCCAGGTTGTGCTGCAGGTCGGCGCGCTTGACCTCGCGCGCCAGCTCCCCGGCCTTGCCGGTCTTGTTGGCGATCCGGTCGATGTAGTCGTCGTAGTTGTAGTCGGGGCTGTGCGGGCGGGTCAGCAGCTTGACCGCGTCCAGCTCGTCGGGGCTGAGGACCGGCTCCAGGTCGCGCTCGGTGAGGTGCGTGTCCTCCAGCGCGTCGTGCATCAGCGCAACGGGACGCGCCTCGGGCCCGACCGAGTCGGCGACCGCGTGGACGTGGTCGATGTACGGGCGCTGGGACTTGTCGGTCTGGCCCGCGTGCGCGCGGGTGGCGATCTTGTCGATGGTCCGCAGCCGCTGCTCGACGCGTGTCGGCCGGGCCGCGTTGACCATCGCGGCGCGTTCGATCGGCCGCGGCGGGCCCTTCGGGAAGACGCCGGTGAGCCCCTCCCCGGCGTTCAGCAGCGCGTCGTACTGGTGCTCGGGCGTCGGCCCGCGGACGGTGATCGTCTTGCTCTTGCGGGTCGCCGACGGCTTGTCGGCCTGCTCGAAATGGACGTTGTAGCCGCGCTTGAGCATCCAGCGGCCCAGCCTGTCGCGGGGGTGGAGCACCTCCTCGTAGATGCTCTTGGCCTCCTCCAGCTCGGCCTCCTGCACCGGCGTGGCCGCCAGGCGTTCGGCGCGGTGCAGCAGCCATTCGTGGCGGTTCAGGGTCGGGTCGACCACCACCTCGGTGAGGAGCTGGCGCAGCACGGCGCCCATTCGCGGGCCGGGCTCCATGCCGTTGGCGATCAGGTCGCTGCCGGTCACGTTCAGATCCTTGAGCGACCGCGGCGCCGTGGCGTTCTCGGCCAGCAGGCCGCGTAGCTTGTGGACGCCCTCCAGGCTCTTGGCGATCGCTTCGCCATGGCCCTCCATGTCGGCCTGCTTGTGGTCCAGCAGGTCGGTCAGGAACCGGTCGGAGTGCGCGGCGCGCAGACGTCGCGCCTTGACCGGCGTCGGCTTCTCGACGGCGGTGAGCATGTGATCGCGGACGAGCCCGGTGACGTGGTTGATCGTGTCGGCCGGGTAGTTCAGGCGGTTCAGGGTGCTGCGCGCGATGTCGGCGCCGACGTCGGCGTGATCGCCGTGCTCGGGGTGGGAGTGGAAGCGGAACGTGTCGGTGCCCGGCTTGAGGTTGGCGGTCAGCGGCTTGCCCGAGTCGTGGAACAGCGCCGCCAGCCGCGCGTCGTGGCTGGCGCCCATCCGCGCCAGCTCGTCGATGACGTTGAACGTGTGCTCGTCAAGCACGTGCTCGTGGTAGGGCGAACGTTGATCAAATCCGACCATCGGCGCCAGCTCGGGCAGCAGCGTCTGGAACATTCCGGTGTCGCGCATGACGCGCAGCGCCTTGCCCGGGCTGTCGCCCATCAGCAGCTTGCCCAGCTCGGTCTGGACGGTGCCGGAGACGCCCTTGTTGGTCAGCGCGGTCATACCGCCGGAGTCGCGGCGCATCGCCGCCAGCGTCTCGGCGTCGGGCTCCAGCCCGTGCTGGGAGACGAACCGTGCGCCGCGCAGCATCCGCAGCGGATCCTCCTGGAAGCTGGTGTCGTGGACCATGTGCAGCACCCGGTTGCGCGCGTCCTGCTCACCGCGGCCGGTCGGGTCGGTCAGCGTGCCGGTCACGGGGTCGCGGTACAGCGCGTTGACGGTGAAGTCGCGGCGCTGCGCGTCGTCGGCGAGCATCCGCTCGGGTGTGGCTGAGCCGTCCAGGCCGGGGTGCGGGACGATGGTGAAGTCGTGACGGCTGGCGCCGGTGGACTGCTCGATGCGCGGCGGGACGATCTCGACGCCGTCGGGCGGCAGGTCGGGATGCGTGGCGCGGACGCCGACCAGCCGGTCGCGGACCATCAGCTCCTCGGCCTTTCCGCCTGCCTGCTCGACTGCCTGCTTGATCCGCTCCGGCGTCTCGGCCGCGACGTAGTCGATGTCCTTCGGCGTCCTGCCCATCAGCTCGTCGCGGGGCGCTCCGCCGACCTCGCGCAGATGCGACAGCCCCAGCTTCTCCATCCACTTACCACTGCGATCGCGGGGGTGGAGATCCTCCAGGTACGCCTCGCTCAGCTCGCCGTTGCCGTTGCTGTCAACGAGCGCCTTGACTCGCTGCCAGAACTCGTAGTCGTCGCCGGGCGCGTCGGGCGGATCGGACAGGCTCGGCATCCCGTCGGCGACAATCGCCGCCGCGGTCGCCCAGTCCATCAGGACCCGCCCCAGTATCCGGCGTCGCTGTCGAACACGGTCGACTCGGCGCCGTGCTCCAGTGTCGCCTCCAGCTCGTCGGCGGCCTCCTGCGGCGTCATGTCTCGGGACGCCCACACTTCGACGCTGTCGGCGCCGGGCGTGCCGACCACGATGAACGTTCCGGCGTCGGTGCGGATCGTGCCGTACAGCAGCGGCCAGTTGTCCTCGATCTCCTCCTCCTTCATCGCCACGCCCTGGCCTTCAAACCAGTCCGGTCCGAGCGGCAGGACGGCCACCTGGCGCATCTGGAAGAACTCGTCAGGCACCGCCGGTGCGTTCGGGTCGCTTGTCCATGGTTTGGCCATTTCACCCAATTCTAGCGCACGACGTTAGTTACCGGGGTGGACGTGGTGGACGTGCAGCTTCGCCACCGGCACGTGCCCGTACTTGGTCGTCTCGGGTTCGAACTTCAGCTCGTGGACGACGCCGGAGGACTCCTCGTTGCGACGCTGCGCGGACGATTCGGGCGACCATGAGAAGTGCGTTTCGCCGTACGGGTTGTCCGGCGCGACGTTGGTGTGGAACTCGACCACCACCCGGCCGTTGTGGCTGCGTTCGTACGCGATCTGGCTCGCGTCGGGGCGGCCCGGCAGAGCGCGGACCTCCGTGGTGCCGCGGCCCTGCGTGCCGGGCAGTCCCCAGATCTCGCCGGTCTCCGCGATCCTGCGGGCGATCTCGGGTGGTTCGAAGCGGTAGAAGGTGCGGCTGGCGATCTCGGCCTTGCGCTGCTCGCGCTCGCGCTGCTTGCGTGTCTCGCGTTCGATCGCGGAGGTGGCCAGCTCTGCCTTGACCTCGGCCTCCATCCGCGCGGACTCGTAGCGGTCGTGGACCATCGTGGCGGCCTCCTCCGCCGTCGCGACCGTCTCGGTGTGGCCGCTGGGATGCGTGACCTCAAAGCCGTGGCGGGTGCGGGTGACGCGGTGGCCGTCGGTCACCTCGATCCGCCCGCCGCCGCGGCCGCGCAGGCCTGGTTTCGGGAGCTGCTTGAGCATCTCGGCGAAGTGCCCGTGCCAGCCTCGCGCGTGCTTGGCCGGATCCCACAGCAGGCGGATCTCCTCGGCGCGCTCGCTCAGCTCCAGCTCGTCGAGCGCCTCCTGCAGGCTGGCCGTGACGGTGACCGGCCGTGATCCCTTCCAGCGCGAGCCGAGCATGAGCTGCTTGCCGAGCCACATCCGCGCGCCGGTGCTCGCGCCGGTCGCCGGGTCAGACTCGCGCCATCCCTGGTCGATGCCGTAGGCGGCCAGCTCCGCCTCGGAGGAGAACTCTCCGCGCTCGATCTTGCCTTCGAACTCGGCCAGCGCCGCCGGTGGTGTGCGCCGGGCGATCTCCGCCCAGCGCCCGTCGGTCTTGGCGTCGGCGACGATCCGCTGCTGCTCGGCCTTCTTGTCGGCCGTCCACTGAAAGCCGCGCCGGGCCCACGCGTAGCCGCCGACGGAGACGGCCTCGACGTTGACCTTGTCCACGCCGCCGTCGCGCAGCGTCTTGAGGAAGTAGTCGGTGAACGCCCGGCCGAAGCCGTGCTCCTGCTCGTCCTCGTGCAGGTAGATGTTCGCCAGCTCCGCGACACGCTCGCCGCGGTGGTTGGGCGGCTTGACGATCACGCGCGCCAGCCCGACCGGCCGGATCTCGCCCTGCTTCTGCAGGTTCAGCCACACCTCGCCGTACAGGTTCTGGACACTGGTGCGGTTCGCGCGCACCGCGGTGATCCCGCCGTGCGTGAAGCCGTCCATCGCCCGGGCGAAGTCCTCGCCGGTGAACTCCGCGTGCGGCTTCTCGGCCTTGGGCTCCTTGATCTCGTGGTGGATCGCGTCCACCCAGACACCACCCCGGCCGCGGGGGTGCAGCCACTCGGTCCAGTGCGCCTCCTGCAGCGCCCCGATGTGCTCCAGCACGGCGCGCTCGGCAGTGTCCCAGTCGGTGAACGTCGGCACCGGATGCACCGGCTCGCCGCCGTGGCCCATGAACACGACGTCGGGCGAGTCCAGGCTCGCCATGTCCCAGCCCTCAGGCTTGTGCTCCGGGTCGAACTTCAGGCGCGCGACCTCGGTGAACCCGTGGCGCTGGTAGATCTTCGGGAGCGCCCCGTCGAAGCAGTTCAGCCACGTGCCGCCGTTCGCGACGGCGTGATCAAGCGCCGCGCCTCCGGCGCCCTGGTCGTTGTTGGCGAACAGGTTCCCGACCTCGCCGTCCGCCGAGACGGTGACGCCGGTCTGACCGTCGTCCGAGAGCCAGACCCGCTTGGCGCCTAGCTCTGCTTGGGACGGCTGGGTGACGTACTCGGAGTGGGGGTTGGCTCGGACGGCGTCGGTGTAGCGCTTGTATCCGGCGTCGGTGGACGCATCGAGCGAGGCGAGTGAAACCAGGTTGGCTCCCCGTGCTCGTCCACCGCTCCCAGCAGCGCCTCTTGTTTGAGCTGTTCGTTGTCCATTAGCTTCCTTTGTGAGTTTAGCAGCCGAGGTTGAGTCAGACCGCACGAACAGGCCCTCGTCGGGATCCTTGTACAGGACGGGCGAGACGGCCGTCACCTGGCTCATCGGGACCCGGTTGCGTGTGCGCAGGTAACCGTCCTCGTTGCGGGCGAACCACCCATCCTCGGGCCGCACGGCGATCTTCGCGATCACCGACTCCGCGCCGCGCGGCAGGTAGGACTGCGACGTCTGCGGGTCGATCCCGGCGTTCGTGCCCTCCCAGCTTCCGATCACGCCGCGCCGGTCTGACTGGATGTACCCACGTTCGACGGCTTGGTTCCACTCGTCGATGCTCATGCCGCGGTACAGCTCCCGGATCGGCTGCGTCCCGGCATCCGTCGGGAACATCTGCTCGCCAGCGTGCGCGCCGTAGTCGGTCACCTTGAAGATCGGCGGGCCGTCGACGTCGGGCTCGGGCTGCTTGACCGACAGCCACTTGCCGACATGCACGTCGTAGCCGGACTTCGGATGGGTCTCCTTGCCGCCGTCCAGCTTCTGCGGGCTGAACCACTTCTGGAAGTTGTCGTCCATGTTCGCCAGCGTCACCGGCGTGCCCAGCTTCGCCCGCTCGTCCAGATGCTTCACGATCGCGTCAGCGACCACCTCCGGATCGTGCGTCCTGACCCGGTTCCCGGCGCCGACGCGGACGCTGTAGCCCTCGTCCTTGAGCCGCATGACGCTGTGGCCCTCGACGTCGGTGATGTCGTCCATCTTCGCGGCCTTGATCTTGTTCAGGATCTGCACCCAGCGGCCACCGCGGCCACGGGGATGAAGCGCTTCTTTGTAGTCGGCCTCGGTGAGCTGCATGAGCGCGCGCTCGACGCTCGGCCGGACCGGCCAGCCGTCCAGGTAGGCGTTGATCTCCCCGGCGTCAGCGACGCTGCGGACAGCCTCCTCCAGCGCCATGGCGGCCTGCGCGGCGCGCAGCGCCTGCGCCACCGGCGGCACCGTGTCGCCCGGCTTCAGCGGCGCAAGGCTGCAGCCACAGCCGGTGTGCAGCGGCGGCGGAATCATGTCCAGCACTTCCCACGGCCAGTTCTTGCCCGCCAGCGCCAGGCACCCGAGCGTGTGGTTCTTGCGCTGGCCGAGCACCCACTTCGCGCCCTGCGGTGAGACGGCCTTGACCCCGGCGTTCTCGACATGCGCGACCGCGCGGTTCAGCAGCGCCTTTTCGCGCAGCGCGTTGTAGTGCTTCTCGCGGGCGATGATCTCCCCGGCACGCTTGGCGCGCGCCCGCGGCGTCGGGAGCTGCCCGGCGGCGTGCATGTCGGTCTCGGTGCGGGCCAGCGCCTTGCGTTGGAACGCCTGTTCGAACGTCATCTCGCGTTGCACCGCGGCGCGGATCACGGCCGGGTCGGCGTCGGGGAAGCGGCGGCGCAGCTCGTTCTCCAGCCAGCTCGCGCTCTCCATCTTGTGGCCGCGGAACAGGCGGCGCAGGATCCGGAGCGCGAGCGCGACCTTGATGCCGAACTCCACCGGCTCGGCGGCCGCCGATACGATCTTGCCCGCGGCGACCGCTGGCGCCGCGACCGCGATTCCCGGACCGACGGTCGCCGCCTTCGTGACCTGACCGGCGGCGGCGATGGTCGCGCCGGTCTGCGCAGCGTCGAGCAGGCGCTGAACCTGCGGATGCGTCTGCGGTGGTGCCTGCTGGTCGGGGACCGCCACGCCTGAAGGCTACGGGCGCCTTGACCGGCTAGCGCAAACTAGTGCCCGTCGCCGTTCGTGCTGGCCTCGGCCAGCAGCCCGTCGACGATCGCGCCCAGCTCCTGCTCCAGCAGCGCCTCCAGCTCCGCCTGGCGCGCGGACGCCTCGCCGATCTGGCCCTGGTTGCCCTGGTATGCGGAGCTGAAGCCCTGCGCGCCGTACGGGTTCTGCTCGCCGTCCGGGCCCTGGCCGGGCGTCGGACCCTCGCCGGGTGCCGGGCCGCCGGGCCCGAACATATTCGGCTCGTCCGGGATCAGCGGCGGCGGCGGCGGTGGCGGACCTCCGCCGCCGCCTGCCTGCATCTGCGCCGCGAGCATCGGGTCGACGTACCCCTCGGGCAGGATCCGCTCGACGGCGGCGGCCGGGTCGGCCAGCTCCAGACCCTGGCCGAGTGCGACGCCCAGCAGCGTGCGGGACAGCTCGACGTTGGTGTTGTTCGGGTCGAAGGTGCGCGCGATGTTCGCGATCGAGTTGACCAGGTCGGCCATCTGGCGCTTCAGCGGATTCGGCATCGAGAACTCATAGCTCAGGTCGCGCTCGGTGTCCTCCTCGTCCTCGGTCTGGCCCTCGTAGCCCGCGCTGAGCGCGGTTGGCGCGGCACCGTTCGTGCTCGGCTCGGTCTGCGACGACGGCGGCTCGGTCTGGATCGGAGCGGCGGGCGGCGTGATCCCCGGCGCGCCCGGCACCTGGTTCTCCGGCTTCTTTGACTTGAGCCTGGCGCGCTCCTCGGGCGTGAGCGCGGTCGGCAGCGTGCCGTTGTCGACGGCCTGCTGGATGGACCGGTCGATGAACGTGCGGAACAGGCCTTCGAACAGCTCCTGGAACGCTTCGACCTTCTTGACGACCGGCAGCTCCAGCGCGGTCGCGGTCGCGAGGTTCGCGTTGGACTGGTCGCCGAGGTAGTGCTGCGGCCAGGTCGCGGCGCTGATCTGGGAGCGGATCATCTGCGCGTCCTGCGCCGCCTGCGCCGCCTGCGTCGGGACGGTGAACGGCTGCGTCGTGACCGCGTCGGAGTCGTTCAGGATCGAGCCGGGTCGCGGGCCCGGCTGGATCATGCCCATTGACGGGTCGTCGATCGACGTCGCCGCGAGGTTCGACCGGCGGGAGATGGCCTTGGCGGCGATGTTCGCCACCTGCTGCGGTGAGCCTTTCACCGACCGGCGCATGATGAACGCGGCGGCGGCCTGCGTCAGGTCGACGCGGGCGGCCATGAAGTCGTTCAGGGCGGCCATCCACTTGACGAGGCGGCGCATCGCCGGGACGCCGAACACCTGCTCGGAGCCGCGGTTGATGGCGATGTGGTAGACGAGCCCGTCGCCGAGCTTGGTCGGCGGGCACTGGTTGTCCTCGGTGTCCAGCTCGCCGGTCTCGGAGTCGGTGGCGGCGAGCGACTGGTAGTACATGACCCGCGGCTTGCTGGGATCCTGGCTGTCCATCTGAGCCCGGATGGACGGCCGGTCGTTGTCGAAGTCCCAGCCGTAGGTGCGGCGCCGGGCGACGTAGTACAGGACCCGCAGCCGGTTGTTGGAGTCGCGGACGACGTCCTCGACGGAGTCGTGGTCGAGCAGGCCGAGCTTGACCTTGCCGTCGTCGCCCTGGAAGAACAGCAGGAACAGGTTGGACTGGAGTACGAGATCGGTGCAGAGCGCCACCTGCGCCGGGTAGGTGGTCAGCACCGCCTTGTTGTCCGAGTCGTCCCACGCCTCGTCGATGACCTCCTGCACCTTCTCGTCGGCGGCCTTCGGCTTCGGGACGCCGCGGCCGAAGATGAAGTTGCAGGACAGCTCGACGTTGGCTCCAGCGACCGGGTCCTGCACCCACACCATGCGCGCCTGCGCCGCCATCCGACGGCGCTCCTGAGGCTTGACCTCCTGAGGCTGCCCGCCTATATAGTCGAGCACGTACCAGCCGAGGAGATCCAGCTCCTTCTGCATGGCGCGCCGCTCGACGTCTGAGGCCTCCAGCAGCTCGACGTAGTCGGCGTCGACGACCTTCTTGCCGGTCCGGATCTCGGCGGCCTCCTGCAGCCGGTTCAGCCAGTCAGCCATCGCTCTCCATCGGGGTGACGACGCGCCACTCGCGCAGCGCCGACGCTCTCATCTTGACGATGTTGCCGGTCAGCACGTCCTCGACGACGGCGGCGTCGGGAGCGCCGATCTCCAGCACGTACAGGAGCGTGCTCTCGTCCGTCACGTACACGTGCGTGGCTAGCGCTCGCGTTCTTTCTGCGACAGCCACGCCTCGCGCTCCTGTGCTTCGATCGCCATCGCCAGCCCCTGGTTGCGCTCCCGGTCCTCCGGGTGTCCCGCGACGAGATCCCCGCGGCGGTCCAGTAGGTCGCGGGTCGTCTTGCTGCGCCATAGCTCCTCGCGGTCGGCGCGCCACGTGGGGCACGTCTGATAGCCGTCCGAGCTGAAGCAGTAGGCCCGCAGTGTCGAAGGGTTCCGTCGGCTGTCGATCAGGTTCCGGGTGATGCGACAGATGCAGCCGGTGCCCCCAGCCGCTTCCGAGACCAGGGCACCGGCGGGGCAGGGCGGCTCGGCGGGGTGCGGTACGACGACGCGTTCGAAGTACTCGCTCACGCGCCAACCTTACTGCCGCCCTCGCGGGCCTCCACAGGCGGATCGCACCCACGATCCGAGCGTACGTCCGGCCGGGCCGGACGGGTCAAACGGCTTACAGGTTCGTGCGCGCCTGCGGGTAGTGCTCCTTGTGCCAGCGGCCGTGCAGCTCCTCCAGCTCGCGCGGACCGACCACTCGCGGGTCGGTCCCTTCGGTCTCCTCCAGCCAGTCGAGGAACGCCTGCGCGGCGTCCTCGGGGGACTCGCCGTCGTCGCCGCGGCGGAACACCGGGCCGAACGCCCAGCCGGTGACGCTGTCAAACAGGCAAGCGAGCGCGGTCTCGTAGCCGCTGTCGCCCTCCTCATGGCCTACCAGGATCCTGGCGCTCACGTCGCCGCCTTGACGTCGTACGTGCCGTCGGGCTGGCGCTCGACTTCAGCGAGCCGGTTGAAGCCGTCCAGGCTGATGTCGAACCAGGCCTCGACGGGCTCGTCGCGGTCGGCGAGCTTGAACATCGTCAGCGTGCGGACGTAGTCGCCGTCGCCGTGCAGCAGTTGCGTGACGACGATGTTGACGCCGTCGTCGTCAAGCCGCCCGATGAACTTGCTGCTCAGCGTGCGGTTGTATCTCTTCAGGACTGCCTTCTTGTTCAGGGCGATGACGGTGTCAGCGCCCATGATCTTGACCTTGCTGCTGCTCATGTTTCCTCCTCGGTCGGGTTGGTCAATGCGCTCAGTGTAGCACAAGTCTTGTGTTTTGAGCTGAGGGCCGCGCGCCCCACGCGGCCCCCTTGCTCGGTCTGCGTCCGGGTGAGCCGCCCCGCTCACCCGGTGCCCCCATCCGCAGCTTTGTCGCCTCACCTACCCGCGTTCGGGTCGAAGGCGTAAACGGTGCCGTTGACGGTCGCGAAGTCCACCTCGCCGTTGGCGCTGCAGTCGCGCGCGACCATGTCCAGGTCAAGGTGATTCAGCAGCAGGTCGATCACGTCGATCGCGCCGTCGCTGCTGCTCCAGCCGCGGTCGTCCTTGGGGACGTACTCGCCGGGCTGGACGCCCTCGTAGCCGAGGCTCTCGACGCGGTCGCGGGCCCAGTCGGCCTCGCTGTCCCAGGCGCCGCGGCGGGCCTCCTGGAAGCTGCGCTCGTCAATGTCCTCGGGGGCGGGCTCGACCGCGGAGACGTAGGCGAGGAACTCGTCGCCGTACTCCTCGATCAGCGCGCCGAGCTTCGCGATCGTGTCGAAGCTGGCGTACTCGCCGAGCTTGTAGGTCAGGTCGCTGCCGAAGCCGTCGTAGTCGTGGATGGCCCACTCCTCCGCGCCGGGCTCGGGGCTGGAGGCGAGGATCTGGTCCTTGGCCTCGGTCAGCTCGGCGGCGTCGGTGGCGTCAACCCACCGGCCGTGCAGCACGCCGTTGTTGTAGGCGGCCAGGTCGGCGATCCAGATGCGTGGTGTCTCGGTGGTGGTCATGGTCATGTCGTCTCCTCGGTCGGGGTCAGCTCGGGCCACAGCGCCAGCACGCGGGCACGGCAGGCGCCTGCGACGGTCTCGTCGAACAGCTCGTAGCCCATGAAGCTGCGCTCGCCGACGAACAGGAAGCCGTCGTCGCCACCGGCCTGCAGTCGGTCGCGCAGCTCTCGCTCGATGTCGCGCCTGGTCAGGCGGGCCGCGCGCGCGTCGAGATCCTCGCCCTCCAGGTAGCCCTCGTCCAGCGCCAGCGCCGCTGCCGTCGCGAGCTGCTCCAGGCCGACTCGGTGGTCGAGCCGGACCGTTGCTCGCCGGGCGCCGTCGCGGCTCGTGGTGAAGGACAGGCTCATGCGCCTGTCCTGTCCAGTGCGCGGATGCAGTGCGCGCAGCCGCCGTTGAAGCGGAGCGTCAACCCCACTGCCGTGCCGGTGCCGCTGTCGAAGCGCGGGTGCTGGAAGCCGTAGCTTCCGCAGAGCGTCGCGCCACTGGTGCGGCCCTCGTCAAGGCGGGCGGCGTGCAGCTTGCGCCCGCGCGTGTAGGCGATCACGAGCTTGGTCATGATGCCTCCAGCAGCTCGTCGATGGTGGCGCCGCCGATGTACCGGCGGGCGTCGTCGTCGCTGACTTCGACGCCGGTCAAGGCGCCGCCGAAGTGGCCGCCGAAGCGGGCCATGACCGTGCGGCGGATCTCCGCCTTGGCGGTCTCGATCTCGATCGCGTCTGCGATGCGGGAGTAGCCATTCGCTCGCAGGATCGCGGCCTGCTCGGCAGCGGTCACGCGGGTCTCGCGGATGGTCTTCAGGTTGCTGGTCACCATCCACTGCTCGTAGGCTGAGAGCGCGCTCGTCATGCGATCTCCTCGTAGGCCAGGGGGTTGGCGAGCTTGTGGATCGCGTCGATGGTCTCCGGGAAGATCCGCGCGAACTCCGCGCCGCCGTGGGCATCGACAAAGCCGACGTCCTCCAGCGCTGACCAGAGCGGCCGGGCCGCTTCGACGAGCGCCTCGGCCTGCTCCTCGGTGATCGAGCGCCGGGCCGCTATCTCTGCTGCTTCGATGCTCACGCCGTCACCTCCTCGCCCCAGGCGCCGTTGCGGAAGCAGGACGCGCGGTAGGCCACCTCGCCCACCTCGTCGCAGTAGACGCCGCGCTGCTCGCCCTTGATCCAGACCTTGGCGCCGCGCTTGAAGACGCGCCGGACGACGTAGTCGTCGCCCCAGTCCAGGTCGACGGTGACGCTGTATCCGGCGCCGACGGGCAGGGTGATCCCGGTGTCGCGGCGGATGATCCGCCCGCCGCTGATCGCGGCGATGTTCATGAAGCCGATCTGCGCGACGATCTGCTGGGTGTCGCACTCACGGAACTCGGCTGCTGTGCTCACTGTTTCTCCTCGGTCGGGGGATTCGCGGCTCTTCTGACCGCACCTACATTGTAGCACATATCGTGCGCTAAGTGGTGACTGGCCCGGTCGTCGGGCCGGTCGGCAGGCCGGGCTCCCACGCCCGCTGCCGGTAGCCGGACTGGCCGGTCTGGCGGTACAGCGCGTGGTCGTGGTGGACGGTGTCGTCCTGTACCTGCTCCGCTACCTGCCGGACGATGAAGCCGAGCGGGCTCATCTTGCCCTCCGGCAGCACCCAAAGGTGGTACTCGTTGGCGGCGTCGACCAGCATCGACTCGGGCGGGAAGATCTCGACCGCCTCGCGCTCGGGCCCGGCGACCTCGTTCTTGATCGCCTGGAAGTGACGCCAGTCGCGGACGGCGGCGCGGTCGTTGCGTTTGAAGCTCAGGTGCATGGACCCGTCTTCGAACACGAGCGCGAACCCGTTGTACAGCCGGTTGCGGAAGCCGAGGCACTTCGTCGCGGGGATGTTCTCCCGGTAGGTGAAGAAGTGCTTGCGGCCGCCGCTCTCGTAGAAGGCCTGCGCCATGCTCGGGCGCCCGTCGCCGCGGGAGGCCGGTCCGATGACCAGCGGATCCCACGTGCGGGGGTTGCCCTTGCTCACTCCTCCTCCCCGCGGGTGTAAAGCAGGACGGCCTCGATCTCGCTCTGCGCCTGCTTGAGCTGCTCCATGGCCTTGCGCAGCTTCATCCGCGCGGTGCCCACCTTGCGTTGGTGCTCGGTCTCCGCGCCGCGGACGTCCTCGATGTACCACGCCGCGCCGCGCGCGGCGGATGCGGCAGTGCCGAGCCAGTCGGCGATGGACGCGCCGTTAGGCATCTCGTGGTTGAGCGAGAACTCGCTCATGCGTCGGCGTCGGGATCGAAGTAGCGGGCGATGCGCTCGTCCTCCAGCCGCAGCTCGTCGAAGCGGGCCTTGGCCTCGTCGTAGAAGGCGCGCAGCCCCTTCTCGCTGTAGCGCCCCACCGGCTCGGAGCGCATCAGGCCGAGCCCCTTGAACAGGGTGAAGCTCTGCGACGTGCCGATCCGGTTGCCGTCGCGATCGAAGATCTCCTCCTCAGTCACGCGGCTGATGGACGCGCTGTAGCTCCGCGGCGTCGTTCCGCCGCTGAAGTAATTCGGCCCGCCCTTGTCGTAGCCGACGCGGAAGCTCGCGAGGACGCGGCGCTCGCGCCCGCTGAGTCCTCCGTTGTCGGTGGCGATCAGGTAGTCGGCCTTGATCGTCCTCGCGCTCTTGTTGAAGGTGATGCGCGGCTCGGTGGTGGTGATGGTCATGCTTTCTCCTCGGTCGTGTCGGTCAGCTTTTGTTCGGGCCTGTTGTCGCCCCAGTGGGTGGCGTTCAGGATGGCTACGGCCACGCTGCGCGCGCCGCTCCAGCTCGGGAAGGTCACGCCGACGCCCCAGGGGTTGCTGCCGTCGCGGCGCGTCAGAACGGTGTAGCCGTCGCCGTCGCGCTCGATGATGGCCTCGATGGTGGTCATGTGCGCTCCTGGTAGTCGCGACAGGCGTCGGCCTCGTCTCGGGTGTAGTGGCCCCAGAGCAGCATGCCGCCCTCGATGTTGATCGCGGCGCGGTGGGTGCCGTACTCGGTGCGGCCGCGGCCGATGTCCCGGCTCCAGCGCACGACGTAGGCGCTCTCGTCGTCGTACTCCTCGACGAGCCGGAACTCCTGCAGCTCAGCGCCCAGCAGGTTCTCGCGCACCAGGGTGGACAGGCGCGCGGTCGCGTCCGTCAGTGTCAGCTTCATGTGGTCTCCTCGGTCGGGGTGGCGGCTCATGCCGCCTTGTTCATTCTAGCGCACGTTGTGCGCTAGAGCCAGCTCGTCGCCGGACGGTCGGACGGGCGGTCCTCGGCGCGGATCTGCGCCTCGCGGACCCGGTGGAATCCGGAGTCGTAGACGCGGTTGTGGTCGACCCAGAGGGTCTGCCCGTAGTACAGGCTGCCCTCGTGTGTGGGCCTGACCTTGACGCCGAACACCGGCCCCAGGTAGTCGAGCACCTCGCACGGCCAGACGCCGGACTCCTGGCCCTCGTCGAGCCACCAGGTCCAGCCTTCGATCGGCTTGATCATCAGCGTGCCTCCCTGTTCAGGTCGCGCACGGCCATCGTGGCCGGGCGCTTGGTGGTGAACTCGTCGACGATGGTGTGCTCGACCGTGTCCCACACCCAGTAGCGGGGGTTGATCGCGGTCGACTTGGGGCGTAGCTCAGACGCCGTGGTGGCGTACCGGTCGACGACGGTGTATCGGGCCTGTTCTTTGTCTCTGGTCACAAGTTCATTGTAGCACACATCGTGCGCTTATGGTGTCCTCTGGCGGACCGTCAGTCGCCCCTGCTCGCCCCAGGACGCGTTGTCCGGGAACAGGTCGCGGAAGCGGTCAGGGATCGAGCCCTGGTGCCACAGGTTGTGCGTGACTACCTCGCGCCCGTCGTGGAAGGCGATGACGCACCGGGCGCCGCCCATGCCCGCCAGCGAGCGGGGGCCGCGGGTGAGGTCCGGCGCGATCACGTAGTGGCGGCCGCTGATGATCGCGACGTTCTCGGGCGCCGCCTTGTCCTGCTCGGCCAGCGTCAGCCAGAACGCGCAGCGGAAGCATTCGCGGCGCTCGCGCATCCGCGCGCCGATGTCGCCGGAGAACGTGAGCGTGTCCTCGTCGCCGCAGACGGTGCAGGTCACCAGCTCAGGCATCAGCGTCCTCCTCGGGCAGGTACAGCCCGCCCGGGTTGCGGGTGGTCACCATCCCGACGATGTCGATCGGGACGTAGCCCTCCAGGGTCTGGTTGGGGATCGTGGGGTGCGGCGTCTCGCACATCGCGTCGATGATCTCGGCGGCGGGCCAGAACTCGACGGGCGCGTGCGCCAGCATGATCCAGCCCTCGCGGTCGAGCGGGCCGAGCAGCTCCAGGAAGTCGAGCGCCGACTGTGAGAACGGCTCGCGGGGCGTCAGTTCGATCACCGGGCCGGTCGCCTCGTCGGGGCGGCCCCACGCCCAAATCGAGCCCTTGCCGTGCGGCGTGTGCTTCCCATCGCGGTAGGTGCCGACCCAAACGCCGGTGACGGTGTCGTCGTAACTCCAGAGCGTCGGGTCGATGAGTGTCGCATCCATGTCGTAGCAGTCGTCGCCGAGCACCACCCAGGAGTGCTGGCCGCCAACGCCGGTGCAGGATCCGCGTGCGACACGGCAGACGTCGAAGCGCCCGGACTGCACCAGCTTCACCGACGCGGCATGGCACTGGGCCGCCCAGTCCTCCAGCGGCGCCAGCACCTCGTTCGCGATAGCGACAACCGCGTCCTCAAAATGGGTCATCGGGATGCGTCTCGATCGGCGCGTGCGGCTTGGGCGGCAGCGCGCGGGCCAGGTCGCCCATCGCGGTCTCGTATTCGTGAGCGGAGTACATGGCGGATCCGGCGGTCCAGATCTCGACGGCTTCGCGCGCGAGCTTCTGGAGCTTCTCCAGCTCCAGCATCGGCGCGCGCAGGCCGGGCTGCGCGTCGGCAAGCGCCGCCTCCAGGGCAGCGCGCATGCGTGCCGGGAAGGCGCCCCCGCCGTAAGCGAGGCACGCCTGCTGCACCAGCTCGTCGGTGATCCTCATGGCAGGATCACGTCCCCGCGTTCGATCGCCTCGCGCAGCTCGTTGACCGCGTTGCGATAGCCGCGGACGGCGGCGATGTCTCGCTCGATCGCCGCGAGATGCTTGGTGTAGCCCTTCGGCTTCCCCCGGTGGATTCGGTTGGCGTCCTCGATCCGGGCCTTGACTTGCCGGTCGGCGCGGTCGTAGCTCTCGTCGAGCCACTCGGTCAGCGTCGGCTTCGGCCGGTCATCGACGTGGACATGGATGAGGAAGGGCGTCAGGTCTGCCATCACCTCACCCCCCGCATGATCGCGGCCGAGCGCGCGTCGCGAGCCTCGGCGGCCAGGTCGCGCACCGGCGCGGTGCGGCCGGTCTTGACCAGCGACGCCTTGCTGACGAGCCCGATGAACTCGCCCTCCTCGGCGAGCTGGACGTACACCATCCCCATCGTCCCGTTGCGGGGGCAACCCCACGGCTGGATCATCTGCACCTCGCGTCCGGCGTACGCCGTCACGCGCTTGTCGGTGCGGTCAATGAGCCCGGCGGGCTCAAGGCGATACACGGCGCGGATCTTTGGCGCGCTCATTTCGTCTCCTCGGTCGATTGCTCGTTGTACAGTGATTCTAGCACACATCGTGCGCTCCAGGCGTTTGCTGCGGCGGCGCGGCGGGAGCTGCCCTCGACGCTCATGAAGCCGCCCTGCGGGTGGGTGACGTACGCGCGGAACTCGCCGTCGCGCTTGACCACCCAGCCGACGTAGACGCCGTCGACGTAGATGCGACGGCGCCGCCGGAGGACCGGCTCGGTCATCCGGCCTCGGCCAGGTAGGCCAGCCCGGCGCGGTTGATGTAGAACACGGTCGCGCCGTAGAAGGCGATCGTGCCCAGCCCGTACTCCACCAGCTTCTCGGCGGTGCGTCGCGTGGCTACGTGAAAGCCGACGCCCGCGCGGAAGTCCGGGTCGGCGGCAGCCTTCTCCAGCATCTCGCGCTGTTTCGGGCTCAGCTTGATCGTGGTTGTGGTCATGGGGTCTCCTCGGTCGGGTCGATGCCGTTGGCCTTGGCGCGCTTGAGGCACGCCTTGCAGTCAACGGCGGCGCCGGTGGTGTACGCGCCGCTCACGGCGCGCCCGGTGCAGTACAGGATCGTGTAGAAGCGCTGGCGCCGGGCGGGCTCACCAAGGTGAACCTTCCCGGCGCCGTAGCCGGTCTGATACGCACGCATCACGCCGCCTTCTTCTCGGCCTGCGCCTTGGTCAGCTTCTTGCCGGTGGTCCAGTCGACCGGCGCGCTGGGGAAGCAGACGGTGCAGAGCGTCGGCCCCAGCTCGTCGACGGCCTCGGCCTCGGTGTGGCCCGACAGCTCGGGCATCCAGCCGAAGCGGGTCGTCGGGTAGCAGGTCGAGCAGCTCATCGAGCTGTGGACGTGGCCGGGGCTCGACGTCACCAGGAAGAACCGCGACCAGCCGGTGTACGTCGCCTCCAGGTCGTCGGCGCGCTCCTGCAGCGCGTGCAGCTCGTCGAGCAGCGTGTCGCGCTCAGCGAGCGTCTCCGCGGGCGCGTCGGCGTCGTAGCCGCGGACGAGGCCGCTCCACTCCGTCCAGTCGGTGCGCTCCCAGCCGTCGGCCTCGGTGACCTTGTGCGACGCCTTGTACGCATCGAGCCTGGTGATCTCGGCGTTCAGGATCTCGATCGCCTCGCTGAGCTTCATGTCGGTGACGCGCTGGCGTCCGCGGTAGTAGTACTTCGCGCCCGCGAGGCGCAGCAGGGTGCTCGCGTTCCAGCCAAGCTTGTCGCGCATGCGGTACATCTCGCGCCACAGCTCAGCGAGCGCCATATCGGTCTCTCGCGGTGTCATGGTGGTGGTCATGCGGTGTTGGTCTCCTCGGTCTGTTGGTCGATCTCAGTGATCGCCTGGTCGATGGTGATCAGCTCGGTGCCTCGCAGCAGCCGCAGCTCGTAGGCGCGGCCGGTCGTGAGCTTGAGCAGGTAGTTCAGCGACGTCGCGGCCAGCAGCACGGAGCGCAGCCTCGGTGCGGGGTCGCTGGACGTGCCGAGCCAGTTACGGACTCGGCGCCGGGCGGCCTTGCGCTTGCCGACGGTGCCTGGCGTGGCGGTGATGGTCATGTGGTCTTGGTCTCCTCGGTCTTGGTCTGTCGGACGTGCTCCTCGTACGGGGCGCATAGCCCCGCAAGCTTCGCGTCGCACCCGTCGCAGACCTTGATCCGGCCCCAGATGGGGTGCTCGCAGGTCGTCACAGCCTCCTTCGCGCAGTGCGCGGACCAGCAGGCGGTGACGGTCGAGGTCATGCCAGCGCCTCGATCCTCTTGTCGCAGCGCTCGCAGATGGGCGCGTCGCCCAGGACGGGATGCGACCGGGTGGTCGTGGCCTCGTTCTCGCAGCGCGCGAACCAGGTGCAGGCGATGGCGACGATGTCGTCACCCTCGACGATCACCTTGACGCGGCCGGTGTAGCCCTCGACCTCGATCTGGTCGGTGGCGTCCATGATCTGTCGTGCTGCCATCGTGATCTCCTCGGTCGGGGGATTGCGGCCTCTCTGACCGCACACACATCATAGCACACGTCGTGTGCTCTTACTAGGTCCGCGCGCAGGTCCAGGACTCCCACACCGCGGTCACGTTGGACGGCGGGCCGATGACGCACCAGCGCCACTCGTCGGGGTTGACGTCCACCGCGACGCGAATGCCGAAGGAGAGGTGGCCGATCACCGTGCCGGTCTCACCGTCGGTGGTGTGCTCGATGCGCGTTCCGATCGGGAACCGTTCGCTTGCGGTCCTCATGCTGCCTCCCTCTCCGCCCGGCGGGCGATGTCGCGGGTAACCCGGTCCTTGGCCATCTGCAGCGTGGGGTAGCTCCCCAGGCGCTGCCGCCCGCGGCGCGGGCAGTAGCCGCCGCCCATGCGGCGCCCCTTCTCAGCCCCGGACTTCCAGGTCGTCGTGTTGTAGCCGGTGGTCTCGATCGTGTACTCGGTGCCGGGCAGCACCCAGTAGCGCGATCCGACCGGGTAGTACTTGGTGGTCCAGTCGCTCATCAGGCCTCCAGGGCTCGGGCGAAGCCGAACGCTCGGTCGGCCCGCGTGGTCGCGGTCTCGGTCATGGCGACGGCGTCGGCGTTGATCGTCAGCGTGCCGCCGTCGGTGGTGGTGAACTGACGGATCCGGTCGTCCTCGGTCATCGTCCGGCGCCGCAGCGCGACGGCGATGTCCTCGGCGCGGCCCTTGACCGTCCGCACCTGGCCATTGGCGAGGTAGATCGTCGTGGCCTCCATCTTGTCCTCCTCGGTCGGGAGCTGAACCCTCTCCGGGTCCACCTACAGGATAGCACACATCGTGCGCTTATGGAAGCCTATTCGTCCCAGCCGTAGCCATCGTCGTACCCGTACCCGTTCCCGTTGACCTGGCCGTCGTGGAGCTGGTAGTCGCCATCGGACCGGCCCGGCGAGTACTCCATCGAGTCGGGGTCGCGCAGCGTCGAGCGTTCGAACCCCAGCTCGGTCATCTCGTCGATGGAGGTGATCTCCTCGTGATCAACCTGCTGGCGGATCCACCAGCACTCGTTCGCGACGATGGCGTAGGTGAGCGCCTGCATCCAGTCGTCCGGGCCGTCGGCGCGGTAGCGCACCTGGACGCGGCCGACGTCGTTGCGCTCGACGGAGCGGACGTTGGCGCACATCTGCTCCACGAACCCGGTCGGGAGATCCTGCGGCAGATACTCGCGCTGCGCGCGGACGCGCTCCTGCGCGGCGTCGATGGCCTCGGTGCGCCGGACCGACGCGCGCCGCTGCTGATCGTCGACGCTGAGCACGTCGCGCTGAGTCTCGGTGCCGTAGCTGATGATGTACACCCGTCCGGCGAAGCGGTTCGCGAACGCCTGCGCCAGCCGGTTCTCGGGCAGGTGGTCGATCCCGGCCATGACCACCCGGAAGCGGTCCATGAGCTTGGCCAGCTCGTCGAAGCTGTCGACCAGGCCGAGGTACAGGACGCGGCCTTGCGTCTCTGACACCTGCTCGGTCACCCACACGTTCAGCGCGCGAACCGACGCGACGTCGACGCCCATGATCACCGGGTTGGTGCCGGTGTAGGCAGTGAGCTGCGCGTAGCCGCGCTGCGCCGCGGCGATCATCGCGGGGGTCAGCCGGGCGCCCTCGGCCTCCCACGGCTCACCGAGATCGCGGTTGAAGAAGATCTGGCGCTGGTAGGCCACCTGCTCGCGGGAGGCGGCGACGAGCGTGCTGACGATCTCGGGGCGCGGCAGGATCAGCTTGGTGATGTGGTAGCCGCGGGTGCTGCGGTCCGGGTGCGTCGCGACCCACTCGCCGGTGGCGACGTCGAGCGGCTTGCGGCACTTGCGGCACACGCGGATCTCGCGCTCGACGTCGACGTTGTCAGCCCACGTCAGCGACTGCCATTCGCCGCAGAACTCGCAGCGGACGGTCCACTCGCGCTGGTCGGTCTTCTTGTACTCCTTGTGGATGCCGTGGTCGCTGATGGTCGGGAAGCCGATCCGGCGGATCAGCCCGAGCGAGTCCTGGCCGCCGACGCGGCGCTCGGCGATCGGGATGTGCGCCTGCACCAGGAGGTCGTGCTCGTCGAGGCACAGCGCGTCGGCGTCAATCGACTCCAGCCCGGCCTCGGCCTCGGAGCCGCGGAAGTAGATGATCCCCAGGCCGACGGACTTCAGCGTCTTGTTCTGCACCGACGCGGCAGGCACACGAGTCCTCAGGTACTCACCCAAGATAAGCGGCTTGATGCGGCCGTCAGAGAAGTCCAGGAGCTGGCGCTCGCGGGGGAAGATGTACAGGACGCGGGCAGCGTGCATGTCGGCCCAGCACAGCGCCCACCGGACCAGCCACGCGGAGATCCCGAGCTGCGTGGCCTTCATGACGACGACCTCCTTGTCGTCGAACCCCTGCTCGTACAGCTCGCGCTGGAACGGCCAGCGGTCGAAGTTCAGTGGGCCGCGGGTCTCGGGGACCTTGATCGCCCACTGCAGAAAGCTGGCGCGGCGCTGCTCATGCGCGGCGATGTCTGACTCCAGCGCGTCCAGGAACGCGTCGGAGACGGTCAGCCCGAAGTGCTCGCGCGGGTCAAGTCGCAGAGGCACCGCTCAGCACCCTCACGTGGTATGCGCAGTAGGACTCGCGCGGCGCGGCGCACTCGGGGCAGCCTGCCCAGTCGCACTCCTTGAACAGGGTGCGGCGGCGGCGCTCGGGCGACCGGCGGCGCGCGTCGCGGCCGTCGTCGATCTCGGTCGCGATGGACGCGAACAGCTCGCGGTGGCCTGCGCAGAAGCGGGAGCCGTCGACGCGGTCAAGCGGGCAGCGCGGGCTGCTGCAGCGCATCGGCTCTCAGCGTCTCCAGGATCGCGCGCTTCATCTCCGGCGTGGCGCCCTGGTCGGTCAGGACGGTGACGAGCTTGACGGCGAGCGTCTGGACGTCCAGCTCCAGGCGCAGGGTGCCGAGATCGTGCGGCAGGATGCCGGTGGCCTGCATCAGCTCGGCGGTGCGGGTCAGCGCGTTGAGCTGCGCGTTGATCGCGGCGATCCTCGTCGCGTCGGCGCTGGCGGTGTCGGCCACCTCGGCGAGCTGCTCGACCCAGCTATTGAGCCGGTCGAGCATCGAGTGGACGATCTCGATCGGGTCGCGGCCCTGGTAGGTCGGCTGGTTGTCGGCGCGCCAGCCGTTGTAGATGTCTCGGATCTGGCGGATGGTCAGGTTGTACTTCTCCGCCAGGTACTCCCAGCTCTGGCCGCGCAGCCGGTCGCGGACGATCTCGGCGTTGCGCTCCTCGCGCTCGATCTCGCTCATCCCGGGGATCCGCCCCCGCTTGCGCATGTGGCGCCCGGTCAGATCGTCAAGTGAGCGGTCGCCGTCGTCGTCCACGGCGCCATCGTACCGACGCTCAGATCACCATCGGGAAGCCAGCCACGCGTCACGCTCAGCCATCCGTCTGCGCTCGCGCTTGGCTCCGGCCTCGTCGCTGTTGGGGTCGACCCCGATGCCGCAGCGCAGGCACTGGCCGCGCGGCGCGTCATGGCCGAACATGGCGCACGTCTGCACTCTGGCGGTCGGGCGCGGCATGCCTTCCTTGCGCAGCGAGAAGTAGTAGGACAGCGCCTGGTAGTCGTCCAGCGCGCGCTCGTCGTAGTCGCCGAAGTCCGCGATCTTCCGCAGCTCTTCGAACGGGTCCTTCTCCTCCTCGGGCGCGGGCGTCTCGGGCTCGGTCAAAACGGTTCGACGGGCTCGGCCTTCATCTTGCGGCTGACTTCCTCGCGCGTCCGGATGGCGTCGGCCCAGTTGCGGGTCGGCACCGGGCGCCAGATGCCCTCCTTGTCCCCGGCGATCTCCAGGACCACGCCGTTGCGGGTCGTGCCGGTGGTGTGGCCGGACTCGACCCAGGCGACGGTGACCTCACCGGACGAGTCGTCTTTGAACTCGCGCTGCTCCAACACCACGTACTCGGTCGCGGTCGTCGCCGGGCGATCGTTGGTTGCTGCCATCTCTGGTCTCCTCGGTTCTACTCGTCGTCGTCGGGCGGCGCCTGCTTGAACCGGGCCAGCGACGGCCGGTAGCTCGGCTTGCGTCCCGTTGGGTGGTCGGGCGGCGGCCCCCAGTGCTCCCGCTCCTCGGGGGTCATCTGACGGATGGTGAGCACTCCGTCCTCCTGCTGACGGCGGATGCGTTCCAGCGCGGCCTCGCGCGCCAGCCGGGCGCGTTCGGCTCGGTGCATGCAGTCAGCCCGCCACCGGCTCGCGGTTGCGGCGGTTGCGCTCAACCCAGCTCTGCATCTTCAGGATGTCCCGGCGATACCACACCGGCGTCGCCTGCAGCATCGCCGCTGTCGGCGGCATCACGCCGCGTTTGACCCATCGTCCGATGCGCGGTCGTTCGACGCCGAGCAGCGCGGCGGCCTCGGCCGTCCCGACGATGTCGAGCTGCCTGACCGCGCGCGGCTGCTTGGGCGGGCCGATCGGCTCGCTGCCATTCTCCTTGCTCATCGTTCTCCCTCTGGAGCGACTCGCGTGAGCCTGGCCGCGATCCGACTTCGCTTTCGCGCTCCCCCTGGTGGTCGTCATGATTCCTTCAGGGTAGCACACGATTGGCGTTACCGGTCCATCCGGCGCCGGATTGCCGCCAGCGTCTCGCACACCCACCGGCCAGCGGTGCAGCCCGCGCCCAGCGCGTCCAGCTCAGCACGCGTCGTGCGCGTCGTGATCCCGCACCGGCAAGCTCGCGCGCGGGGGCGCGCCATCTCCTCGCGAATGATCCCCTGGAGCTTGGTGCTTGCTTCGTTGTCGCGCTTGCGCTTGGCCTCCTTGCGAGCACGCTCAAGCTGCCGGTGACGGGCGCGCGCGGCTTGCTCCTCCGCGCGCGGATCCGTCGTCGTCATGATGCCTCGATGGCCTCGCGGACCGCCTCGGCGAGGTCGAAGCTCCACGTGCCGTCGATCTCCCGCTGCCGGTCGCTTCGCTCGCGGATCTCCCGGCGCAGCCGGATCAGCTCGTCGCGAGCCTCCTGCGGCATGTCGCCCCGGTATGCGGTTCCGCTGCGGTAGCCCGAGCTGCCGAGCTGCTCGTTTTCGCCGTTGACGACCGCGAGCACGTTGCCGGTGCCTGCATGGAACCCGGTCGCGGTGCCCTGCTGGAACGACACGCCGTCGTCCTTCTGGAAGTGCGTCATCCGGTAGAACGGCACGTTCACCTTCACCTTGCGCTGCCGGACCTGCGGCTTGGCCCTCTCAACGGCCTCGCTGAGCGAGGCACCGGTCGACAGCGCTTGCGCGTCGTCGTCCTCCGCGTGACCCTTCAGGTACACGCGGAAGGTGCCGCCCGCATTGATGTGAACCTCGGTCGGCACGTTGAGGATTGTGACTTCGGTCAACTTCACTGCTCACTCCTTTGGTTGTGGTCGGGACGTTCGCCCTGGAAGGATAGCACACCCTAACACGCGATGTGTGCTACAATGTAGGTGCGGCCGGATTGGCCGCGACTCCCCGACCGAGGAGGTATCGAAACAGTGGAAGTGATCCGGAAGACCAATCCGGGCGCCTACCGTCAACCGCGCTGGCATTACGCCGCCGACGCTGAGTCTAGCCGCACGATGTGCGGCATCGACGTCGCGCAGGTGAAGGGCGACCGTCGTGGCTCATGGAGCCGCGGGCGGATCGAGCGCCAGGACGCGAACGAGATCGGCCGTGACGGTTACGTCTGCGCTCGCTGCCGGACGAAGATCGAGGGCGGCGGCTCGGTGAAGATGAGCAAGGCCGCGATGAAGGCCTTGATCGCCCGCGCCGGTGAGGCCGGTGAGGCCGCGTTCCGCGGCGCCGTGCCGACGCCGATGATCGTGTATACGCCCCGGGACGTACTGGGCTCCCTGATGGGCGGCGATGACGGCGGAGCGGATCCCAACGAGCCCGTCTACGCAGTCAACGAGGGCATCTGCGGGACGGCCTGGGTGAACGTCAAGCCGGGCGGCTCACGGTTCGCGCGCTACCTGCTCAGCGAGGGCATGGCGCGGCGCGACAGCTACAACGGCGGCATCGCCCTGAGCACCTGGAAGATGTGCGGGGACCGGTACTCCCAGTCCTACGTCCGCTGGGACGCGGCGGCCACGGCCATCGCCAATGTCCTGCGCGAAGCAGGCATCGAGGCCTGGGCCCAGTCGCGCATCGACTGACACACGTCGTGTGCTACAATGGTGGTGCGGTCAGTGTGGCCGCACCATCCGACCGAGGAGCTTTGATGATCGAGATGAGCGCTGAGTACAAGCGCTGGTACAACAAGGGCTGGCGCTCTTCCAGCGGCGTCACCGCCACGCTGGAGCGCGGCGACGCGATGAACGCGCCCGACGCGTGGTACGACGGGTATCTCGACTACGCGGCAGGCCGCGAGAAGTGGCATCTGCCGCGCTGCCGGGGCTGCCCCGAGCATCCGGATCGGGGGAGCGGATGATGCGCAAGCGCCAGCAGCCCCGCCAACGGATCGTCGGCGAGCACTTCACCGCCGACGGCAAACCCAAGCGCCGGTTCGACACTCACGCGGAAGCGGAGGCCTACGCCGAGACCTACGGCTACAGCGTCCTTGTCTACCCCTGCACATTCTGCGGCGGGTGGCATCTCGCCACGCGGCGGACACCGAGGTACGACTGATGGACCGCAACTACTCGCTGATCAAGATCGCGCAGGGTGACTACCTGCTGCCGTCCAACGACGGCCAGACACTCTGGCGGATCCGCCGGTACGAAGACGGCCCGTCCTACGGGCTGGAGGAGTGGCCGCGAGATCGGACGTTCTGGGGCGCATGGAAGTACATCGGGCGGATCCCCTGGCAGGACGGGCTCGACAGCGAGACCTACGAGAACCTCGTCTACGACAGCGACGACTGGACCGGGCCGGTGGACTGGGAGTCCACGACGCGCGCTCAGGCCATCGACGCGGCGCTGAAAGAGAGCGCCTGATGGCCCGGCGGTGGGTGTGCCCCGTATGCGGCGGCGGCGTCAACGGACCCGACCGGCCGCGGCGCGACGACGTCCGACGGTGGTGCCTGCGCTGTAGCGAAACGACCGGCCGCCTGGTCGAGCGATCGAGCCCGGCGCTGGAGCGCCAGCGCGAGCAGGCCAAGACCAAGCGCGCCGAGCGCACCGCCAAGCAGCGCGAGCGCGCGCGAGTGACGCGGGCGCAGCGCGAGATCATCGACGGCGTCGACGTCGGCAAGGAGATCGCGCGGCTGGTCCGGCTGCCCGCTCTGCGCGACGAGCTGCCGTCGCGGATGCGCGGCCGCAAGGTCGACTGGACACTGCACCGGACCGACAACGGCAGCTACAGCGGCCGTGCCTGGCCCCGCAGCCGGATCCACCTGAGCCTCGGGGACATCCCGGCCGCGGAGGTGAAGATGATCACCTGCCACGAGCTGGCGCACTACGCGCTGCCCACCGCCAAGCACACCGACCGCTGGGCGCGCTGCTACGCGCGCCTGGTCCGTGAGGCCTACGGCGTGGACGTCCAGGCGCGGCCCGGCGAGAGCAAGTACGCGCTCGACCGGCGCGTCACCCAGGCGCTCGGCGGCAACGGGCGAGTCTGGATCGAGGAGGACGACTGATGCCCAGCCGCGAGCAGCTCAAGGTGATGGCGCCGCCGCGCTGGCGGACGCTGGCCAAGAAGTCAGCCGCGCGCGTCGACGCGCTCCTGCACACGATCGCGATCGCGCAGCTCTCGACCGACGTCGACCGGCGGGCGCTGCGCAACGTGCTGATCGCGGAGCTTGAGTCGCATCTCTACCACCAGGCGCGCGCCGAGGGTAAGGAGCACCGGGCCGCGCTGAAGAAGAGCCGCGAGGGCCGCGACCAGGTCGACGCGCTCGCGGGCTGGGCCTAGCCGGGGTGACCGGCCCAGGTGCGTGGAACCCGGGCCGGTCGTCTCCTCGGTACGAACCTTTAGGCGACCGCCAGCTCCAGGTCGAGCTGGCCGTCGACCGGTAGCGCAGACACTACCCAGACCTTGATCTCCGCGCGCGCCGGATCGCCAAACCGCTTCTCCGCGCGGACGGTCACGACCTGCCCGTCGTCGGCGTAGAGCACCGAGGTGAGCGCGTCGAGCGTCGAGCGCAAGAGCTTGTCGACGTCTGGTCTCACAGCCGGGAACGGCGGCGCGGAATCCTTGAGCTTGCACGCGTTGCGACCAGTGCCGTAGTGCCCAGCGTTGCGGGGCTGGTAGAAGATCACCTCCACGCCGACGGGCTCGCCGCGGGCGATCCGGCCACCGGCCAGCTCGCGGGCCTCCAGGGCGCAGCTCGCGACGGCGTTCTCCCAGGTGCGGCCGCGGGCGCCGGACGCGTTGCGGGTCACCACCACCGGGTTGCCGTTCTCGCGGGTGACGAGGCTGCCGTCCTTGCGCTTGGCGGCGAACGACGTCGTCGAACCCTTTGTGACGGGCTTGCCGATGACCGTGAATTGGATCACGGTGTGAGTCTACGGGCAGGCTAGGACGAGACTGGCGCTAGCCCGTGCTGGCAGACCGAGCAGACGACCACCGAGCCGTCCGGCCCAAGCTCCACCGGCTGATCCTCATAGCAGTAGTCGCAGTACATCGTGTCGCCGTTGACGGCCGCCTCAGCGGCCTCGTCTCTCCAGTCGGTGTCAACCATGGTTCTCCTCGGTCGGGTGCAGTTGCTGGATGTTCTTGATCCAGGTTTCGAATAGCGGCAGCGTCTCCACGTCCAGGCCCCAGGTGTTGCGCCGGGGCCGATACAGACGCGCTGTCTCCTCCCACATCGGCGTGAAGTCGGGCTCTGGCTCGTCGGTCGGCCACGCGAACTCCGGGAACAGATCCAGGTCGAGCGCGAGCTGAGTCGCCTCGCTGTTCAGGACGCGGGCGGCGTGCGCCTGCTCATGCTCGATGTCAAACAGGCGGTACTGGCCGTCGACGTTGTCGACAAGGATCTCGATGTCGGCATCGACGACGGCCATGGCGCACCTCTTAGAACCCGTGCTTGGCGTAGATCTTGTCGATCTGCGCTTCGAACTCGCCCATCGTCACCGGACGGCTCAGCCGGGCGGCCTGGCGGTCGAGGAACTTCTCGATCTCCTTCTCGGCCTTCAGGCGAGCAGTGACCCGGTTGACGTTCTCCTGCTTGATCGCGACGGTCACCTTGAACTGCTGGTCGGTGACGTCAACGTCCGTGGCGCGCTCCCACGTCGTCTCGTCGATGACCAGCTCCCCGCGTGCTCGTAGCCGGTCACGAACCCTGCCGCCGACCAGCCGACCGAACTCAGTCAGCATCAACGCAGCGGGAACGGTGCCGACCAGGTCAGATGTGACCTGGCCAGTCGTGACCGGCAGCCCGAGCGCCTGGCGGGAATCGACCGAAGCGTCGATCGCCTGCGTCAGCGGATGACCAGACCTGCGGAACCTACGTGACTTCATGACGTCTCCTGTCCTTGAGGGTCACTGGCGCGCTCCCTCGGCCTCGTTGGCGATCTTCGCCGCCTTGGCCGCGTCGTAGAGATCCATCAGCTCGGCGTACAACTTGCCGACCCGGGCGAGCCGCTCGTCCAGCTCGTCGAACTCGTCCACGTCGGTCAGCGCCAGCCGGAAGCCGTACTGCCCCCAGTGGATCGCAGCGAAGTCGAAAGCGCTGATGATCCGATCGAGCCGCGGCTCCATCGTCTCCTTGTGGAGCTTGTCGGCGAGCGCCGCCGGGCCAACCCCGCCGAGCTGGCGGCTCGCGGCATCCTCCGGCGGCTCGTGCTCGGCCGCGGCCTTCCTGCGCCGCAGGTAGCTCTCGGTGCTGGCGGCGGTGTCAACGTTGCCAAGCGCCTGCTGGCTGGCCTGCGTGGTGATCTCCTGCGTCACCTCCGGCGTCTCCATCGCCTTGGCGATGGCCGGTGCCAGCTTCTTGGCGTACTCCGGATTGGTCACGATCGCCCGGCTGATCTCCTCCACGCTCGCGCGCGGGCGCCCACCGGAATCGGTGGCGTCGAACACCTCGTCGAACCGCTCGATCGCCTCGTCTGAGACCTCGATGGTCGTGGCGTCATTCGGCTTCAGCTCCGCCGCCGCCTTGACCAGCCCCTCGCGGGCCAGCTTGTTCCAGGCGGTGAGATGACGCAGCACGCGTTGTGCGGTGGTGGTTCCCACTCGACCGAACTCCGCCGCGCTGGCCTTGCCACGAACCTCTTTCCGATCGGAAAGAGGTTGCCGGGCACCTTGGCCTGCGCCCTTCTCTACCGAGCACGCGACCAGCACCGCCAGTCGCATGTCCTTGCCCTGCCTGGACAGCGCACCGAACTCCTTGGCGTTGTCCTCCCACGTTCTCCTGCTCATTAGTCCTCCTGCTTGTAGTCGATGGTGTAGGTGACGGTCTCCGGGTCGGCGACCACTCTTCGCGGTCCACCGTGAGCAGCCCACTTGACGGCCTGCACCGCGTCCGCCACCTCTCGTTCAACACGTTTGCGGCCGAGATCCTCGGGGGTCTCAAACCGTATGGTCACAGTTGCCATGGTGCAGAAGACTAGCACAGGGTCGGAGGGTACCCAACCTGCGCTATCCTGCGCGGTGCAACCGACCGAGGAGCACCAATGCCCAAGAAGGTCTACGTCCGGTCCGTCATCGACGGCGAGCTGTACCACGTCAACGAAGGGTCGATCTATACCCAGCCCGCGTTCCAGCAGTGGTACGGCTGGACGATCAAGCCGAGCTACCGCCACCGGCCCGGCCTGCGCGACCAGTACCACCGCAAGACCGAAGACCTGATCGCGGTGATCCGGTACATCGAGAAGCTGATCGCGGCCGACCTTACCTACACCAGCACCTACGACAACGCCGTCGAGAAGGTGATCGACGAGTACGACGAGGAGCGGTTCGTCGAAGAGCTGGAATACCTGCGCGACAGCGTCAACGACGTGCTCAACAGCATGGCCAAACGCCGCCCGCTGCAACGCCGGATCGAGCTGATGGAACGCGTCCTCGACCCATCCGCGAACGCCGAACCCGGCGAAGTCGAAGCCGCCAAAGCCGCCATCGAGCGACTCAAGCGGCGGCTCAACGACTAAGCGAACCGGCCCCTCCCCTTTTCGACCACCCGCGTAGAAGAAGTCAGGGGAGCGGAGATCGGGAGCTTTCGCCCGGCCGCGCGGAGATGCGGTGCCGCGCGGTGTCCCGGGCGAAGGTCCCGATCGAGCACCCTGCCCCCTCCGGGAGGAGCCGGGTCCGGGCGGGTAGCCCGGTCGATTACCGCCCGAAGGGCGGACTCGTGTCGTCCCCCCCGCCGGGATGAGTTTGAGCGATCCCCGCGCTTCGGGCAGGCTGAGCAGCACCCTCTGACGGTGGTCAAGCCTGGGGCTGAGCGATGACCTTGAGCCGAACCTCCCCGTACTCTGCCGCCGGGCTGGCTACCGGCGAGCGGTGGCGAGGAAGAGGGGCGTGGCGGTTAGCCACAGCTCCAGTCATCGGCCTGTCGGATGCCCCGGCGCTCACTTCAAACAGCGTGCGCTGCGTCCGACTCCGCGCGATCTGCCGCGACCCGGTCTACACTGCGTCCCCTCTTCTTTCTGGCATGAGGGAAGGCTAAATGCGCCCCGGCGACGGGGCGCATTTGGATTTCAGGGGCACGCCGTCTCGCTCAAGAGTTCGGGCTGCAGCTCGTAGGTCCAGGTCTTCTTCAGCTTGGTGGGCTGGCGGCAGACGATGCCGCGATCGCCAAGCTCATCCAGGGCCTCGTAGATCTTGGAGTGCGCGTAGCCGATCTTGCGCTGGTGGTAGAGGCTGTCGCGGATCTGGGCGCACGTCTGCGGTCCGTGGTCGCGAACAGCCTGGTAGACGTACTCGCGCAGGCTGAATCGGGGTGTGGCGTCGAACGTGGGTAGGCGCTCCTGGTTGCCCTCGACGTAGCGCTGGAAGCCGCGCTTCCGGTCGAAGTGGACGGGCCAGTGGTTGCCGACGGTCGCGCCGTCCTCGGCGGCGTCGCCCTCCCTGTCCTTCCACCAGTGAACCCAGGTCATGCCCGGCGACTTGCGCTCGACCCCCAACAACATCTCGGCGCCCCACTGGTATGCACTGCTTCCGAACAAGTCGTGCGGGCTGAGCTTCGGGGCGCCGTGCTGGTTCTGCGGCTTGCGGCAGTGCATGGGCAGAATCAGGGCGAACTGGTAGCGGTCGCGCCAGTCGTCGAACCGGCGCATCAGCTCCGCTGCGGCCCTGGTGTCGTTGGGGTCGCCGCGGTGGCACTTGTACAGCGGATCGCACAGCACCAGGTCGAACCCGCCTTGGGCGAACGTCTTCTCCATGAAGGTGATCGCCTCCTGGTCTGAGTCGAGCCCGAGCCCGTCCGGCACGCGCAGGTACTTGACGTGGTCTGAGCGGTCCAGGCCGACCTCACGCAGCACGCGTTTGACGGTGCGGGTGCCCTGCTCGACGTCGACGACGAGCGCGTTGATCTCGCGGTCCTTGCGGCCCTTCCACTTGGGGCGCAAGAACTCGCGGCCCTCGACCGCGCAGGCGACCATGTGCATCGTGAAGGTGGTCTTTCCGTGGCCGGTCCAGCCGCCGATCACGATCCGGTGGCCTCTGTACAGCAGCGGCCCGAGCAGGTAGCCCTCCTCGTCGGGGTCCGGCAGCGCCATGATCTCCCGCGCGGTGAGCACCTCCATCTTCGGTCTAGCAGGCTCCCCGTCGGTGACGTCGACCAGCTCGGACAGCGGCAGGCCGCCCTTCACGTGGTCGGTGACGTCCTTGCCGATCGCGGGCTGGAACACCTTGACAGCGACGGCGACGCCGTCCAGCGCCGCGCGGACCTGCAGGGCGTGGTCCTGCCCGGGGCGTTTGCCGGTCTTCGGGTCGACCGGGTCGGCGTCCTGGATGATCGCGACCTTCGCGCCGCGGAGCGTCTCGGAGTACTGGTCGCGCCACTTCCCGGCGCCGCCGGGGCACGTCGTCGCGACCTTGCCCTTGCCCTCCAGGGTGTGGACGTCGCGTTCGCCTTCGACGACGCAGATGATCTCCCCGGCGTTGACCGCCTCGATCACCTTCGGCAGCCGGTACAGGACGCGGCGAGTGTTGCCGAGCTGGTACTCCCAGCCGCCGTGGCCGTTGGGGCGGCGCTGGCGGAACGCCTTGGGCCGCATCCGCTCGACCTGGAACAGCAGCGTGTCGTTCTCGTCGACGTAGTCGTAGCGTTCGATGACGACGCGCTCGGGGATCGGCGCGGGCTCGGCTTCGAACAGCTCGCCCATCTCCAGGCCCATCGCGGCCGTCAGCGCCTCCAGGGTGCATCCGGCGTGGCAGAAGATCAGCGCGCGGCCGTCGTTGCCCTGGTCGAGCTTCAGGCTCGGGCTGCGGTCCTCGTGCGCCGGGCACTTGGCGTTCCACCCATGCTGCTCCGAGCCCTTCGCGTCGCAGTCCAGCGCCCAGAGACGCGACAGCACCTTGGTGACGGCTTCAGACGGCATCAGACCTCCAGGGGCCCGCCGGGCCCGTTCCACGCGAACAAGGCAGCCGAGCACACATCATGCGCTTTGGCCGGTAGACCATTCACGTTACACCCGCCCCCGGGCGCCCACAACCTGAAAGATCCCGCAGTTTGCGGGCTAGTCCGTCAGATGCGACGCGGACAGCACCTGCCCGAAATGTCGGCGCTCGGTGCCGACCCGGAACCCCTTGTCCTTGATCGGCGGGAAGGCGACGTACTCGACCTCGATCTCCAGCACGACCCGGACCCGGTCACCCTCCGAGAACTGTCCCTCCACCGCCAGCGGCGGCACCGGCGCCAGCTTCAGCGTCGAGTCCGACAGATCCCACTCCGACCCGAGGTCGAAGCTGAGCTGCTCGACCGTGCCCGTGAGCGCTGAGCCGAGCACCGTCGGGGCGTCCATGTCGTCCAGCGACTCGTGCTCGCCCTGCTCGTCCACGACTTGGCCGTTGCTGTTCTGCCGTGCCATTGCGGTCTCCTTCGGGGTCTGAGTGGAGTGGGGTGTGTCCCGCCGGGGACGCCGGGTAGTAGCGGGCGATCCACCAGTCAAGGTCCAGCTCGTTGATGAACGCCCAGTTCTCCGCGGTGAGCAGCGACCGCGGCACGCGGTGGAACGCGTCGGTGTGCCGCGTGTGGCATCGCTCGCACAGGCCGATCCCGGAGCGCGGATCCCAGATCAGCGTCCCGGGCGCAAGATGCCGGTTGCGCTCGACCTGGCGCAGCCGCTCGCGGGTGATCACGTGGTGGCCATGCTTGGCCAGCCGGGCCTTGCAGGCCGGGCATTGCTTAGGCGGACGACCGACTACCTGCCGATGCCAGGCCCGAGCCCGCGCGGCGGTTTCGGTCATGGAGCGGGCGGGTGCGGTCGGGACACAGGAGGCCACGATACGCCTCGGACGCGACGCGTCGGTACTTCGATTGGGATGATGTCCGAGCTGCCTGACACGATGGTCTGAACCGACCGAGGAGGACCCCGCGCATGATCGCGCGCACGCCGTATCCCAAGGCGCTGGAGGAGTTCCCCAGCGTCCGTCAGAGCACTCTCTCCGCCTTCGATGAGTGCGGGCTGGGCAGCCTGTTCGAACGCCGCTACCGCAAGACGTGGTCTGACTCCGCGGCCGGACGCGGGATCATCTGGCATCGCGCCGCGGCGAAGATGCTGCGCGAGATGGCCGCGCAGGAGGAGGAGCGGATCGAGGTCGACGTCGGCCTGGCGATCCTGCTGGAGACGCTGCGGCAGGCCGACGTGCCGATCGAGGACATGGTCACCTGCCCGATGAAGGAGATCAACGACCTGATCTGGATGACCAAAAAGTTCTGCTCGGAGAACTCCTGGAACATCGCCGGGCTGGTGTCGGTCGAGGAGCGCCTGGCGGCGACGCTGTACTACCCCAACCCGGAGGGCGGGTCGGTCGAGCGAATCTTCTCCGGGCAGCTCGACGCGCTGTTCGCGGAGGGCGAGAACCTGGAGCGCGGGATCGTCATCGACTGGAAGACGGGTTGGTGGCTGCCGCCGCCGTCGGAGATCTCCGAGGGCGGGTTCTTTCAGCAGCGGGCGTACGCGCTGCTGTGCTTCCGCAACCATCCGACGTTCACGTCGATCACGCTCCGGGAGTTCTACCCGCGGTACTCGCAGCCGCGGGAGGCGACGCTGTACCGCGAGCAGCTCCCCGAGATCGAGGAGAGCATGACGGCGCTGGTCGAACGGTTTGACCGGTCGGTGCAGGAGGACGTGTGGCATCCGAGCCCCGGCAACCATTGCGGTCACTGCCCCCGGCCGATGGCGTGCCCGATCTTCCCCAAGGCGCGGCGCCGCGGCGCGATCCGGTCAGCGGAGGAGGCGGCGCTGGCGGTCGCGCAGGTGCTCGTCGGCGAGAAGGCGATCGCGCAGAACAAGGAGGCGCTGAAGGCGTGGGCGGCGGTACATGGGCCGGTGCCGGTCCGCGACGCGAAAGCCAACCGGGTGTACGGCCACCGCGTCCAGGTGCGTACGCGGCGGCCGACGCGGGAAGAGACCACCAACGCGCTGGCGGCGGGCCGGTCACCGGAGGATCTGTATCGGGATGAGGTCGGCACGCGCTTTGACATCCACATCCCGAAGCCGCAGATGGAACCAGAGCCCGAACTGGAGGAGCAGCTCCGCCGCTCCCTGGAGCTGGCCGAACAGAGGAGACGAGATGGCTGAGACCGAGGTAAAGCCAGAGGCAGAGACGCCGGGAAGCAAGCTGATGCCGGTCAGGGCGATGCCGACGCCGGTGACGCACCCGGCGCGGTTCGCGTTCGATAACGAGCAGCTCGCCCTGATGAAACGGACCGTCGCTCGCGGCGCGGACGACAACGCGTTCCTGATGTTCCTGGAGCTGGTCGGGCGCTACCAGCTCGACCCGTTCGCCAAGCAGGTGTACCTGGCCAAGATGCCGGGCAAGGACGGCGAACCGCCGAGCTATCAGACGATCGTCGCCCGCGACGGGCTGCTGGCCATCGCCAACCGCAACGACGCGTTCGGCGGCATGGAGGGCGACGTCATCTACGCCCAGGACGTCATCGCCCGCGGCGCTGACGGCTTCATCCACACCTACGCGCCGGTGGCGGCGATGGAACGGCTGACGTCCAACATCGTCGGCTCATGGGCGCGCGTGTTCCGCGACGGGCGCAAGCCGACGTTCTTCCTGGCCAAGTACGCGAGCTACAAGCGCAGCAACAAGGCGTGGACGAACTACCCGGACGCGATGATCCTGAAGGTCGCGGAGTCGATGGCGCTGCGCAAGGCGTTCTCGATCACCGGCCTGATCCCCGAGGACGAGGTCGGCGCCCACTACGACGAGCGGGTCGGCGGGATCGTCGAGCAGGATCGGCCGGTCGATCAGGAGCCCGACTGGGGTCCCGACGAGGCGCTCGGACGGCGCCTGCAGGACGCGTTCACGGAAGCCAACCGGCTGCGGCCGGGCAGCTTCCTGCCCCAGAAGGTGCGGCTCAAGCTCGCCGGAGCCGACCAGGCGCAGCGGACCGCGATCCTGCAGGAGGTCACCGACTTCGTGCTGCGTCACGGCGGGTCGCTTCCCATCGAGGGCGAGGCCATCGAGGAAGCTCCTGAGAGCCCCACACGGCCCGCCTGAGCCCTTCCGGGCCCCTCTCCCTACCTGGGAGCCCGGGAACAAGAAACGGCCGCCTCTGCGGGGCGGCCGTTTCTGCGAGCGCGCGAGCGAGTCATCCCGACCGAGGAGTGAGGGTCGTTCGCGTGCCTCGCGCCTCGCAGGATACACGACGGGTGCTACGTCTTGACGATGTAGATCGCGGCAGCGTACGGCTGGACGTTGTTGTGCGAGCTGTCGGCGTTGCGGGCGCCGAGCGCGTGCGTGTGGTTGGAGCTGATCCCGGCGGTGTTGCCGTTGACGCCATGCGAATGGTCCGGGCTGTCCGCGCCGGTCGTGTTGCGGTTCTGGGTGCTGGCACGGTCCGGGTAGATCAACGGGTACGAGCCAGCGGTGATGGCCATGTTGTTAGCGGCGAACACCCAGTTGTTCGATGCTGGTACCAACTGACCGGTGTCAACCGTGGCGTGATTGTGCCGGGCGCTCGCGCCGCCGCTTTGGATGCTGACGCCGTGCGAGTGGTCGTTGGAGACGTAGCCGGTGCCGCCGTTGCCGTTGGTGCCCGACTCGGCCGCGGCGAGCAGGTGAGCCTCTTCGCCGCGCTTGGGGCTGGCCGTGTCGAGCGTCCCGCCGCCGTACTCGCCGCGGACGCGGTTGGTCAGGCCCGCGCCCTGCCCTGCCCCGATCGGGACGCGGCCGCGGAAGTCCGGGACGTTGAACGTGGTCGATCCGTCGCCCTGCCCCCACGGCGACGTCGCGCCACCGAGGGCCGCGAACAGCGCCGGGTAGGTGGTGCGGCTGACTGCGGAGCCGTCGCAGGCGAGCCATCCAGCGGGCGGGGCCGCCACGGCGGTCAGCTTGAGGTCGCCCGGCTGCCAGAGCTGCGCGCCGTCGACGCCGCCGTCGATGAGCTGGCGGAGGTTCAGGATGCGCGTCCCGTCGAAGACCGCCTCGCCGATCTTGCGGTAGTGCGCGGCCGTGGGGTTGCCGGTCAGCAGCGCGGTCAGCGCGAACGTGTAGTCGGTCGAGTCGGTCTCGGGCGGCGGCGGCGTCGGGTTGGTCGCGAACGCGTTGTTGCCGGTGGTCGCGAAGATGCTGTACGTCCCGGCCGCGCCGGTGACGGTCGTCTGGACGGTCGCTGAGATGTAGCGCCACAGGCCGTCGATCCCGAGCGACACCTGCGCGTTCCCGACGCCCGCGGCAATCTGGACCTGGTTGGAGCCGATCTGCGTCAGGAACAGGTTGCGGCTGCCGACGCCGACGAACTCCTGGAGCGCGTCCAGGAAGTCCTGGGGAATCGGCTGGCCGTAGTTGAGCTGCCGGTGCTTGCTCACAGAGTGCCTCCGATGTTCGTGATGCCGACGAAGAAGCCGTCGGAGTAGCCCTCGGTGATCGCGAGGTGCGCGGGCGTGAGGTCGCGGATGAACGGCCAGCCAAAGCCGCCGTACGCCTGCGGGATCCGGATCGAGACCGTGTTCGGGGGCGGTCCACTCGCCTGCATGGTCGCGCTCTGCCCCGGCGTACCCGCCCACGAGTAGCCGGACGTGTCCCCATCGACGTACGGACCCATCGCAGCCGCCTGCGACACCATCGCACTGTCCGCAAACACAGTCACGGCGGATGACGTGGTCGTCTGGAAACCGGCCGAGACACCCGTGCGGTTCGCGGTCGGCGTCCAGGTGACCGAATACCGCGTCCACGTGGTGGTCAGCGTGAGGTTCGCGCCCTGAACCACGTCGGACGCACTGCCGAACAGGAGGACAACGCGCTCCCCACCGGCATTGCCCTTCAACCAGACCGAGAACGTGTACGGCTCGCCACTGGTGAACGTGCCAGAGAGCGGGACCTCCGCACCGACCGCGCCGCCGCTAGGGGCGACGACCTGCATGCCTTTCGACCCCGCCTGGGCCTGCGCCTGGCACGTCAACGCCCCGCCAGCGCTGTTGAAGTTGACGCGCGAAGCCCACACCGCCGGTGCGCTTCCGACCGTGTCCTTCTCAAACGACGGGTTCGGTACGAAGTTCGCGGTGACGGTCGCTGCCGGGTTGTACTCCTGATAGGACCAGCTCGTCCCGAACAGCGCGGTGATGGTCGCCTCCCAGTCCAGGCCGCGACCCTGGCCTTTCAGGCGCCGCATGGTTGCGAGCACGAGCTGCTGGCGGGACGCGAGCGTCAGCCCGGGCGGGTCGACCGGCAGGCCGAGGAGCTGTTCGAACATCGGCAGCAGCGCGTCGGCGGTGCTGGGCAGGAAGTTCAGGATCACCGCCTGGCGCGCCTGCTCCAGCCGGAACAGCTCGTTGGCGACGACCTGCAGCACCGCCTGGACCTCGTAGGCCGTGCGCTCAAACGGCGGCACCTCGCCGAGCAGATCAGCCGGAGTGTCCTCGCTCAGGGCGACCGTCGTCATGACGCCGGAGGAGAAGACCGCGAGTGGATCGGAGACCGCCATGCTCAGCCGTCCGTCAGGGTCACGGTGCCCAGCAGCGCCACCTGCGGCGACGCGCCCGCCGCGAGCGTGATGTCGTTGGTGGCGTTGTTGACCAGCAGGCTGTTGACCTTGTGGACGCCGGTGACGAAGAAGGCCGCCTGGACGTGCTCGTAGATGATCGTGTCGCCCGGCTGCAGGCCCTGCAGGTAGGTCGCCAGCGCGGACATGATCGCCTGCCGCGTCGCGATGGTGTTGCCGGTGCCGTCCAGCGAGTAGCCCTTCTCGGCGACGACCGTGGCCGAGATCGTAACCGTCAGGATCGAGGACGTGACCACCGTCACCGTCGCGCCAACCGGAGCCTGGCCCTGCCCAAGCCCCGGCACCGGGTCAAGGAACTCCTGCAGCGCGGTGACCGTCGCGGTCGCGACCGGAGAGCCGTCCGCGTTCATCGCGACGACCAGCACCGTCCCGGCACCCGTTGGATTCTGCGCCGTCACGTTCCAGCACGGGATCACCGCCACGCGCGAGACGCCCTCCCCCGCCGACCAGCGCCGATAGTCGGTGACGTTCCCGCCGCCCGACGTGCCGACGTACTCGCCGAGGATCCGCAGCCGGAAGTCGTCGTCTGACTCCAGCTCGGTGCCGCCATCCATCGGCACCGGGTTCGTGACCGAGATCACCGTCGGCAGCACCGTGTCCAGCGACGTGACGGCGTTCGGGGCAACGTCGCCCGCCGTGCCCGGCGTCAACGCGACCGCGTCGAGCGTGATGCCCGACGTCGTGTTCGTCGTCGGTTCGATCGCGGCGACGTTCGGCGTGACGTTGCCGTTGTCGGTGTAGGTCAGAGCGGTCGTGTTCCCGAGCAGCGCGCCGGTGGACTGCGCCGTCTGCGTGACGTACACGTTGTAGGACGTCGCGCCCGTGACCGCCCCCCAGGTGATCACGTTCTGGCCCGCCGTGCCCGTCGTCGTGCCCGCGATGTCGGCGGTGCCGGTCGTCTCCCCGAACGCGTTCAGCGCGGTCACGTGGTAGTAGCGGGTGGCTGCGGTCAGCTTGCCGCCCGCGTTGTTCGGGGCCACCGCCACGCCGGTCGGCGCTTTCAGCGGCGCGCTGGTCGTGCCGCTCGCGGTCGTCTGGTAGCTCTGCACGTCGCCGGTCAGCGGAGCGACCGCCGACGCCTGCGTCCCGGCCGCGATCAGCGTCGCCGCTGACGCGAGGAACGTGAGCTGCCCGGTGGCGGGCGTCGCCGGGTTGCGCGTCAGCCCGAACGTGGTGCCGTGCTCGTCGAGATAGTCGCCCCACGCGGTCGACGGGAACGCCGCGGCGATCGTCTCGGTCATCGCATCCCACAGCCGCGCGCACTCCATCGCGGACGGCTGCGTCATGTCCCAGTAGAACGAGCCCTCGCGGGTGTCGACCCAGTCCGGGTCGTCGTCGGTCAGCCCGGCGTTGGCGTCCTGATCCATCCGGGCCCGGACGCGCGCGAGCGTCTCGGAGAAGATCTCGGTGAGGTCGGTGACGTCGGTCGTTTCAGATCACCACCCTTCCGCCCTTCCGACAGTTACAGGGACCGCACGCTGGCTGCGTGTTGGCGTACGAGTTGCATCGTCCGGTGAGCCGAGGCTCGCGCCCGTCCCTCCTGACGTAGAACTGGTCTGCGGGCTTGTCTCGGCCGCAAGCTATGCAGGTCTGGGACAGGGGGATCATGTCGCGATCGGAATATTGCTGAATTCAAGCGGCTGCGCCTCTAGCGGCGGCGCCGCGTCAACGACCACTGTGAACGACGCGTAGAGCGCCTCGTCAAACGGATCCTGCGAGAACCCGAAGCCCTCGACCGCGACGATCCGGTCGTGGACGAGCAGCGCCTCGGTGAGCCCGTCCTCGTACGCGGACAGCAGCGCGTCGTCGGCCTGCTGGCCGATCAGCCCGTACGGCTCTTCGACGCCGTACTGGTCGGAGTAGATCGGGTGGGCGTACCGGGCGGTGCGGGCGGTCTTCTCGATCCACATGATCAGGCTGTCCAGCTCGTAGGTCGCCTGGGGCGCGGACCCGTCGCGGATGAACTGTCCGGCGATGAAGTCGAAGCGCCAGCTCTTGCCGAACGGGATCGGCGCGTCTGGCCCGGCATCCTCGACGGGCGCGAGCGCCGCGTCGAGCTGGAGGTCCGGGTTGATCAGCCCCGGGTCGGGTGGGATCAGGTCGTAGTCAAGCGAGTCGGGTTCGATGATGCTCATGGCGTTAGATCGTGATCGTTTGGGTGGCCTGGTCGGTGAGCCCGTCCTCGTCGGTGAGCGTCAGCGTCACGTCATAGTCGCCGAACTTGGTGAACGTGTACGTCGGCGTCGGGCCTGCATCGGGCGCAGCCGTGTCTCCGAAGCTCCAGTCGTAGCGGGTGATCGGAGTCGAGCCCGCCGTTGACGCGCTCGCATCGAACTGGATCTGGTCGCCCTTCTGGGGGTCGGCCGGTGTGAATGTGAACGACGCGACGGGAGGCGACGGCTCGACGTCCGGCGGCACCGGCGGCAGCGTAGCCGGGAATCCCGGCAGTCCCTCGATCGGATACTGCCCCGGGGCCACCCGCGACAATTGCACACGGGTCAGTGCGTTGACGTGCTGGGTCAGGATCGTTACCTGCGCAATGACCTGCTCAGGCGTAGGGCTCGCCAACGCCAGAAAGTCCGCGTTGGCATCGACCGCCGCCAGAGCGTTGCTCGCAGCCTGCTGCCTGACTGCCTCCTGTTGCTGCGGCGCACCCGGCGCGAACGCCTCCCCGTCGTAGATGTAGCCCGGCTCGGGTCGCGGGTCCTCGTCGGTCACGTCCACGAACGCGGGCGCGGTCATGTGCGGCGGTACGGTGTCCGCGCCGTAGTCGTACAGCGTGACGACGACGGCGGGGTCCTGCTCGTGGTCCAGCTCTGCGATCAGGGTCATCTTCCTCTCCTCTGGTGACGTCAGCCGACTCGCACGGGCCGCACCTCAAGGTAACGTTGGGACCACGTCGGGGTGACGTTGACGTACTGGTACTGCATCTTGAACGTGGTGCCCGCGGCAATGCCGGTCGCCCGGAACTTGTCTGACGGAGTCGAGGTGACGGCCGCTCCGCCGCCCGACGGGCCGTCCAGCCTAGCCATGCGCGTTGGGGCGCCGCCGCCTACTCCAACCCCTGCGATCCAGATGAACCCGCTGGTCGGTGCTGCGCTCATGAAACAGCCGTACAGCACGTCGAAGTCACCGCCAAGCGGCGGGGTGACAAGCGGGCCGGGAGTCGCCAGGTCAACCCATGCGCTGGCTGTCGATGCGGTCTGCCCCGTGGTCACGTCGGCGCGGAGTGGTGGCCCGCCAACACACTCCCACTTGTACGTTGACGAGGATGCGGCCCGGTACTTCAGATGCCAGACGATGCCGTTCGTGGCGTCAGCGACGAAGTAGCACTCCTGCCCATCGACGGGGCTGCCCGGGAGCGAGGTGACGGTCGGCGCGGGGTTGCCGGGCGGCCCCTGCGGCCCGGTCGGCCCGGTCGGCCCGGTCGGCATCTGCGTCACGGTCTCGGTGTCGAAGCTGAGGTCGATGTAAACACCGGTCCCCGCGTAGGTCGGTGAGACGTTGCCTGCTGCGCCTACCCCCACATAGGTTCCGGCCGTTCCGCTCGCTTGGAGGTTGTCGAAGACTTGGTCGGTCTTGGGGCGGTAACCCACCGGCAACGTGAACACCGACGTGCCAGTCGCGCCGCCACTGGCGTTGGTAGCGCGCACCCACACTCGGCCCAGCGGGTCCTTGCGGTACTGGACCGTCCCGGTCCAACCATTCAGGAGACTGGTTGCGCCGCCGTCGCTCCCAACCGTATGCCACGGGTCGATCGGCACCGTCGCGTTGCCGCCCGTCGGCCCAGGCGGCCCCTGCGGCCCCGCGCCCTGGCGCGTGGCTGAGAAGTTCCCGATCCGGAAGCTCGTCTGCGCAGCGCTCTGCCAGAGGAAGACGCAGATGCGATCGCCAACAGCGCACACGAGGTCGGCGGCAGCGAGGATCGAGCAGTAGTTGTTACCCGATGTTCCGTAGGTGGCATCGCTGTTGACGAACTGCCCATCGGTCACGGTGGTGGGGGTCGCGCCCGCCTTGCGATTCAGCGACATATTGAGGTTCGTGTTGTCGGCGAGAGCCGACGACGCGAAGACGGCGGCTGCGAAGCTGTAGTTGCCCGCCTTCAGGATCGTGAGCGACCCGTCGGCGTTGGCGGTGAAGTCGGCATTGGTCCCATCGGACTTGCTGATGGTGAGAGTGGGAAGCGTCACAATCGTCCACGCCTGCGACGGGATCGCCTGAGCGGCGGCAGACGTGTTCTGAGTCTGGGCGTAGACGTCGAGGGTGCCCGGTGCTCCCGCGGGCCCCGCTTGCCCCTGCGGTCCCTGCGGTCCCGGTCGGCCGCCCACGTCCACCTTGACGACGGAGAGGTAAACCGTGGCGGCGCTGTTACTCAAGGCAAGCCCGGCAGGCTGAGCCCAGACGTACAGCTCCAGATAGTCGCCCGCAGCACACTGCAGGACGGCCGACACCGGGACGCCGATCCCGCCAGGGTTGCCGCCAACGACGCCCCCGGCGCACGCGGTGGCCCCGTTCTTGTAGATCATCGCCTGCATCGACTGTGTGCTGCTGGTCGCGCCGCCCGCCGTAATAACGCCGTTGACCTGGTAGTAGCCTGCGACCGGGCACACGTAGCGGCTGGTGGCAAGCGTGACATTGCCGCCCGCGTCGAAGGTCGTCGCGTCGAGCGGGACCTTCTGCGTGCCTGCGGTCGTGCTGTACGCCGCGCTGCGGTACAGCAGCGCGGCGGTCTGCATCGCGTAGCCCATCGCGTAGCCCTGATCGACCCACGCCCCACTGACCCGCCTGAACACCTCGCTGTCAGACGAGCGCACGCACTGATCGCCGTCCTGCTCGCCCGCGAATGTGCTCGCGGGCGGCGTCCCCGAGCCGGTGTAGGTGTACCACTGGGCTCCACGCTGCCCACCGACATCGACCTTGACCACGGAGAGGTAGTTGCTCGTAGGGTCGTTGAAAAGAGGCTCCGTCGCACTGGCGTAACCCCACAGTTCGAGGTAGTCGCCAGCGTTGCACTGGACGACGTCGGCCACATTGACATGCGACTCGGCATACGTGTTCACCGCCGCCAAGCCGCTGCCCTGCGCGACCCTCGCTCCGTTCTTGTAGATCCCAGCTATAAGCAGCGCATTCGTGGTGTTGTTCACCACGACGCAACCCTCTACCGAGTAGTAACCCGCGGTCGGGCACACGTAGCGCCCGGTGGCGAGCTGCATGGCCCCGCCGCTCGCGTCAAAGCTGAGCGTATCGACGGGTATCTTGTGCCAACTGCTCGTGAGGCTGAACGCCGCCATGAGGTATGCCCGAGCAGCCGTCTGCATCGCCGTCGCGTACACCGCCGCCGTCTGCCCGACCATCACGACCGACAGGAAGTTGACGTCGGCCTCGACGAGCAGGCTGAGCGCCTGGCTGGTGTAGACGTACATCTCCAGGTAGTCCCCGGCGTTGCATTGCACGATGTCTGAGCCGTGCGCGCTCAGCACCCCCGAGGCGGTCGGCGTTGCCTCGGTCAAGATCTCCTTGGAGACCTGCGCGCCGTTCTTGTAGAGGCAGACGCCCATCGCGCCGCCCGCTGACGCGCTCAGCGTCGCGCCGAGATTGGCCTGATACCAGCCCGACGCGGGGCACACGTACCGACCGCTGCCGAGCGCCATGTTCCCGCCGGGATCGGTGGAGACGGTATCGACGGGGATCTTCGTCCACGCAGCAGCACCGATCGAGAGGGCTGCCTGCCGGTATGCGCGGGCAACGGTGACCGGCGCAGGCGTGCTCGGCAACGCTGCGACCATCGACACCGCCAGATACGTCACCGATGGTCCAGGGCTCACTGGCCCGGACCCGTATGCCCATAGCTCAAGGTAGTCGCCCGCGTTGAGCTGCATTACATCTGCGGCCGAAAAGGCGGTGTTGTTTGAGACCGACGCCTGAATCTGGCTGCCGCGCGCCCGTTCCACGCCGTTGACGTACACCGACACGATGAAGAACGAACTCGCACCAGGGACGTAGTTCACGAGGGCGTCAACTTGGTAGTAGCCCGGCGTCTGAATCTGGATGCGGCCGTTGGCGGTCTGCACTATTCCCGCCGTGTCGAAGGAGATCGCGTCGAGCGGAACCTTGACGAAGTTGGCAGCGAGCGTGAGCGCAGCATTGCGGTACGCCCGCGCGGCCACCGCTCCCGTGGTCAGACCGCTCTGAAGCTGGGACTGCTGACCGACCTGAACAATCGACAAGTAGTTGTAGGCGGGGCCCGTCCCCGTCATGAGCGGCCACGCCCCGCTGGTGTAGCTATAAAGCTCAACGTAGTCGCCAGCGTTCAGATTGAGGACATCGCTGACGTTCGCGCGGACGTAGCCGGAGCTGTCCGTGTAGGGCATAACTCCGCCCGTGGTTCGCAGCGCGCCATTGACGTAGATCGCGGCGTGGGACATGAGGTTCGTATTGGCGGCGCCCGGCTGCCACGCGGTCTCGCCGTTGACCTGATACTGCCCAGTCGCCGGTGCGACGTAGCGGCCATTGGCAAGCTGCAGGTTGCCGCCGGGATCGAAGACGGTGGTGTCAAGCGCGATCTTGTTCCACTGAGCCGCCACACCCGTGAATGCAGCGTTGCGATAACCGCGCGCAGCGGTGACCGGCGCCGCCGTAGCTGTCAGCGACGAGATCAGCGACAGCGACAGATAGTTGTTGTTCGCTTGACCAGCATTGAGCGTCTGGGCCGCCATGCAGAACGCCCAGATCTCGACGTAATCCCCAGCGTTGAGCTGGAGCGTGGCCGCCACCTCGGAGGCGTTCCAGTTTGCTGCAACCGAAGCTCGCGACCCCCGGTTGCGCTCGACCCCGTTGACGTAGATCGAGCACACGAAGTCACCTACCGCATAGGTGATCTCCCCCAGGCCACCGGAGATCTGGTAGTAGCCCGCCTGCTGAACCTGTATGCGCCCCTGGGCAACCTGCACGATCCCAGACGTGTCGAAGGACACCGTATCGAGCGGGATCTTCGTCCAGCCGGTGGCAAGCGCAACCGCTGCATTGCGGTACGCGCGCGCCGCCACGGTCGCCGCCATCCCACCGGGGATCGTCACGTCCGTCGAGCTGCTGGCTCCGTTGTCGGTCGCCGTGACGCCCGCGCCCTTGAAGTTCAAATTGGTGCGCGCCGGTAGCGCAGCCCCTTCGTCCTGGATCGTGTGCCCGGCGCCACCGCCACCGCCTCCGCCGTTACCGCTCCCGGCGCCAGCGATCCACTTCGTCCCGTTCCAGTACAGGAGCTGGTCGAGCCCGAGGTCGTAGTACTCCTCGCCGCGGGCCGGGGAGGCCGGAGCGCTCGCGAGCCGCGGGGCGCGGAGCCTGCCGATGGTGTCAGGCACCAGCGCCCCCGTTGCCCGACACGGGAACGTCCTCCGAGACGGGAAGACTCTCCGCGGGCAGCTCCGCGGCCAGATGCTGGACCAGCGGCGGGTCCCCGGACGGCACCGGCTTGATCGTCACGTCGATCGTGCGCTCCACCATGAAGATGTCCGCGTCGGTCACGTCGCTGACGTAGACCTCGTCGCTGGGCGGCAGCATGCCAGTCGCAATGATCTCCTGCACCGCGTCCTCGGGGCTGTCCGCCCGGTTGAGCATCGCCCACGTCGGAGCTATATCGGTCTCCGCCGGAGACTGGTTGACTACGAAAACGATGTAGATCGGCATTGTTATGCCCCGTCCGTCGTGTCGAGCTGATCTGCCACCAGTCGGATCAGCGCAGTCGCCTGCCGGGTGAGCGCCTGCACCTGCGCCAGCACCTGCGCGTTAGTGGGCGACTGCAGCGCCTGGAACGTCTGGTTGCCCTTCAACGCGTTCGCAGCCTTTTGGTTCAGCGACCGGCGGTTGACGTCAGCGACGGGCTCAGTAAACGTCGCCCCGTCGTACGCCCAGCCGATCTCGGGCTGCGTGGGCAGGTCGGTCACGTCCACCACCCAGTGCGTGTCCTCACGGATGTCGGCAGGGTGGATTTCCTCACCTGCGGTGATGAGATTCGTCACCACGCCCTCGGTCTTGTCCACGAACGCGTATGTCCCTACTGCGGCCATAGTTTCCCTTCGATCCAGAGGTGTGACGGCGCGGTGTAGTACTGGAACGAGCCGCCCGAGGTTGCGAGCGCCGGTGTGATCGTGTACGTCTGATTCGCCGCCAGCCGGAAGATACGCAGGAACGCGCGGCCCTCGTAGGTCTGCACCTGGCTGTGCTGCGTGATCACCCAGCCGTCGGTGGCGCTGATTCCATCCAGGTCGGCGGGCGAGAGGCCCATTGTGAGCTGCGTGTAGTAGTACGCGGCCGATACCGCCAGGATGTTCGCGCAGTAGAAGTTGACCTCCCACCACGACGGCACGGTCGGCGTGACCGTCAGGATCAGCGCGTTCCCGGCACCTCCGCCGCCTGCTCCGTCCAGGATGTTGGCACTCCCGGACATCGTGTTGTAGCCCGCGTACTTGCCGATGTTGCGCTGCACCGAGCCGCCCGGTCCCGGTCCTGGCGGTCCTTGCGGGCCGGGCCCGGCCGTATCCAGCGTCATGGACAGGAAGCACCCCGCCACCGGGCCGACGTTGAGACTGAAGCCCACGGCTGAGTAGGCCCACAGCTCGACGACATCGCCCTGCTTCAGACGGAAGACATCGTCAACCAGGAAGCTCCGCAAGTCGCTGCCGTTCCCGGTGGCGTACTGCTCCATCCCACGGGTCTCGACTCCGTTCACGTAAACCGAAGCGATGCAAGTCCCCGTCCACGTTGACCCGCCCCAGGTGACGAGGCCCGTGATCCGGTAGTAGCCGGTCGTGGGAGCGATCATCCGATGATTCGGTAGGTCGGCAACGGTGGCGCTCGCGTCGAAGTCGATCGTGTCAAGCGCGACCTTCGTCCAGCCGTTCGTTGTCTGGGCTGCCCCCACGTGCATCCGTGCCGTGACCTGTGCTGTTGACGTGATGTTCACGCCAGCCTTGTAGCTCTGGTCGGTCCACACTCCGGCGATCCGTTTGAACACCTCGCTGTCGGAGGTGCGCACGGCCATGTCGTTGTCGATCTCGCCGGTGAACGACGGCGTCGGCGGCACGCCCGCGCCGCTATACGCGAACCAGTTCGCCCCCCGCGTGCCAACCGCGTAGTTCGTCACCGTGTCGGTGTCGAAGTTGCAGTTGATCGAGGCGTAGCCGCTGCCGCCGGGAGCCACCCAGATGAGGATCACCGTCCCGTCGGGGTAGATCTCCAAGCGCGAGTGGACCTCTGCGTTGATGTCCGTGGCGTTGATGATCTGCTGGCCGGTCTGCGGACGGTAGCCGGGCGGTAGCGTGAACACCGCCGTGCTGCTGGCTCCGGCCTGCACGAGCCCACGGATCCTGACCGTCCCGTCGGGGTACTTCCGGAACTGCGCGGGCGCATACGTGCCGCCATAGTTCACCCAAGCGTTGAGGAAAGCGGGCTCACCGGGCTGCCCGACCTGATGCCACTTATCCATCGTCGCCATGCCGGTCGATTGCTTCCAGTTCTGGTCCGCCCACGCGCCAGCGATGCGGCGGAACACCTCGCCATCGGATGCCCTGACCGCCATGTCGCCGTCAAGCTCGCCGGTGAACGTCCCGGCAGCGGGTGTGCCCGCGCCCGTGTACGTGAACCAGTTGGAGCCGCGCTGCCCCTGTGGACCAGGCCCGGCAGCGATCAGCGCCACAGACAAGTAGTTCGCGCTGACCCCGGACCACGTCGTCAGACCCTGCGAGTTGAGGGCGTACAGCTCAAGATAATCGCCCGCCTTGCACTGGATCTTGTCGGAGGCCGTGGCAGACCCCAGTATCTGGATTGCAGGCTGCGAATAGTTCTGGCTGTATTGCGCGCCGTTCTTATAGATTCCGCACGCGACGGTGGTGTAGGTACCGGTGGCGCTCGCGTTGAGCAGGACGTTCGCATCGACTTGGTACACCCCGTCGGTCAGAATGTTGACGCGTCCGTTGGCGACGCTCGCCATCCCGGCGGTATCGAAATCGGCAGTATCGAGCGGGAGTCTCATCCATGTGTTCGCGGTGAGTGAGAACGCCGCAGCGCGGCGCATGCGCACCGCCGTTGGCGTCTGCGTGATCCCTGCCGTCGCCTTCCACCCCTGATCGACCCATGCTCCCGAGACGCGCTTGAACACCTCGCCGTCTGACGAGCGCATCGCCATGTCGTTGTCGGCCTCGTTGCTGAACGTACCCGTGGCGGGCGTCCCGGTCCCGTTGTAGGTGAACCAGATTGCGCCGCGGGCGCCCTGCGGTCCCGAGCCCGCGGTGATCAGCGCCACGGAGAGATAGCGGAACTGGCCGCCGCCCGGAATGTTGCCAGTTACGGCTCCCGAGTTGTAAGCCCACAGCTCCAGGTAGTCGCCAGCAGCGCAGTACAGGGCGGCACTGACCGTGACGTTGGTGTCGGCCGTCCCGCCCGAGCCTCGCGAGACCTCGGTTCCGTTCTTGAAGATGGCGGCAATAGCGCGCGCGCCCGCTGCGACAGGGGTCTCCACCGAGCCGCTCGCCTGATACCAGCCGGGCGACGGGCAGGTAAACCGCCCGGTCGCGGTTGACATATTCCCGCCCGTGTCATGGTCGATCGTGTCCAGAGGGATCTTCGTGAACGCCCCAGAGGTCAAGGTGAGCGTCCCGACGCCATACCCCCTCGCGGCAACCGGCGTCGCGTTCGTGCGGTTCGTGAAGTTCTGATCAACCCACACCCCGCCGACGCGCTCAAAGTTCTCGCCATCGGACTGACGGATCGCCCAATCGCCGTCCAGCTCGCCGACGAACGTGCCCGCGGGCGGGATGCCCGCCCCGTTCCAGATGTACCAGATCGCGCCGCGCTGACCCGTGGCGCCCTGCAGCGCGCCGCCAGGATTGATCTGCGCGCCGGTCACCTTGACGATCATCGCGATCGCACACCAGGGCGGCATGTTGGAGTGCGACAGCCCGCCGCCGCTGCCGTTGTCGGTTCCTCCGGCGACGTTGTGGTAGTGGTTGGCGCTGACCCCGCTCGTGCCGCCGCTGACGTTGTGCCCGTGGTCCTGCAGGTCGTTGCTGGTCCCAACCTGGTTGGGGGTGAAGTTCGCTCCGGGGTACATATACGGGTAGGCCCCGGCGCTGATGCTCGCGCCGCCGCCCGCCAGCGGCCAGCTTCCCGCCGATGGCACTGCCTGTTGATTACCGACCGTGTAGTGGTTGTGCCGAGCGCTCGCGCCACCGCTGTTGATGTTCAGAGAGTGCGAATGGTCGCTGGAGATGTAGCCCGAGTTGACGTTGAACTGGTGGCTGTGCCCAGGGATCATCGTCGCGTCGAGCGTGACGCTCTCCGAGCCGCTGGCGGCAGCCATCGCCCGAGCGGTCAGACCAGCGCCCTGACCGGCCGCGACCAGCATGCGGCTGCGCAGATCGGGGATGTTGAACGTCGCGGAGTCCGGCAATCCCCACGGGCTCGACGTGCCGCCCAGCGCCGTGAACAGGTCGGGGTAGGAGGCGCGTTGTAGCGCACGGCCGTCCGCCAGCATCCAGTTGGTCGGGATCGTCGCGCCGCTGTAGGTCTTGACGGTGCCGATCTGATCGCTGTCGTAGGTGGCGCCGACGCTCCTCCATCCCTGATCCACCCAGACGCCGTTGACGCGCTGGAACATCTCGCCGTCGCTGGCCCGCACCGCCTGATCGCCGTCCCTCTCGCCGGGGAAGGTGCCCGTCGGCGGCGTCCCCGAGCCGGTGTACGTGTTGAACTGCGAGCCGCGCGGACCGACCGGCCCCTGCGGCCCGGGGCCGCCCGGGCTGTTGACCGCCACCGTGAACTCGCCCGACGCGGGCACGGCGGTCGTCGTCACGGTGATCGTGTTCGCGTCGGTGTGCGCGATCTCGGCGGTGACCTCGGCGTGCGGCGCCGCGGTCTGATACACGGTCACCTGGACGGAGACCGTGCCGAGCCCGTGAGTGACGACGAACTGCGTGCTGGAACCGTCGCCGATCGTCTGGGTGTACAGGAGCCCGCCCGCGGGACCCGTCGGGCCGGTGTTCCCCGTCGTTCCTATGAGTCCCTGGTCGCCCTTCGGGCCGGTCGGCCCGGCGACCCCCTGCGCGCCCTGCGCGCCCTGCGGGCCGGTCGCGCCGTGGATCGCCATCGGCGACCAATACGTGTGCGCCGAGTCGGTTGTCGGGTCATGCCCGGTGTTGGCCTGCATCGCGATGTAGCTCGACCCGTCCGAGCCGGTGACGACGTCGTCGAGCACGTAGGCGGTGCCGCTGGCCCACGCCCCGCGGTACGTGAACGACTGCCCGGCCGGACCGACCGCGCCCTGCACGCCCTGGACGCCCTGCGGCCCCTGCGCCCCCTGCGGCCCGGTGTTACCGATCGGTCCCTGCGCGCCCGTGTTGCCGATGGGGCCCTGCGCGCCGATAGGGCCCGTGTTGCCAATCGGGCCCTGCGGGCCGATGGGACCCGTCGGGCCGACCTTGCCGCCGCCGAGCGCGGGGACGGGCTTGTCCGAGACGACGTCGACCGCCACCCACGCGTCGCCGACGTCCTGCAGCAGCACGAGATCATCGACGTGCAGGCCGACCGACTGGCGGTAGCTGGTCAGCGACTGCGACAGCGAGAAGTCGTCGCCCTCAAACACGTTGTGGTCGTAGTCGTGGATGTCGAGCGTCAGCGGGGTCGTGTCGATGACCGACGCCCAGTGCGACCCCTTGTGCTTCTCGACCATCCGCTGGCCGTGCTTGTTCAACGCGTCGCGCAGCGCGAGCTTGCCGGTCATGTCACCGTCCCCACAGTCGCCGTGATCGGCTCGACCGCGAGCAGGCCGAGCGCCAGGTAGGAGCGTCGGGTGATGCCGAGGTCGGTGCCGAGCCCGGCCTGGGAGCCGATCACGTACACGCGTACCGTGTCCCCGCCGTAGCCGACCTCGACGACGTCGCCGACGGAGTTCGCGAGCCCCATCGCCGGGTCGACGATCCCGAAGCTGCCGCGCTCGTCGGACATCTGCGACCCGTACCAGCTCACGGTGAAGAAGCCGAGCGGCGCGACGATCCCGGCGAACTCGGCCTGCGCATCCAGGAACGCCTGGCGGCCCGCGAGCACGAGCGGTTCGGGCCCGAGCATCAGTGCTTCGCCTTCGCGGTCTTCGCGGGCGTCGACGGCTTGGACGCCGCCTTCCAGTCGCGGATCGCCTTGTCCACCTGGGCGCGGACCTCGTTGGGGTCGAGCACGTCGATGAAGCCGGTCGTCAGATCCATCGTGTAGCTCCCGGCCGCGACCGCGTGCGCGGCCGTGACCACGAACGCGATGCCCTGGTTGGAGGTCGGCAGCATCGCGGGCGTGTTCGCGTCCGCCTTCGGGGTGGTCGAGGAGCCCGCGCCCGCGGCGGCCTGCGCCGCCACCGCCGGGTTCGCCTGGCTGAACATCGTCGGGTCGGACTTCTCGGCGGCCTGCAGCGCCGCGATGTACGCCTTGCTCTGGCCCTTCGTCCCGGGCGCCGCGAGCGACGTGAGCGCCACGTTGCCGTAGCCCTCCTCGGGCAGGTCGATGCGGATCGCGTCGCCGCGGCGGATGGTGGCGATCCCCGGATGGTTGATCTCGGCGGTGCGTAACGGCGTCAGGCGCTGCGCGAGCGCGCGCTTGGCGAGGATCTGCAGCTCCAGCTCGGACGACACCGACCCGAAGCTGACCGTCTTGCGGATGAACCCGAACCGCTTGATCGCGGAGGCGTTCAGCGTGGTCTGGGTGATCTTGCGCGTCTTGCCGCCCTTGCCCTTCATCTGGCCGCGGGCCTCGATGACGGTCGCGAAGCCGGGATCCTGGCTGCGGGTGAGCGTGGCGTCGAGAAGCTGCTCGCGGAACTTGTACAGCGCGCGGTTGCGGCGCATCGGGACCACCTCCAGCGCGCCGAACGGGTGCTTGGCGTCCGGCGCGCCCCAGCGGATGATGAACGTGCGCCCGGTCCGCTTGGTCTCCTCGTGGTAGGCGGCGGTGATGACATGCACCGGCGAGGTCAGCGCCGTCGAGGAGATCGCCATCGAGAAGTACGCGGTGCCCTGCGACAGCGTGCGGACCGGCACCCGGTAGCGTTGGCACACGTCGTGGGCGATCTGGTCGCACCGCCAGCCCTGCTTGCGTGACGTCTTGCCCGCCGTGTACTTGAAGTCGGCGACGGTCTGCGCGAGCGTCCACAGGTCGTCGGTGAGATTCAGGTTCCAGCTTCCGTCCGACAGCGTCACCGTGTCGGCCACGCCCGAGTCGTAGCCCGGCCCGACGCGCATCGCCCACACGTTGGAGTACTGGTTGCCGTAGCCGACCTGGCAGATGATCACGACGCCCATCGCGCCAAAGCCGGAGCGCTCCTGCGAGCCGGACTTGACGACGCGGGCGCTCAGCGACTCGCCGGGGTAGAGCAGCGGCGCCAGCGTCTTGTACTGGCGCAGCGGCGGCTTGTGCAGCGTGATCGAGCCGGTCAGCGCCGCCTGCGTGTTGATGTTCGCGAGATCGTCGGAGGACTCGTCCTGCCACGTGAGGTTGTCGACCAGGCTGGAGATGTCGATCGTCTGGCCCTGGCCGCGCGCGAGCAGACGGATCCGGGTCTTCCAGATGTCCGGCGTGGAGATGGTCTGCTCCAGCCCGCTGACGGCGACCTTTTCGAAGTGGATCTCCATGTGGCGCTGCGCCGCGCTGATGACGGGCGTGGTCATTTCTTCGGGATCACCATCGTCACGTTCGGCTTGCCCTTGGACAACCGGTGCGGGTACCAGCGGCTGAAGATGTACGACGTCGAGCCGCCGCCGCGCAGGTGGTTCGCCTTCGCGATCTGGCGCCACTTCGACGCGTCGCCGTAGTAGTAGCGCGCGAGATCGGACAGGGTCGAGGCCGCCTTCGCGTGCGGGAGGTTCCGATTGCTGGCGGTGTCGTAGGCGATGTAATGGCCGCCGACGGAACGGAAGCGCACGTGCGCCGGGAGCTTGTGCGTGCCGCGCGACGGCACCGTCTTGCCGCGCGGGTCGCGCCACTCCTGGAACGCGACGCCCTGGAAGTAGATCGCGTCGCCCTCGCCATGCTTGTACACCTCGTTGAAGGCGGTCAGCACCGCGAACGCGCGGCGGATCGTGGTCGAGTGCTTGAACGCGGCGACGAACCGGAACGGCGACCCGGCCGTGAACAGGCTGACGAGCTGGTCCTTGTACCACTCGGGGCGCTGGTACTGGCGGCCGGACTTCTCGCGGGTCGGGTACGGCACCCAGTCGGGCCGGTAGTGGCCGTAGCCGTCGTCGCCGAGGTACATCGCCATCGTGTCGAACGTCCAGGTGTCGAGCTGACGCGAGCCGCGGCGGACGAACTGGTCGTCGTCGATGGTGTCGTAGGTGCCCATGTTGAACGCGTGGACGATCGAGAACTCCTCCAGCGGCGAGCACTGGAACACGAACGGGACCGGCAGCAGCGGCCGCCCGTTCTTGTCGACGGTCAGCCCGTCGCCGATGGCGGAGAGCGTGATGTTCAGCCCGTCGGCCATCAGAGCTGCGCCTCCAGCGAGCTGGCGAGCGCCGCCAGCTCCTCGTCGACGATCTTCTGGATGTCGCCCTTGCGATGAACCTCGACCTTGTGGATCTCGATGTGGACAGGACTGCCGATACGCCCCTGGCCCGCGGGCTGCACCGTGACCCGCTCGCCGCCGGGCCGGTCGCCGACGCCGATGATCTGCGGGCGCTTGGCGATGAAGTCGCCGCCCTCCGCGAACCACGGCACCGGCAGGTAGCCGCCCATCGCGTGACCTTTCGCGAACTGCGTGCGGATCGCCTGCTGGTTGGCCTGGATGCCCGCGGCCTCTTCCTGCGTCGGCTGGTAACCGGCCTTGCCAACGCCCGGGTTCACGCGGAGGAACAGGTTCTTCTTCGACTTCGCCGCGCTCGCGTTGTCCACGACGCCGCCGAGCGCGAAGCCGTGTGGATGGCGGTACTGGTCGAACTTCTGCGACCAGCCCGAGTCGCGGTGCGGTCCGCCGTCGCCGCCGCCCGATTCGAAGTAGTGGCCGTCGATCTCCATCATCGTGTGCGCCTGCTGCCCCGAGCTGCCCCACGTGCCGAGCGTGATCCACTGGCCCGGTCCGGGGTCGGTGTGCTGGTTGATCGGCTGCGCCGCCGTGTAGTACGCCCACTTCGGCCAGATGCCCGCCGCGTCCATGACCGTGCTCACGTACGAGGAGCAGTCGTAGGCGCCGAGTCCCCATCCGGCGCCCTGGTGGCCGTACGGCGGATGGCGGGTCGCCAGCTCGTTCGCGAACTGCAACGCCGCCTGAACCTTCGGGGGGACGGGACCGCCGGTCGGCACGAACGTGGGGCCCGCGCCGCCGCCGCCGCCGATGATCGCAGGCTGCGCCGCCTGCACCGCCTTGTTGGCGGCGTTGACGATCTGAGCGATCGCGGCCTGGCCCATCGCGGTGATCGCGCCCGCCGGGCCCTTGACTCCCGGTGCCCTGATCGTCGGCGCGACACCGCCGCCAGCGCCCGCGCCGCCGGTGAGCGGGCCGAGCGAGCCCGAGAACGCCGCGTTCGCGTACCGGATGCGGTTCGCGAGCGCCGGGATGCCCGCCCGCTCAAACGACTGTTCGAAGATCGTGGCGGCGGCGCCGGGGCTGCCCGCGTTGTTCATCGACCCGCGGATGCCCATGATCTGCGGCAGCATCCGCGCCCACTGTGCCTGCACCGACCCGCCGGTGCCCGAGCCGAAGTTGGAGATCTGCTGCCACAGGCCGCCGCCGGGCGTGTTCGGGTTCAGGCTCGACTCCTGCATCGCGTTGCCGAGCAGCCCGGCGATGGCGGTCTTGTTGAACCCGGACGCGGACGCCAGCGAGTTGATCTGGCCGACCACCCCGCCGGTCTGGTAGCCGGGGATCCGGCCGCCGTGCGCGAAGCTGCCCGACTTGAAGTGCGGCGTCGTCTCGCCCGCGACCTCCCCGCCGAGCGACGTCCCGCGCGGCAGCATCCGGTTGACGCGCTGCTCGGTGTGACGGTTGACGACCAGCTCCCCGCCGTCAGCCATGCCCAGCAGCGTGCCGCCAGAGCCGTACAGGGGGATGTGGTCGCCACGCGGCTCCCCGGGTAGGCGCCCACCCCTCGCCTTGCCTTTCGTGGCCGCAGCGACGCCTGCAGGCGGGTTTACGCCCATCGTCTTGAACGCGCCCGCCATCGACTTGAAGATCTGGCCGACGCCCCAGTTGACGTCGGTGATCACCTGCGTCCAGACCTTCTGCAGGCTCGCCCTGGTGGCGGTGAAGTTGGTCACCATCGCGTCGAACGCCGCCTTGCTCTGCGGCGGCAGGATCGCGTTCATCTGGTTGCCGAGCCAGGTCATGTCGTTCTGGATCGCCTGGGCGGCGTTGTGGCTGGCCTTGGAGAACTGCGAGAACTCGGTTTCAACAGCGTTGAGTGCGCCCACCATCCCCGAGCGCGGGTTGGTCAGCTCGTTCTCGGTGTTCTGGAGCGCCTTGCCCATGTTGTTCAGCGCCGCCAAGATCTGCTGCGACTGCTGCACAAGCTTGGTCATCGCAACCTGCGTCGCCCGGAGCGTCTGCGTGAAGTTCTGGGCTCCTCGCGCGCCCGTTGCTGACGCTGCACTGCCGGGCATCGGCGTGGGCGTGCCGGTCTGCGCGTACATCGTCGGCAGCGCATGGTTTGGCGTCACGCGAGTCCCGGCGGGCAGATGCAGAACCTCCGGTCCGGCCTCCCCGACGAGCACGTCCGTGGTCCGCGGCACCGTGCCGCCCTCCGCGAACGGGAGCGGCACGGAGACCCCGAGGATCTTGTGGCTGTGGAAGTGCGGGATGTGCTTCTTGACGAAGTCGAACGCGTCCGTGAACGGCTTGGTGATCGCGTGCCCGATCCCCTTCAGCGCGCCCAGGAGCAGGCCGGGCAGTTTGGCGAATACGCCCGCGATCTTGCCCGGCAGAGCCTTGATCCAGTTCCACGCGTTGTTGAACGCGCCGACTATCCACTTCGCCGCATTGCTGACACCGGTCTTGATCCAGTTCCACGCGTTGGTGAACGCGCCCGACACCCACTTGGCGACATTGGTGGCGGCGTTCTTGATCCACTTCCACGCGTTGCTGAACGCGTCCACTATCCACTTGGCGGCATTGGTGGCGGCGCGCTTGATCCAGTTCCACGCCGCGCCGATCGCCTTCTTGATCGCCCCGAAGTGCTTGATGATCATCGTGGTCGCGAGCCCCAGCGGACCGGCGAGGATGCCGAGCCAGTCCCAGTGCCCCTTGATCCACTTCCACGCGTCCCCAGCCGCGCCCTTGACCGCCGTGAACCCCTTCTTGGCGAGACCGCCGAGCTTCCCCGGGTCCAGGCCGAGCGCCTTCGCTCCGCCGTACGCGGCGCCGAGACCTGCGCCGACCGCCGCGCCCTCCGGGCCGAGAATCGCGCCGAAGCCTGCGCCCGACAACGTCGACCCGGCGATCTTGCCGACGGTGGACCCCATGACCTTCGACGGGATCATGCTCTCCAGCAGCGGGACGCCCAGCGCAGCAACACCGCCGAAGCGCCCGAAGTGCCCACCGACCTTGGCGAGCCTGCCGATCTCGCCCTCGATGCCGCCGCCACCCTTGAACAGTCCGCTGAGCCCGAGCTTGCCGCCGATCTTGCTGAAGAAGCCGCCAACCTTGCTCAGCAGACCGCCCTTGCCTGCGGCGCCTGCAGCGGTGACGCCCGCTGCTGCTTCCAGTCCGGGGATCGCCAACTGCTCGGCCTCTTCCGCGGCCCGGCCGATCCCGACCTTCCGGAGACCCCCGGCGAGCTTGCCTCGCCATCCGCCCTTCTCCTCCCACTTCGATAGGCGTTCGCTGAACTTGCCGCCGCCGAACAGACCGCTGGTGGTCTTGCCGGTTTCCCCGACGACCGCGACGAACAGCGGGTCCGTCGGCCGGTCGCCCTTGTCCTTGAACTTGCCGAACGCCTTGCCGATCGCCTTGACGGGACCGGCCGCTCCAGCGACGGCCTTCCCGCCGATGAAGCCCAGCGCACCCACCGTCAGCATCCAGGACGGGACAGCCTTCAAGACGGCCTGCGTAACGGCCCCGAGCGGCTTCCAGATCTGGTAGAGCTGGAGCATCGACGACGCGATGGTTTTCAGGACGGGCATGAGCTTCCCGGCCTGATCCATCGTCCGTTTGAACCAGCTCTCGATCCCCTTCGTGCCGCCCGGCTTCGCGAGCATGTTGGCGACGGCGGTGACGGAGTCCGCCCACTTCTTGACCACGCCGGTGCCGGTCTGCATCCCGGCGCCGATGACGTCGCCGATGATCCGCGCGATCCCGCCGAGCAGCCGCGCCCACTCCTTGAACGCATCGGTCATGTTCTTGACCGTCTGCCGCCCGTGTGCCGACCCCGTCCACGACTCAAACGCCTTGGCCATCCTCTGGAACGCGCCGCCCGCCTTGTCCAGGGTCGGCGCGATGACCTTGAGGATGTTGCCGAGACCCTTCAGGAGATCCACGACGCCGCCGACGGCGCCGCCGATATTCGCGCGGAAGACGCCGCCGAGCCCGCCGATCAGGGGCTTGAGCGCTTTGACCAACGGCCCCATGTGCGTCCGGATCGCCCGCTCGACCGCGGCCATGTTCTTGTCGACCTCTTTGGCGAGCCACTGCGTGTTCTTGACCAGGAGCGCGATCCCCTCGTTCGCGAGCTTGAGGAAGCTCGCCTTGCCCGGCGCCGTCGCCTTGTCCCACTCCTTCTTGAACTTGGCGATGTTCTGTGCGAGCCCGGCCACGCCCGGGTTGGCCTTCGCGAGCCGGTCAACGTTGAGCTGAGCCGCCTTGATCTGCCCCGGCTTCCCCGACGCGATCGCCTTGTTCAGGTTGGTGACGGCCTTCTGGTAGTTGGTGAGCTGCGTGATCGCGGGCTTGGCGAGCACCGCCACCGAGCCGAGCCCGACCCCGAACGCGCCGAGCAGGCCGCCGCCGAGCAGCGCGCCGCCGCCAGCCGCCCCGATCAGGGACGTGCTGACGGCGCCGATCGCCCCGGCGAGCTGGAGGATGATCGGGATCGCCGTGATGATCAGCGTCCCCATCATCGGGAGCGCCGTCGCGAACCCCTTCACCGCACCACCCAGACCACCCAGCCCCTGGGCGGCGCCCTGAATAGCCGGGTGCGACTGCACCAGCGACCGGGTGAAGTTCTCGATGTGGTTCTTGATGTTCTTGAACTTGAGCGCGTCGCGGTCCAGCTCCTTCCCCAGCCACTGCACCGTCCACCTCGTCTTCTCGACCTCCCCGCGCATCTGCTTGGAGGACCACCCGACCTTGCCGAAGCTGTCGCTGAGCATCGAGAGCTGCCGGTTCTTGCCCATCGAGCCCAGCGCCTTGTCGGTCAGCATCGCGTTGCGCTGGATCGTGCGCAGCGGCCCGCTGGCCCGGTCGATCAGGTTGAAGACGGCTTCCAGGCTTACCGCCATCTAGCCCCCCATCGCCCTAACCGCCCGGCGCGCCGTCGAGCCACCCGCGATCTTCGTGTCCTGATCGAGCGCCGCCATCGCGCACCCGTACATGAAGTGCCGCAGACGGCTCGGGTACATGGGCGGGCGCGCGTCCTCGTTCGGGCGCCCGAGCGGGCGGTAGTCCTCGTCGAGCCCGTTGTAGGTCCGGTAAGGGTCCTCACCGCCGTACCTCCAGGCCAGGGACAGAAGCCGCGCCTCGCCCCCGGCCTTGATCAGTTTTTTGCGCTCAGGGCGTCCCGTACGTCGTCGTCATCGAAGCCGGACAGCGCCATGATCTGCGTCGCGAGCTGCGCGATCAGGCCCGGCTTCTTTGAGAAGCGCTTGAGCAGGATCGCCTCGGGCTGCTTGCCCTGCTGCTCCGCCAGCGTCTCGACGTCCGGGTCGACGGAGCCCGCCACGATCACCTTGAGGTTCCCGAGCTGGTCGACCGCCAGGTCGTCCGAGCGGCCGCGGCGACGCATCGCCGAGGTCTGGCGCTGAATCCGGCGCAGCACGTCGCCGTCGATGGGCCGCACGACCCACGAGATCCAGTGCTGCGCATCGCCGATGCCGACGTTGATCTCGATCGTGTGCGTCTGCTCGCCGTCCTCGTCGGGCTCCTCGGACAGGAACCACTCCAGCGCCGACGTCGCCTCGGTCTCCGTGACGGGCCGGTCGCCCGCCAGCGAGTCGAGAACCTCCGGGACGGGACGCTCCTCCTGCGGGCGATCCTCGCGGCCTCTCAGAGCCGTGGGCGGCGGCAACGGCGGGGACTGCTTACGCTGCCGCGACTGCGGTGGCGACTGTACGCGGACGTCTTCCGCGACGGGTGCGTCTGCCATGTGACTGCTCCTCCGGGGCCGGTGGCCTCGCGACGGTGGGTCGGATCAGCCATGCCGCTGCACCTCGCGGAGTGCGCGCGTAGGGGACTGTCGTTGCGGTGTGGGGTCGAAGTCGCGCTCGCCTTCAGGCAGGCGGCAGGCGACCTCGATGCGTGTGAGTTGAGACAGGAGGTCTCGTTGGCCGTGACTGTTCTTCGTGAGCAGGTAGGTCTTGAGTTCCAACCAGGCCCGCTCCCAATCCACCACGGTCATGCCACGGCCTCCAGATGGCGCTGGACCATGCTGGCCTGCTGCGGGCTGTAGTCGCGTACGTCGCGGAAGCTGGCCGCGATGGTTGCCAACTCCGGCGCGCGGTATCCGGCCCGGAGATACGCGAGCACGGCTTCACGCCAGAGCGCGTAGTCCCACGCCTTCTTGTTGTAGAGCGGGAAGCGGTCGAAGTATTCGACGAGGCCACGCAAGCCCTTCTTGTTCGTGACCGACCAATCGACCAGCCCGTTGGCGCTCAGGTAGTTGCTCTTTCCCCAGAGCAGACGCCCACCGAAGCTCTGCTGCACGAGAAGAAGGACGGCCGAGTCGTCATCCCGCAGCTTGATGCTGAACCGCGGCACGTGGCGCGGTCCCGCGAGGTAGAACGACCCCTCGCCAGCGACGAAGCCCGAGAACCATGCGTCGTCTTTCAGCATCGGATCAGCTCAGCGAGTCGAGCACCGTGATCGCGGGCTGGCCGGTGACCGGGTTGGTCTGGCCCTGGATGATCTCGTAGGACTCCAGCGGCTTCTCGGTCTCCCACCCGAACGTGAACGAGCGGTCGAGCACGTCGGTGGTGATGTTGAACCCGAGCGGCAGGTCCCAGATCATGCAGCCGTTGAACTGCCAGACCTCGTAGCCGAGCGCGTCCGGGTCGTCCAGCCACACCTGCATCGCGAACGAGCGCATCGAGCCCGCCTGCGTGCCGCGCGCGGCCCGGCGGTCGGCCAAGCTCTGCGACAGGTAGCTGAAGACGTACTTCTCCCAGTGCGAATCCACCTTCTGCACCGTGAACGTGCCCTCGCGCGTCTCCCGGCCCGGCTTGATGCCCATCCGGGTGGCGCCCACGAGCGGGATCTCGACCTTGGCGATCGTGATGGTCGCCGTGACGTCGGTGATCTCCGCTCGGACGTGACCGTCCATGATCACGTAGCCGTACATCCCGCTGACGCGGTATAGGCCCTCGCTTGATCCGATTGACATCGCTCACACCTCCTAACTGATGTAGACGAGGTTGAAGATCTGCTCGACCGAGCGGCCGAACGCGATGCCGTACACCAGCGCGATGAACTCGTCGTCGTCGGTGGGCGGCGGGATCGGGTCGATCCCGACGCTGAAGCCGGACTGGATCACGCCTCGGTCGGCACGCGACTGGATGACCTGGTGCGCGTAGCCGACGACGTACGCGCGAGTCGCGTCGTTGACCTGCAGCGAGCCGATGGCGTTCGACGTGGACCACTCGGTGATGTCCAGCTCGATGCCGTGCATGGTCCTGACGAACTTCGGGTTGCGGTAGATCAGGTACGGCTTGGTGGAGTCGCCGCCGGTGTAGGTCGTCAGGCCCTTCTCGACCCGGATCGGGGACGCCTGGTTGGAGTCCTGCCCGAACACGACGACGCCGCCGTTGAAGCACGCGGTGACGTCGGAGTCGCTCGGCAGCACCCCGGCGACCGTGTCGGCCAGCCGCGCGAACGTCAGGCTCATCGACTCGCCGCGCGCCGCCAGGATCCCGGCGATCCGCGGCGCGAGCTGCGACGTGGACAGCTCACCGAACTCGTTGTCGATCAGCGTGCCAACACCGACGTTGACGATGTTCTCGCCGCCGCCACCCGAGGACATCGCTTCCAGCGTCGTCGAGCGCGCGATGGCCGTCGTCGCGGTGTCACCGGTGCCACCGCCGACAACCAGCATGAACCGGCGGCCGCCCAGGTTGGACTGCTGGCACCACTGCTGCAGCGACGTCAGCGTCGTCGGGTCGATCAGGTCGAACGCGGCGAACAGCGAGAAGCGCGCGCTGGAGCAGGCGGTGATCAAGTCCTGCCAGTCCTGCTGCACCAGTGTCGAGCCGTCGTCGCCCGTGGCCAGCGGCGTGATCACGTCCGGCGATGCCGTGGTCGGGAGCGCCGTGCCGTCGATCCCGAGCGTGGCCGACACCCACACCGAGGTGGCGTTGATCTGATCAACGAGGCCCTGGATGTCGGCCTTGTCGTACGTGTAGGTCTCGACGAACTGCCCGTTGACGTAGATCAGGAAGTCGTTCTTCGTCACGTCCACGTCGGCGTGGCTCTTGTAGCCGATGTTGTTGCCGAACGAGCCCGGGTACTTCGCCGTCAGCGTGAGCGCGGTGGCGGGCGTCGTGTTCTGCACGTCAGCCGACGCGGCTGCACCGCTGGCGCCGGTGATCCGGTAGACGAGCACCTCTCCCGCGCCGCCTCGGCCCTGGAGCCCTTCGCCCTTGAAGGCCTGCTTGACGGCGCGGTAGCCCGGCGTGTTGGACGAGCCGAACTTGGACTGGAAGTCGCCCAGCGACACGGTCGGGGTCACCTGCTCGGCCGGGCCCCAGTCGTGGACGATGCCGAGCAGCACCACCGAGCCGATGCTCGGGAGGATGGTCTCGACCGGCTCCGCCGCCCAGTCGAAGTACGCGCCGGGGCGAACCGGCCGCGCTTCCTTGGAGAAGACGCCAGGCATGTGTTACCCCTCCTCGACCTTGACTGGCTGCTGTAGCCACTCGTCCACCTTCATCTTGGCCTCGTCGACCGTCATCGTCTCGCTCAGGTCGCCGCTCAGCGCGCCCATGGCGGTGTGTGACGGAACGCCGAGGAACCCGGTTGACTCCTCGACCAGTTGGGTGACCGGAATGGAAGCGGACTCCTCCGCGCCGGTGCTCTGCGCCCCTTCACCCTCTGTCGTGCCCTCTGTCGCGGCCTCGGTGGGAGTCTCGGTGGGAGCCTCCGGCGTGGCCTCGGTCTTCGCTCTGCTCGCGCGGCGTGGTGTTGCTTCTTCCGACATTCAGTGCTCCTCTCTGTGAACCCCACAGACGGGCTGCGCCGGATAGTAAGGCTGGATCAGGGCCCGGCCACAGACGGAGTTGAGACGGTGACGCCCTTGAGCGCGGGCTGCTCCGGGATCGTTTCGCCCAGCCGCCGCCAGGTCAGGCGCACGTCACAGACCACGGTCCACAGCGTGTTCTCATCCGGGTCGGGGAACGGCTGCGTCGAGAGGTCTTGGACGCGCATGAACGCCCGCGGATACCACACGCCTGCATCCCAGCTCTTGACCCGGTAGTAGTTGTACAGCGGGACGCGCAGCGCCCGGCCGTCCTCCACGCCGACGCGGAACGCCCTGTACAGCGTGTTCTCGACCGACTGGGCGAACAGCAGCGCCTGGTCCGGATCGCGGCCCTGCTCCGGGTAGGCAGCGATCACGAACGGCTGCACCATGTCGGTCAGCCACCGTCCGCTGAGCAGCGGGTACGTCGTCCCGGCGACCTGCCAGACGCGGGCGAACGGGCGAGCGAACGCGCCCTCCTCGCGCGCCAGGCGCACCTCCCAGTCGTCGCCGAGCGCGACCGAGACGTAGCGCTTGACGCTGCGCAGCGCGTCGATATGGCTGCGCCCGACGTCCAGCCCGTTGCCGTTACCGGTGCTCACTTCGCCCCGGCCTGAGCCTCGATCATCTGGTCCTCCATCGCCCGCTTGAAGTCCCGGAGATCCTCCTCCAGCGCCGGGTCGCTCATTCCCTCCAGCACCGCCGCCGCCTTCTCGATCATGTGCGCGCCCTCACTGCCCGGATGCCACACCCGCCGCGCGAACACGCGCCTGCCGGTGGCCGGGTCGATCCACGACAGGAACTTGTTGGGGGCGTGCGGCTCGATCAGGTACTTGCGGTGCTCCGGGCCCCACAGCCCCGTCCCGTAGTTCACGTCCGGCGCGTAGTCAACATCGGTCTTGACCCGTCCGACGTAGTGTCCCTCGCGGCCCGCCAGCTCGGCCGAGATCGTGCCGGTCGTGTACCAGCTCGACCGCAGGTTCCCGGTCCTGACCGGCGTGAACTCGACGATCAGGTCGTGCAGGCGGTCGGTGCCGGTGCGCGCCATCTTCTTGGCCGCCGCGCGCGCCGGTTCGGGCGCGAACGCGTTGGAGAGACTCGGCCCGTAGTACTTGCCTTCAATCGCCCACGCCACGGCTCACAGCTCCGCCGGGGTGAAGGGATGCTCCTCCAGGCGCGTGATGTTCGCCATCCAGCCGATCAGCTTGCGCCTCTTGCGGATCGGCTCACCGTCGGAGGTGATCTCGTACAGCGCGTCGCCCAACTCCTTGGAGTTGACCCACAGCCGGTCCGCGGAGCTGATCGTCACCGCGCCGCCGTCGGCGTCCTTGACGCCGCACAGGATCGTCCCGGGATGCGGGACGCGTCGACGCCCGGCCTGCGGATCATCGGCCTCCGGCGCGGGCGACATGGTGAGCCGCACCTTGAACCACGGGCCGTTGGACGTCTGGAAGATCGTCGAGCCCTCGACCTTCTCGCCGGTCGGCGTCTCGCTGACCTGACGGGCTCGGTCAACCAGCGCGGTCTGCAGCGACACTACGCACCCCAGACGCCCGGATCGAGCACCGGCCCGCGGAACGCACCCACGCCGTAGCTGTACGGGTACAGCCCGTCGTAGTTGCCCCAGTCGGCCTCGGTGACCTCAAACGTCGGGGCGCCCGCGCCCTGCAGGATGAAGCGCCAGTAGTCCTGCATCTCAGGCGTGCAGAGCAGCCAGATGTCGGTGTTCAGCCGCGGGTCCGGGTTGATGTCCGGCAGCCCGAGCGGCATGACCGACCGGCGCGTCGCGCGCCCAGGCTCCTTCCGGGTCTCGGAGTAGTTGCCCGCCGAGAAGCTCTGGATGAGATCGTCCGCGGACGTCTCGACGTAGTCGGGCTGGCTCTTGAACACCTCCTGCTCGACCTGGAGCTGGTAGGCGTCCTGCGCGATCGGGACGAGCGGCGGCGGCATCGTGTCGTCCATCGCCCGGCCGGTGACCGCGGTCAGGTACGCCGTCGCGCGCACGATCTGCACGCCCAGGTCGCTGTCGGTGAACGGCGCGTCGAGCGACGAGAAGTCGATCCGGCTCCAGCTCTCCAGGTCGGCGACGGTGGGCGGCAGCCCCGATGAGGTTGTGACGCTCACCGTCGCCTCCTCCTACTGCTGGCGGCGGCCGCGGCCAGCAGCGGCAGGCGTCGTCTGCGGCGCTGCGGGCTCAGCGGGCGCGGCAGGCTCAGCGGGCGCGGCAGGCTCAGTGGACTCGCCGTCGTCGTCCTCGTCGGCCTCCTTCTCGGCCTTCTGCTGCGCCTCCCACGCCTTCTTGGCGCGCTTCGTGGCCTTGTCCTGGTACTCCTGGTCGGCCTTCTCGGGATCGTCCGGCTCCGGGCCTGCCATGCGCTTGGCCTGCTTCTCGTGGCCCTTGCGCTGCACCGCCTCCTTGTGGACGTTGCCGTTCTCGTCCTCGTAGACGACGACGACGAACGGGCCGCGCACCGCGTGGCCGAGAACGCGAACGTCACCCTCCACGTCGAGCATGCCCTCGACCTCATCCGCTTCCAGCTCGTCGGTCGCGTCCTGGTCGATCGGGCGGTTGTTTGCGGCGCGCAGCCCCTCGGGCCAGCGCGCCTGGTTCTCCGCGATCATCGTCTCCGCGTTGGGAGGCTCGCCGGTCCGGGCCTGCAGCTCGGTGCCCGCCGCCTCCGCATCGTTACCTCTCGGGCTCATGGCTGTGTCTGCTCCTTGGTTCGATGTGCTGAGGCTACCCGCGTTACGGGACGATTGAGCGGAACGCGCCCTTGGGATCGACAGGCGCCACGCCGAAGTCCGACCTCACCTTGAAGTCGACCGAGTCGAGTTCGAACTGGTACGGGTCGGTACCCGCTCCGAGCGCCATCCGGACCATCGGGTCCTTGAGCATCACCTGCGGCTCCGACTGCCCGTTGAGGAAGCCCACGGCGAACGACGGGACGTCGCCGGGGTCGGCGAACAGGTACCAGTCGTTGGAATCGCTGAACCACGGGTCGCGAATCACGCCGTCGGCGGGCAGGATCCCGGCCAGCGGGTTGATCGTGCCCTTGTCGAACACGTTGGACCCGGCACCGGCTGCGCCGGTGTACTGGATCTGCGTGCCGGTCTGCGTCGAGTTCAGGATCCGCTGCGCAATCATCTGCATCCGGGCGTTGCGGACCACCAGCACCTGCGGCGTGACGACGATCTGGCGGCCGTCGTCGTCGACCTGGGCCTCCATGAACCCGATCGCGTCCGCGAGCGCGTCCTCGGACAGCGGCGTGACCACCTGGTTGCCGCGAGCGACGCTGTAGAACGGGTTGCCGTCCGGCGCGTTGCCGGGGTTCTGGATCATCGCGATCACGGTCTGCAGGATGAACACCCCGGCCGCGTAGCCCATGTCGGCCGGGTTGCGGTTCAGCAGCTCGTTGCTGTCGTCGTTGATGATCGCCTGGCGGGTGATCTGGTAGACGCCGCCGTAGGTGTCGACCGCCAGCCGGGCGGGCGGACGCTCCGTCCGCGCCATGCCCGGGTAGTGCCCGTGGTCGCCCACGTAGCCGATTCCCTGCAGCCCGTTCAGGCCGCGCAGCCGCCGGTCACGGAAGTCGGGTGCGTTCTCCTGGCGGGTGTAGCGCTGGTACTGCGCCTGGGCGCGGCTGTAGCCGGTCCACATCGACTGACGGACCGGGCCGTACAGGAAGGATGGGAAGTCGGCCTTGGAGTCGGCCTCCTCCAGCATCCGCTCGTCGCGCCACTCGCGGTAGGCCTCAAGCAGCCGGATCGGCCGTCCGAAGACCCCATATGGATTGCCGTTCATGTGCGTTGCTCCTCGTGATGTGTTCTGCCTGCTTCTCCCCGGGAGGCGCAACGCGCCCATGATGATGCCCCGAGGGGCCGACTCAGCCGGGGTGGGGAACCCGGCTGAGAACTAGACGAAGCTGTCCTTGGAGTCCAGGTCGATCCGGACCTTGTTCGGCGGCACACCGCGCGAGCCCGCGACCTCCACGACCCGCCCGAACTTCGGGCTGCCGGTCGTGGCCGTGAGCACGTTGCCCGCACCGATGTAGATCGGGTCGCCCTTGACGTTCGCGGTGATCCCCGCGTTCGGCACCTGGACGACGCCCTTGGTGATGATGAAGTACGGCTCGCTCGGCTGGATCACCGCCTGGACGGAGAGTCCCTGATCCCACGGCACCAACTGCTGCTTGACCGCGACGCCGACGAAGCCGTTCTGCTGCACCGGCGCGCCATGGTTGATCGCTGTCCCACCGTTGACGACGTAGACGCCGGGGCCTGGACGGTTATACGGCATGAGTCACTCCTTTCTGCCTACCGATGGCCTCAGTCGTTCCACGCTGTCGCGGGATCGACTCCCGATTCCTGAAGCAGAGCGCCGTAGAGCGTTCCCTCGCCCTTCTTCGGCTCCTCGTCGCCCTCGCCGCGCTTGGCGGGAGCGCCCGGACCCTGACCGCGGACGGTCGTCGGGTTCGCCGCGGCGAGCAGCTCGCGCTGATCCTGGATGGCGGCATCCACCGCCTCCTGGAGCTTGTCGGCCGCCTTCTTGGTGACCGCGCCCCCCTCGTCGACGTCGTCGACGACGTCCAGCGTCGACGTCGGGCCGTTGTCGGTGATCTCAAACAGCGCCTTCGCGCGGTCCGAGAACGCTCCGGGAAGCTTCGCCTCGCTGATCTGCCGGTGAGCCACGTCGCGCATGTCGCGCAGCTCAAGCTGCCGGTCCGCGTCAGCATGCGCCTCCGCGCGGATCAGCTCGCGCTCGCTCGCCACCGCCGACTCGACCAGCGCCTTGACGCGCTGCTCGACCATCGGCTCGATGACGGCCTCCAGGGCGCTGCGAGAGTCCTCACTCTGGAGAGCCTCCTGGAGCGCCTCTGGGGTGATCGCACCCATGTCTGTCTCCTTTGTGGTCTCGGCTTCCGCCACTGATGAACTTGACTGAGCGAGCGCCTTCTTGGCGAGCGCCTCGGCCTGGCTGCGGTTCAGCTTGGGGTTGCGCTTCATCATCCGCGCGATCATCTCCTCAAGCTCGTCGTCGCCGCCGTCCTCCGCATCCTCGGCGTCGCCGTCGGACTGCTCGGTGAGCAGGTGGGGGCGCACCTCTTCGACGTAGGTGATGAACTCCTCGTCGGTCATGGACTCAAGCAGTCCCATCCCGTCCTCCTCGTAGGCAGCTTCCATCAACGCGACGACGCGGCCGCCAGCGCCCGCCTCCGTCACCCAGTCAACGCTTCCGCGGTCCTCGATGCCTTCGACCAGCCACGCCCGGCGGCCGTCACGCATCGTCGGCTGCACGCCGGTGGCATTCGCGGAGATCGAAGCTTCGACCAGCTCTGGGTCGTTCTCGGCCAGCTCGCGAATGAACGGTGTCGGGAGCGACCAGCCGACGACGGCGCCCTGGCCGAACCCCTTGTCGGGGCTGGGTGGCACGCTGCCGTCCCAGTAGCTCTCCACGATCCGGCCGCCCAGGTCGCGGATCGAGCGCGGCAGACCCTTTGCCGCGCGGCGCGCCTCGGGGGAGAGGTGGTCGATGTACTGGCGCCAGCCCGCGAACTTGTGGGCGTTCTCCTCCAGCATCTTGGCCTCGTAGATGTGGCGGCCCTTGCCCTTGCCGACGCACGGGCGCAGGATGTGCAGCGGCAGCAGCTTGGAGCGCTCCTGCTCCTCGCGGGCGGTGGCTTCCTCCAGGCTCAGACCGTGGCCGACGAGCCGCTGGACGCGCTCTTCCTGCAGCTCGGTGGGGAACTCGACGGCGCTGCGCGGGAGCGCGTACATCGCCTCCCGCAGCTCAAGCGTCTCCGTGGAAGGGTCCGTGACCGTGGTGGCGCCCATGGTGAGCCGATACTACGGCGGCCTGTGCGCTGTCCCTCAGATGGATTCTGCTGCGCATGAGACGATATGCGCGGTAACGGATCGGAGCAGCGCAACTCCCACCAGCCGATCCTGTTACGGGGCTAGGGCGACAACGAGGGGGTGGGGCTTAGACGAGGAATCCGTGCGTAGGGCAGCAAGTCATCCTGCCGTATCACTTCTCAAGGAGAACACAGCGCATGAAGGTTTCCGTAAGAGCACTGCTGGTCGCGTCCCTCGTGGTCGCGGCAGCGTGCATGGTGTTTGGCGCGGCCGTGGCGTCCGCGCATCCGGCAACGGCCGCCGGTTCGCACGTGGGCCCGCGCGGCCCGAGGGGCCCGCGTGGTCCCGCTGGTCCTGCCGGTCCTGCCGGTCCGATGGGTCAGATGGGCCTGCCCGGCCCTGCTGGTCCCGCTGGTCCGCTCGGTCCGGCCGGTCCTGCCGGTCCGAAGGGCGACACCGGCCCGATGGGTCCGCAGGGCGTCGCCGGTCCTCCCGGGCCCGGTGGCGGCAACAACGCCACGGAGTTCACGTTCAAGGGCGACACGAACACGCCCAACACGGACGTCTCCGACCTGGACGGCGTCAAGCTCAACGCGGCCTGCGACGCATTCGGCCGTCTGACCCTGACCGCCGTGGCCACCAACGTGGCGCCGGGCATCCTGACCGAGCGTGATGGCACCAACTTCGCCATCGTGCCCCGGTTCGGGACCGCCAACACCACGGCGCGCGTGCTGCTCTCGCCGCTCAGCTCGGCATCGAGCCGCGCCGACGTCGAGGTTCACTACGTCAGCAACGCTGGCAAGGACACGTCGATCTCGATCGCCGCAGTCGATCTCGCCGACGGCCCCAACGGGCTGTCGAACGCGTGCATCGTCTTCGGGACCGCGACGACGTTCTAAGCACCGCCGGGGGGCTTTGTGGCCGCTCGGGGGCGGCCACCTCCTCAGCCCTCCTGCCGCTCGATGAACGCCTGCTCGGCGTCGTAGGCGCCGCGGGCGGGATCGTCAAAGGTCACGTGTTCGTGACCGGCGGCGCAGCGCCAGGAGCCGTACTCGTTGACGGTCAGCTCCGCGCCGCACTCGATCGTCCGCCAGAGATCCTCGGGGAAGTCCGGCTCGGGGTTATCGCTGGCGACCTGGATCAGCCACTGGCAGGTCTCCTTCGGCGCCTCGGTCGGCGCCTCGGTCGGCTCGGTCGCGTCCAGCCCTGCGCGGCGCAGGTTGTGCGGCGTAGCACGCCGCAGCCCCTGCTCGGGCACCCAGTCCTCGGGGTTGTAGTAGTCGCCGCCCGACCGGACGACCTTGCCCGTCTTGACCCGGTGCTCGTCCAGCCCAGCCTCCGGGTTCAGTGCTCCGAGGCCGAGCTTGCGCCGGTCCTCGTACGCGATGGCGGCGAACTCGACGCCCTCCTCGCGCCAGGTGTAGACGACCTTGGCCAGCGCATTGTCGCGCGTGATCACCCGGTCGCCCGCTTGAATCTTGCTCACGCTGCTGCTCCTTTCACGTCGACCGCGGTGATGGCGCCCAGCGAGCCCACGTACTTCTTCAGCCTGGCGACAGCCGCCTCAGCGGTCTTGCCTTTGGCGGACCGGCTCGCGCCGCTGGCGAACGTGATCTTCACCTTCACCATCCTGTGCCTCCTCGGTCGGGGGGGGCGGGCTCTCCGGCCCGCACCTACATTGTAGCACAAGATGTGCGCTTCGACTAGCCGATGTTCAGGTACGTCTCGGCGGTCTGCCGCTCGGCGTCGGTCAGCGCGTGGTCGTACAGCGCGAGGTGCGCGATGTCGCCGGTGAACGAGTAGCTGGGACCGGCGTAGTACCCGCACAGCAGCACATCGGCAGTGATCTCGGAGATGGATGGCAGACAGTCGCCGTTGGGTCCGAGCTGATAGCTCGTGACCTCGGCGCCGTTCAACCACAGGCGCGGCAGGCCGTTCGTGACGGTGACGGACATAACCGACCACGCGTTCGTCTGCACCGGCACGCCGTTGAACAGGCGGAAGCGCCCATTCCCCGAGCCGACGTAGATGCCGGAGGTGCTCGCGTCAAGCTCAAGCATCCACTGCCAGAGCGCGTCATACGGCGACGTGAAGAAGACCGGCCAGTTGCTGACATCGGCCGAGTTGAAGCGGCAGACGATGCTGTAGTCCGACCGTCCGCTCATTGCCGTGCCCAGGCCCGCGACTCGCATCCGGTTAGACGACGCCGCGAAGCGCACCGCGCCGGGGACGAACGTCGGTGGCGTCTCGGTCGCGGTCGCGTCGTAGTGGCTCGGTCCCCGGTCGGGCCATGTCGTAACGTCTGCGCCCGAGGAGAGCGCGAGCTGGGATGCGTCGAGCCACCACAGCAGCCCCGGTATCGCTGCCAGGTTCTTCAGCCACTTCGCGTGCAGGTAGCGCTCAAGCGCCTGGCGGTCGGTGTCGGCCAGCGCATGGTCGTAGACGCAGATCTCCGCCATCTGCCCCAGCCACGGGAAGTTCCCGTTGTAGTACTGGCCGACCACCGCGTCGGTGCCCAGCGAGATCGTCGGCAGCGCAACACCACCGCCGCCGTCCGAGTAGGTCGTCACCTCCACAGCGTTGAGCCACAGCCGCGTGTCCGTTGCCATGTCGATCGTCACGAGGTTCCAGTCGTCCAGGACGCCGGGCGCGGGAGGCGTCAGCAGCCGGTAGGACGGCTGCTTGGTGCCGACGTAGACCGCGCCGCCGCCGCCGTACAGGACCATCAGATCCCAGACGTTCGTCGAAGGCGCCTCGATCACGATCGAGTTGTTGAACGCGGTCGGCCACAGCATGAGCGCGTAGCCAAGCTCCGCTCGATCCGACAGCGCGGCAGCGAGTCCCGCCGCTGTCAGACCAGCACCGTTGAACTGGACCCACGGCAGGCCGTTCGGCGACGCCTGCAGCGTCGGCGGTGCCCCGATGGCCGTGCAGTCGTGTCTGTTGCCGCTGAGGTCCGGCCACGTGCTGACGGCGCTGCCGATGGCGCCGGGCAGCTTCGACGCGTCGAGCCAGAACAGCAGCCCCGGGAGCCTGGCCGGGAGCTGGGGCCATGCCTGGTTCGCTCCGACGTAGACCGCACTCGCCCTGGCCGCGCCCAAATAGACGGCACCGGCGGTGTTCAGCTCGGTCATCCGACGATCACATACAGCGTGTTCGGGTCCGGCGGCGCGAGCGCGTCGTACGCGGCTTGCGTGATCTGCGTCCACGGGCCGGGTGGCCCCGTCGCCCCCGTCGGCCCCGCTGGCCCCGTCGGCCCCGCTGGCCCCGGCGCCCCTGTCGGCCCCGGCGGCCCCTGCGGTCCTACCGGCCCAACCGAGCCCTCCGGACCGGCGGGGCCCTCCGGGCCCTCCGGGCCAGCAGAAGCGACGACCTCCACCGCCGCGGTTGCGGGCGGGGTGATCTCGACCGTCGCGTCGAATCCGATGATCTCGACGCTGCCGGTGCTCACGGGGTCACGTCCGGATCAACGATGAGCTGACCCTTGATCCAGGTGGTGACGTCGCTGCTGGCGTCGGTCACCTGCACGTCGTAGTCGTAGTCGCCGACCGCGAGCGTGCCCGCGGGCGCGGAGATCTGCAGCCGCCCGTCGACAGCGTCGAGGATCGTGACCGTCAGCGCTGTCGTGACGTTGTTCGTGTCCTCGGCAGACGACTCGACCGTCGAGCCGGTCAGGTCGACCGGAGCGCCCTGCTGAAGCAGCCGGAACGCCTGCGCCCACGTGTCGCCGTGGTAGATGCGGAGGTCGTAGGTGACCGGCAGGCCGATCTCCTCGACCTCCGGCGCCGACAGGTTCCCGAGCACCTGCAGCTCCAGGTAGCCGTCGTTCGGGATCCGCGCGTACACGTTGCCGGTGGCGTCGTAGAGCGCGAACTCGACGTCGTAGATCCCGATCGCATCCGTGTCGCCCTGCGCCCAGTCGTACTCGCACATGCCGACGTCCGTGCCGGTGTCCGCGTCGCCCTCCTGGAGCGTGGCTGCCAGCGCGTCGACGGTCGGCAGCTCGGTCTCGCCGCGCAGGCACATGACGAAGTTCACGTGATCGGCGAGGCTCAGGTCGACCGGGCTCTTGTCAGCGTTACGCAGCGTCACCTGATACGGCGGGGAGGTGGCGCCGCGCTTGATCTTCCACGGGCCAGTGAGGAGCGCCATGACGGCATCGTAAGAGCCGCGGTGCGCCGGGCCGCAGTTAGCTTTCGACCAGTACCTCGGGATTGATCACGTCGACCGTGGCGGTCGGATCCTGGACGTCGGCGTACGCGCGCGGGTTGGCGGCGTCGGCGTAGGCGTGCGGATCCTCGACGTCGGCGTACGTGCGGGGCGTCTCGACGTCGGCGTACAGCGGCGGCAAGAGATCGGACACTCCGGTGAGCCTACCTCCGGATCCGGGCTTACAACTCGGGGTGTGGTCGACATCCCGCAGCTCGTCTCGCTCGCCATCGGCGTCGCTGGCGTCGCCGGACTGATCTTCACCGCGCTGCGCTGGCGACGCGACGACACCACCGCCGTCCTCGCCCAGCAGGACACGATCGTCAAGGAGATGACCACGCTGAACGCCGAACTGCGCGTGCAGCGCGACGAGGAGCGCGCGCGCAACGCCGAACTCACCGGCGAGCTGCGTGAGGCGCGCCGCCAGCTAGCCGAGACGCAGGCCGAGCTTGGAGGCAAGATGCGCAGAATCGACCCGAAGGAGACCGACGATGGCAGTGCCTGATCCTCCGCCCGACCCCGTGCAGCAGCTTGCCGATTCGAACAAGCGCGTGCTCGGCTACTCGCGCAAGCGGTTCCTCGGGACGTGGCTCGCGCTGTTCCTGCTCGCGATCCTGACCTCCATCGCGCTGCTGCTCGCCCAGCACGTCGCCCGCCACCAGTCGCACACCGCGCAGCTCGTCGCCGACAACGCGCACAACAGCGCCGGGCGCGCGAACGGCAAGAGCAACAACATCCTGCTCTACATGATGGGCAAGCAAGGCCTCCCCGGCGTGCCCGGCGCCAACGGCAAGGACGGCGCTCCCGGCCTGCCGGGCGCACCGGGGTCGGCCGTCGCCACCGCCGCCGCGGCGCCCGGTCCGAAGGGACCGAAGGGCGTCAAGGGCGACACGGGCTCGGCCGGAGCCGCAGGCGCTGCGGGGCCAGCCGGAACCGCCGGACCGGCGGGCGACGTTGGCGCACCCGGCGCGAATGGCCTCGACGGAACAGCAGGCGCGACCGGCGCAGCAGGCGCCACCGGCGCGGACGGACCCAAGGGGCCGCAAGGGGCCGCGTGCGCCCCCAGCGACCCGTCGTGCGTCGGACCCCCAGGCGCAACCGGGCCAGCGGGCGCCAAGGGCTCCCAGGGAGATCCCGGGCCGATCGGCGCGACAGGACCGGCCGGTCCGGCCGGACCACAGGGGCCGCCGGGCTCATCCGGCACCGCCACCACGCAGCTCGTCTCCAACGCCAGTCCGAACAGCGCCGGGCAGACCAAGGACGTGATCACGCCCTGTCCAGCCGGGACGACGCTGCTCTCAGGCGGCTACCACGTCATGCCCGCGACGCCTGAGCTGGTCGCGTTCACCGACGAGCCTGACGGCAACGCCTGGCATGTTCAGGCCGGTGAGAACGGCTTCCCGAACGGGACGCAGTGGCAGCTAACCGTGTTCGCTATCTGCGCGGGGTAGCCGGGACGTTGCCGTGCTTGGGCCAGTCGGGCCCGGGCTCGGCGCCGTGCTGGTCGTACTCGCAGACCTGGCAGATCTCGTCGCTGAAGAACTCGCCGTCGACCAAGCCGACGGTCTGGCGGATGCTCCAGCCCGGCTCGGCGTGCCCGCCGCAGGACAGCCGCCGCGGCTTGCGCACGACGCGCAGGGTGCCCTCGCGCAGGATGGTCACCTTCGGGGCGGCCTCCTGCTGCTCTAGCCAGTACTCCCGCGCGGCGCTCATGATGCGTGCTCTTGCTGGCGGGCCAGCTCGTTGCGGGCGCGCATCAGCTTGGCATACAGCCGGGCCAGGCCGCTGACGAGGACGTTGATCGCCTCGGTCGACGACATCTCGGTGTCGAGCTTGAGCTGCCCGCGCCAGTTCTTGGTCATCGTGATGCCCTTCACCTCGGCGGCCTCCAGGGCCTCATTGAGGTAGTCGGGTCCGATCGTGAACGGTTCGGTCATCGCAGTAGCTCCAGGGTCCCGCTCCGGTCGGTGAACCAGGCGTCGGGGGTGCCGCGGGTGAATCCCCGCAGGTTGAACATGAAGAGCAGGTGCGGGTTGGGCACGTTGCGCATCAGCCCGTAGTGCGCGCCGCGCGGTCCGCGCAGCTCGTACGGCGTGTGCTCGTCGCTGGTGGCGGTCACCTCGTAGGTGATCCGGCCGACCGTGACGGTCTCGGTCGTGGTCATCGTGTCTCCTCGGTCGTTGCTGCTGCCTTCTCGTCCAGGCTCTTGACGAGCGCTTCGACCAGCTCCGGGTCGTTCCCGGCCGTCCGGACGAAGCTCTCAAAGGGGAGGTACCGCCAGGTGCTCTCGGGGTTCTCGCGGACCCGGTCATAGACCGCGCGCAGCTCAGCGTGCTCGGCGTCGAAGGCCGCCGCCGCCGCGGCCTCCTCGGCGGCGGCCTCCTCACGCGCCTTGATGGTGCAGGCGCAGATCTCGGCCTTACTGCTGCCAGCCTTCTCGGGGTCGGGCTGCAGCCGCTCGCCGCAGTCGTCGCACACGGTGATGTCGGTGACGGAGGGGCCGTGGACCCGGGTGATCTCGGTCACCTTCGCGTCGTTCTGGTAGCTGTCGCGGTCGTGAGCCTTGACCGTGGCGGTCAGCTCGTACGTGTGGCCCTGGTCGAGCCAGGTCCCGCCGGACGCCCACCAGATCAGCAGGTTCCCGTTCTCGTCGTGGCCCTTGGTGAGCTGCTTGGCGCCGTAGTTCCCGTCGATCGTCTTGGTGAACGTGACGGTGAAGGTCAGGCCCTTCAGCCGCTCTTTCACCTCGCCGATCCACTCGGACTCGACCGCGACCCGCTGCTTGCGCTCGTACTCCAGCCGGTCGCCGATCTCGCGCTTGCGCGCCTCGATGGCGTAGGCCACGAATCCGTCGCCCTTGGCGGGCAGGTAGTCCGCGCGGCAGTAGGTCGCGAGGTTGTGCTGGAACTCGTCCAGCTCGTCGCGCTCGGCCAGGTCGTCGCGGACCCACTCCAGCGCGATCCGAGCCTCCTCGCGGTCCTCGGTGGTGACCTTGATGTCAGGCTTGCGGGCGGTCATGTTGGCCAGCGCCTGGTCGGCCGTGGCGTTGTGGTTGCGCTCAAAGCCGCCGTAGCCGTCCTTGCTCCAGCGTGACTGCCAGCCGTTCTCGCGGGTGACCGCGGCGACGTTGGCCAGGAAGTCGTCGGTCCGGTAGGCGATCCGTCCGCCGCCGGGGCCCTCATCCTCGTAGTTGCCGCCGCCGCCGAGGTCGCTGTACAGCGCCTGCAGCCACTCGGCCCAGGACGCGGCCCGCTCAGCGGAGCTGGCGCCCGTGTAGTCCTTCAGACACGTCGAGCCGATCTGGCGCAGCTCGCCGGTGGCCAGCTCGTAGAGCACGTAGGTCTGGTTCCGGCGGCGCTTGAAGCCGCAGTGGTCGCAGTCATTGCTGGCGTGGCGGTAGCTCGTCAGGTCGACCGCCTCGACCGCCGCGGCGGCGTCGGTGCCGATCCGGTTGGCGAGGTTGGTGCCCACGGGCGCCCGGCGGATGCCGACGCTCTCATCGGCGCCCTGGTCGGCGTCGTGGTCCAGCGTGGCCACGAACACCCAGCCCTCGATCACCGCGCTGGGCCCGTCGACCACCACGAACGTGTAGTCGACGATCCGCTCGGTGTAGTGGCGGGTGCCCTCGACGGCCTCCAGGGAGGCCTCGACCGCGTCCGCGGCATGGCGGGCCTCGCGGATGACGTCCTGGTGGTGCTCGTCGGAGACGATCAGCGTGACGGGCTCGGTCTCGTACTTGGCGGCCTTCTTGTTCAGCTTCTCGATGCGGGCGCGCAGCTCGTCGAGCTTTGAGTCGACGACGCGGAACACGCGCCCGCCGACCTCCTCGCGGAGCGCGGCGACCTCGGCGGTCAGCTTGTCGGCGACCCGCTGGGCAGCGACGACGTCGGGATGCTCGTACACGTTGACGCGCTCGCGCGCCCGGGCGTCCAGCTCCCAGTACACGCGCTCGTAGGTCTCGTGGACGTCCCAGCGCGCGTTGTCGGCAGCCTGCTGGCGCTCGTAAACGGCTTGCAGGGTGGTGGTCAAATCTGCTCCTCGGTCGGTGTCGCGGCCACTCTCTGACCGCACCTCAATTGTAGCACACATCGTGCGTTACCACAATCCCTGGATCCGGCGGGCCTCGCCCTCCAGCGCCCGCAGAATCCGCTCAGCCCGCGCCTGCGAAAAGCTGTCGAAGCGGACGATGATCGCCTCGTAGTCGGCGCCGTAGCCGCCAAGGCCGAGCACCCGCGCGACGAAGCGATCGTCGAGCCGGTCAAGGACCGCGTCGAAGCGGTCGTTCTGCTCTTCGGTGGGGCTCATCGCGCGTCTCGCAGCGACGCGCGCACGCTCTGGCGGGAGCGGTCGTCACGGCGCCCGCGGCCCTTGCCGCGCTTGCCATGCGAGCCCGCGCCGGAGCGCATGTGCGCCGCGACAGCGACCCAGCTACGGACGCGCGGCTGGCCGGTGGCGCGGCGCTTGCTCATTCCGCCTCGATCCGGGTCAGCACGCCGTTGTCGATGGCGTAGTTGACGGGGTCGTCGGACTCGACGACGCGCGTGGCAGTCACCAGCGCCCAGCGCATCGACAGGTCGAACGCGTACATCTCGGCCTCCAGCTCGGTGGCGAACCGCAGCGCGTTACCTGCCCACGTGCCGCTGGCGTCAGCGATCACTTCGGGGGCGTAGCTCATTCAGTCCTCTTTCTGTTTGGCAACCCAGCGGCAACAGGCGTAGACGCTGGGGCTCTCGTACACGACACGCTCCGCGCCGAGCCAGTACGCCCTCACGACCCAGCGACTGGCGAACTTGCCGTGCTGGCAGGTGATGGTGAACGTCTTCTCGGTGGTGGTCATCGTGTCCTCGGTCGGGGATCACGGCCTCGTGGCCGCACCTACATTGTAGCACACGATGCGTGCTTAGCCCGAAGCCCGCTCTTCTCTCAGCCTGGTGAAGTCGGTTGGACCAGGGATCGGAGCGGGCTCTCTGTCAGCCACCCGTTCAAGGGCCGCGAGCCTGACGCCGGGGCCGCTCACCCACGCCTGGGATCGAAGCTGGGCCCCCACCGGCGACTCGCGCCAATCGGGGAGAACCCTTCTCTCACCCGACGCTTTGAGTATAGCACACGTCGTGCGCTTATGCGGCGGCTTTGACGCCCTTCTTCGTGGCGTTCTTGGCCTTGAGGGCCTCCCACTGACTGAGCGCCTTCGCTGCCGCCGCCTTCACCTCGGCGCTCACCTTGCCGCCCCCGGCCGCCCATCGCTTCATGACGGCGATCGCCGACGCGATCGCCTCCGACTCGGACTTGCCGGACTTCATGATGCCCTTCGCGACGTTCTGGATGTACGCCGGGAGCCCGCCGAGCCGAGCGATCCAGTTGCTCGTCTTGCTCCGCGAGAACGGTGACGGCGTGACGCTGTACCCGGCCGTCTTGGTGGACTCCTGCAGCGCGGTCGGCAGCCACTCCTCGGCGTGCTCGTCGAGCCACTGCCACTCGCGCAGAACCCGCTCGCGGGCGCGCGCCCGGACGAACTCGGTCGACGTCTTCGCGCCGACCCGGTCTGCGACCGCCTGCGCCAGAGCGTCGGGCATCAGCTCACGTTCCAGCCGTCCGGCAGCTTGCTGGTCAGCCCGAGCGCTTTCGCGCGCTTGATGATGTGCGCCTTCGCCGCCTCCGGGTTCTTCGCCCGGCCGAGCGCCTGGATCGCGTTGGCGAGATCCGCGCCGTTCTCGATCGGGAAGCCGCCGTGCGGCATCGCGTGACCCTTCTTCGCCAGCGTCTCGCGGCGCGCCGCGGTGAACTCCTTCTCCTCCAGCTCGCGCCGGAAGAACTTCTCGCGAGCGCGGGCGCGGACGAACTCAGTCGAGGTGGTCGCCGCCTTGCGCGCGTCGACAGCCTCCTGCAATCGGTCTTCAAGCAGGGTCATTGCTCCTCCTCGTGGTGTAGCCCGCCTCGCTGAGCCGCTCGCGCAGCGCCTGCTCGCGGGCCCGCGCGCAGACGAACTCGATGCCGGTCTTGGCGGCCTTGCGCTCCAGCACGGCCTCGGCCAGCAGCGACACCGTCCGGATGTAGTTGCGGCCGTCCGGGATCGTCTCGTCGCCGGGCGGCGGCGGCACAGGCTCGCGGCCGTCGGCGAGCGTCTGGCCGGAGAGCGGCGGCACGGGCTCGCGGCCGTCAGCGAGGATCTCGCCGACGCTGGGTGTCGGCAGCGCCGGGTCACGGCCGTCCGGGATCGCCAGGTCGCCGATGTCGGTCTGGACGCCGGTCCGTGTCCACACCGGCTGGTCAGCGGCGGGCGTGGTGTCGCGGCCGTCCTTGATCGAGCGTGACGGCTGGCCGCCGTAGCCGAACTGGACGGTCGTCTCCTCCAGCTCGGGCTGCTCGGTCGGCACCTCCGCGGAGTACTTCAGGGTCGCGGGCGCCTTCTTCGGCGGCTGGAGCTTCATCCGGCTTCCGCCGGACCGGCCGCTGTGCCGCGGCGTCCCGGCCTTGGTGCGCAGAACGGCGGGCTGCCCCGGAATCGACCGGCTCGTGATCGCGCGCGTGGTCTTCTTGGCCCTGGCCTTCGAAGCGGCCTTCGGCGCAGCCGCGGCCAGGCCGATCAGCAGGCCCTTCGTCTCGGGTCCGACGATGCCGTCGACCTGGAGCCCGTGCGCCTGCTGGAGCTGTCTCACGGCTGCCTCCGTCTGCGGGCCGAACCGCCCGTCCTTGGTGACCTTGAATCCGGCGGCGGTGAGCGTCGCCTGCAAGTTCGAAACGGCCGGGCTCGACGTGCCGGTCAGGCCCGCGCCCTGAGCGAGGTTGCCGTTACCGAGATGCCCCGGCCCCTGCACGGTGGCGTTCAGGGCCCGCGTGAGCGTCGCCTGGGGCGACGAGATCGTCTTGCCCTTACTCCGGGTCGCGCCGGTCGCGGTCTTGGCCGTGGACGTCTTCTTGGCCACCTTCTTGGACGTCTTCGTCGGGATCGGCGTGCCCTTTGCGGTGAGCCCCAGCGATTTCTGCGCCTGCTTGAGCGTCTGCGGCGGCGGGTTCTGCAGAATCGCCATCGTCGCGGCGTCCACGCCGCCGCTCGTTTGGAGCCCGTAGCGGTTCTGGAACGCCTGGACGGCCTGCTTCGTCGCCGGACCGTACTTGCCGTCGGCGGGGACGTCGAAGCCGAGCTGCTTCAGGCGCTGCTGAAGCTGCAGGGTGGTCTGGTCAGGCCCTCCGGCCCCGTACCCGGCGCCGTGCGAGACGATCCATTTCCCACCCCGCCCACGGGGATGGAGCTGTTCGAAGCTGCCGCCGCCACCCGCGGCGGGTGGCGGAGCAGGCGCCGCGGGCTGAGGTGCGGAGACCGACACACGGGAAGCGTACGGCCGTGTCGGCCCCCAACCTCATGACGATGTCGCGGACGCTCCCGGAGTGTGCTGCAGCGTCGCCGCGGCGCAGCGTTCGCACATCGGGATGGGGACCTGCTCGCGCTCGGGCTCCTCGCCGACCCAGACGAAGATCTTCGTCTCGGCGTCGCCGCCGCACAGGCCCGGGACGGACGGGTGGTTGATCCCGCACAGGCAGTAGCAGCCGGTCACGCGCGCAGCCGCATCGAACGTCGCCACTGCCGACGCAGCGCCGCGTGGATCTCGGGCGCCGCGCCGAATCCCGACTCGCCCAGCTCACGGACCAGCCGGAGCCGCTGCGCGGGGTTCAGCCCGTCCATCGCCTTCTCGACCGTCCGGCTCAGCTCCGGGTGGTCAAGCAGCGCCTGGCCCATCGCCGTGAGCCGCCACGACTGCGACCAGCGCCAGCCGCGCTCGTCGTCGGACTCGATCTTCTCGCGCTGGCCTTTCTCCAGCCAGCCGTACCGGCGCAGCCACGCCAGCCGGATGCCGACGCCGGAACGGTGCTCGCCCGTGGACGGAATCCACGGGTCCTCGCCAAGCTGAACGCGGACCGCCATGGTCGTCGCCCAGCCGTTCTCGTCGCTCAGGTCATCGAGGATGCCGAGGATGTCCGCGTCGGAGATCCCCAGCAGGGTCATGTCGACCCGGCCGTTGCGTGACGCGCTCATGACCGCAGCGCTTCACGGGTCAGCCGGTAGTACTTCGAATTGCCGTCCACCCGGCCGATGCGCAAGAAGTTGTGCGGCTCCTGACGCAGCGTCTCAAACGCCGAGGCGCTCGCGCCGGAGCTGATCTTGGCGCCGTCCGCCCATTGGCCCATCGCGGCGCGGATGTCGACCTGCCGGAACTCGTCGTGATCGGCGCCGTAGGCGCGGAGGAAGTTCTTCAGCTCCTCCAGGCGATTGGTGCCGACCCTCGTCAGGTTCCCGGGCTGCTGGGCCTTGGCTCGGCCGCGCTTGCGTGGCTGCTCTCCGGTCAGCGGCTTGATCGCCTGCTCGTAGGCCTTCACCTCGGCGTTGATCCGGTCGCGCTCCTGGTCCAGCTCGGCGAGCCGGTTGCGTCGCTCGTCGATCAGGGCGCGGAGCTGCTGGATGATCTCGGCAGCATGCGGAACCTGGGGTGCGCTGCCGTTCTGGGCGGGCGCGTCCTGCGTCGCACTGGGCATCTTGTCCTCCTCGGGTCGGGTACGCCGACCCAGTGTAGCGTCCCGTAACGCCTAACGTGAGCTACGGGCCATCCGCGGCAGCTCCTCGACGTAGCGTGCCTTGGTGCGCCACCGCCTGCCGCAACCCCCGGCGTCCTGGCTGCACGTCACCTCGCTGTAGTCGCTCGGCGTGTAGTGGTAGCCGTTGAAGGCGGAGTAGTTGCAGCGGTACGCCGTGACGCGCCACGCGGCACGATGCAGACACCTGCAGGGACCCCTCATGCCGCCGCCCGCTGCGCCAGCCGCGCCTTGACGTCGGCAGCGAACACGATCACCTCGCTGGCGATGCGGCCACCGTCGAACACCTCGGGCACCAGCGTGCGCAGCCCGGCGGGACTGCCGTCGTAGGTGCCGGTGAGGTCGCGCACGATGGTCTCGGCGGAGGTGTGCGGTCCGGTGCCGCCGTAGCCGAACTCAAGCTGCAGGTCGGTGTTCTCGCCGATCTCGCGGTAGGAGCCGTCGGGCTCGTAGAAGAACAGCCGGACGTCGTAGCTGGTGCCGTCCATCTGCGCGGCCTCCTTGGCGCTCCAGCCGTACGCCTTCTCCCAGCGCTCGGCCGGGATCGAGCCGCGGATCAGCCGGTACCAGCCCTGCTTGAGATCCTCGTGCGCGCGCCCCAGCTCGGTCATCCGGCGGATCTCGGTCAGCCGCTCGCGCTCCTCGGCCGACAGCCGGTCAGGCTTCAACCAGCCGCTCACGTACACATACCCGCCGGACTGCTGAGTGTTACCGACGATGATGCCGTCCTCGTCCTCGTAGACGGTGAACTCGCCCTCGCGGTAGCGCAGCTCGGACGCCTGCTCGCTCAGCGCCTTGAGCGCCTCGCGGATCGCGCCCTTGCCGGGCGTGGCGCCGTTCAGCCACGCGATCAGCTCGCGCTTGGCCTCGTCGCTGTCGGCAACGAGATCCTGCCGGTCGTGCAGAAGATCGTTCGGGGCGATGAGTCGCGCACCCCACGCTGTCGTGATGTCCTCCGGGACACCTCGGGAATACCCGAAGCCTAGTTGCATTGTCACTCCTCCTCGGTCGTTGTCTGCTCTGATTTTAGCACACGACGTGCGTCAATGTGCAGGCGCTTCCAGAGGATCGCCTGCGCCTTGTCGTGAGCTTCGGCCAGGCTCATGGCCTCCACTGTCACGAAGGTGTTCGCGGGCCAGCCGGAGCGCATCAGGGCGCGCTTGCGCTCCTCGGCGATCCCGGGGTTCTTGCCTCGGTAGAGCTGGCGCGTGCCGCCCGCGTAGTCCTGCATCAAGAAGAGCGCTCGCCTAGCCATCGTCGACCACTCGCAAGCTGATCGGGCCGTGACGTCCGACCTGGCCGTTCGGCCAGCGGACCACGATCACGCCGCCCTGAGCGTTGCTCTGCGGGACGTGGCGGATCACCTCGCCGATCGGCAAGCCGTCGTGGTCAGCGCTCGTTACGCGCGAGCCCACGGGGAACTTCTTGCGGGCGGCGCGCGCGGACTTGTTTTGCCGCAAGACGGCCTTCTGCTGTTTGGTGTCGGTCATCGCTCGATCCTCTCCTCGCGCGCGTGCAGGCGGGCCAGCGCCCGGCGCAGCGCACGCTCGTCGCCGCGCCGGTGGGCGCGCTCGACAGCCTGACGCTCGCGGTCGATCTGTCCCGCGTGCTGCACGGCAGCCATCTCGCTCGCGCTCAGCGGCTCGGGCTGCAAGTAGAAACCCCAATCCATCGCTGCTCCTCGGTCGGTGTGGGCCCTCTCTGGGCCCACCTACAGGATAGCACACGATGCGCGCTAATACTAGAGGCCGAGCCCGGCGATCAGCTCGCCGACGGCGCGGCGCCGGGCGGTCCGGTCGGACTCCGTCCACGCGTACAGCCAGAGCGCGCTCTTGACCACGTCCGACTCCTGTGCGCACTCGATCTCGGCCTCGATCCGCTCAAACGGGATCCCGGCGGCCATCATGGCGTCGATCTCGGCAACCCGCATGCGTGACTCCCTCCTCGCTGTCATCCGGACACCCGCATACTGCCACCGGCAGACCGCCGCGGCTAGCTCCAGATGTGAGCGTTCTCGCATTTAGCGAGAAGTTTCGCCCCGCGGCTACCGTTACCTAAGAGGGATCTTGCAAAAGCTCGGCCGGGCGTGCGGCGGCGCCGCGCCCTGAGCGCCCCCAGGGCAGCGCGCCCGGCCGAACACTACCCGCGAGCCAGCCGCTCCGCGGCCACTCGCGCCTGGCGCATCGTGTCGAACCAGTTCAGGTTCTCGCCGCCCTGCGAGTCGCGCCGGTCACCCGGGTTGAACCGCACCAGGGCCCACTCCATCCGCGAGACGAACTCGTCGTCGTCGCCCATCGCGTTCATCGACGCGACGGCGTAGTCGGTGCCGTCCAGCGTGTAGAAGCCTGCCTCCTGCTTGGTCCACTTCATCGGTTGTCTCCTCGATTCAAAGGCACCGCGTACGGGGTTCGAACCCGTGCTACCGCCGTGAGAGGGCGGCGTCCTGACCACTAGACGAACGCGGCTCAGTTAGCGGGCGGGCCGGACGCTGGCCAGGCGCCGAGCCCTAACGAGGCCGTTCCCCGCTGGATCAGAGGATCTGGGGCCCAGAGGGCCGGTACTGATCCAAGCTTGTCCTGCTGGGTGCCCCATCCGGGAACTGAGCCCGGACTCCCCGGGATCTCCAGCCCTGGCCCGGTGGATCGGGCGCTCAGCTTTCGATCTCCACTCCGGAGAGGGACCTCCTGGGGCGGCGGCCTCACTCCGACCGCACCTAAAGGTTAGCACACATCGCGCGCTAGTTCAAGTGGAGAGGGCCGGAACCTTGTCCGGCCCTCTCGGGCAAGTAGTGGGACTTGAACCCACGACCTCCGGGGCGTGCGGGCGCCCCGGCGAGCTGCCGCTGCTCCATACCGCAACCTGAACGCTACCGCTTGCGCAGGACGTCGCCGCTAGCTCAAGTGCGCGCAGACGTACAGCACCGCCGCGAACGTGCCGAACACGTACACGAACCGGAGGAAGGAGGAGCGGCGCATCGGAGCGCCGCAAGCCTACCTCCCGGCGCGGGCCTCGTACTGGTGGCGAACCTCCCGCCACCAGCGCGAGAAGCGCTCCATGTACGGGCGCTGCTGCTCGTCGATCATGTGATGGACCTCGTACGCCAGGCGCACCTGGTCGTCGGCCCAGTGGTTCGCGGCGCCCATGTCCGGGCCGTCGGACTTGGCGTACGTCTCGCCGATCGCCTCAAGCTCGCCGTCGACCGCCAGGCCGAGGCATGTCACGGCGTCGCGGATCGCGGTGGCCTGCTCGTAGGACAGCATCAGCAGGATGGTGGGTTGGGTGGGTTGCTCCATACATCAGGAGTCGCGCCAGCCCCATGATTCCTGACACCTTTCGGGCCCCGGCCGAAACCGGGGCCCGTGGTGGTGGTTCTGGGAGGCTCTGGCCTGGGCACAACCCCTCCTGTTGGGTGGCCGCCCTCCTCGCGCATACTTCTCTAACCGAGCTGCGCGGCCCTAACGTGACGCCCACTCGCGCAGGCGGCGGCGCTCCGTGCGCTGCCTGGCCTTCTTCTGCTGCTCGGGGCTGCGCTGCATGTACTCGTAGTGGCTGTCGGCCCACGCCTTGGTGCAGGCGGCGCACCGGCAGTGATGGTTGTTGTAGGTGCTGGGCCTGCCGTGAACCGGCGGCGGGTACTCGTGCCGTCCCTCGGGGTCGCCGTACCGGCGCCACCGCGCGTAGTGCTTCCGGCACCAGCCCCGCGCGTGAGCGGGATTCTGGCAGTCAGGAACGGAGCAGTCACCGTCGTTCATCGAGCTGCGCGGGCCGCCATGGACGGGATCGCGATCCCCGCCACGGCCAGGCCGATCCAGTACGCCCACGGGGTGACCGTCAGCCCAAGGACCACCGCGATCGCGACCGCGATCCACTTCATCCAGCGCTCGATGCTCCGCTGCTCGTCCTCGGCCAGCTCCTCGCCGTGCCATTCGACGGGCTCGGGCGCACGCTGGCGCTGGCGCTCGGCCTGCTCCTCCAGCAGTCGCTGGCGCTCGGCCTGGCGCGCCGCCAGCATGTCGCCGTGGAAGGTCATGCGATTCGCGGCAGGTTGCCGTCGAGCGTGTAGCCCTCGCGCTGCAGATGCACCTGGATGCCCCACAGCACCTCCAGCAGCTTCTGCTCCGTATCGCTGGCGTGGCCGACCGCGGCGTGGTCGCCGTCAGACGCCCACAGGTCAAACGCGCGCTTCCACGCGCGCCGGAACGTCACGCTGTCCATGTGCGCCAGCGCACTGCGGAGATCCTTGCCGCGGTCCTCGCATTCATGGCAGCCGTCGTGCAGGATCTGCCGGTCGTCAAAGCCGGGCAGAGCGTCGTGGTAGGTATGGGTCACTGCTTCCTCCTCGGTCGGTGGTCACCACCAAGGATAGCACACCTAAGCGCGCGATGTGTGCTTACGCGTCTTCGGTGATCCGCAGCTCAAACATGATCAGCGCGCTCATGTCCACGATCACGTGCTCGCCCTCGTACGCCGACCGGAACGCCACCTCCGCCCACATGATCGTCCGCTTCCACTCGTGCCGCTCCTCGCGGTCATGCGGCCAGCGCACGCGGCCGACCGCCCACGGCCACACGCGGCTCCAGTCCATGATCCCCTGACGCTTCTTGCGGACCAGCAGAACACGAATCTGCTCGGCCGGGTTGACCGGCCGTCCCACGAACTCGTCCGGGTGACCCGGCGGGCAGTCAGGCGCCGGGCTCCCCGGTCTCTCCGCTACCGCCACTCTCGGCCCCTTCCGTTCCTAAGTCGCGCGGCACGCCTAGCCGTTCCGCGATCCAGTCGTCGATCGGAGGCAGGCCCTGACGGAACCCCGGAGGCGGAGTCCACGCCTGCTGCCCCGTGTCCTTGTACTTCAAGTCCACCGGAAGCGGACTTTCGAACGGCACGTCGATGCGCAGGCCCGCGTCACGGATCTGCTGCTCGGTCATGCCCGCGGAAGAATCATCCGGCTGCTGCGCCATCGACGGCGGCGGCTCCGGCAGGTTGGTGGCGTCGTCGTCGGGCTGCGGCAGATCGCCGCTGGAGTCGGCCTCGGCCAGGTAGTCGGGCGACTCGACCGGCGAGAAGTCCTCGTCAGGCCCGGGGTACAGCGGCGCGGTGCCCTTCGACGGCTCGATCAGCCGCTGGCGCCCGCCGATCATGCCCGCCACCCGCTCCGCGCTGGACGGCCACAGCTTGTCGCGGTCGACGGCGTGCTGCATCATCCAGCCGTCGTCGTCCTGGGAGAACACGTCGCCCTCCGCCGGGCCGAGCGTGCGGTATGGCGTCGTGCCGTCGCGCAGCCAGTAGTCGTAGTCGCCGCCGTCCAGGCTGGAGCCCGATCCTCCGTCCGGCGGCTCTATGTTCGGGCCGAGCTGCGACGGGTCGACGGACGTGTCCTGCGTGCCGCCCGGGTCCGCGGGTGTCAACGGGTCGCGCGCCATCAGGCGGCCGCCCTCGCTGCTGCTGGCGTTCCGCTGATCAGCCCGGCCGTTCTGCGGCCCAGCTCCTTGATCTTGGCGACGCTCGCCGACCGCTCCTTCCCATCGCCCAGGACGACGTCCGGGTGGCCGTGGATGCCGCCGCTCAGCGACGCGCCCCACGCCCGGTCATACATCGGCTTGGCGGCCTTCTGGATCTCGCCCGCGAGCTTTGACTCCTCGTTGGTCGGCTTGCGCTTCTCAGCCGATGCGCGAGTCGTGACCTGGCGCTCCAGCTTGTAGAGATCGTGGCCGGGCCCGACCTCCTTGGCCCACCACATCGGATTGGTGGTGAGCTGCAGCTCGGCCAGCATGCCGCCCGCGCTCTTGGGCCCGCGGAGGATCAGTTGCGTGTCGCCGTAGCCGTTGGCCTCGGATCGCTTGGAGCCGCTCTCGTCGACCAGCCGCGGATTGACGTTCTCGACCGCCCAGCCCTGCTGCTCCATCTCCCGCCGGATCTTCGCCATCGCGGTCGGCAGATCCTGCGCCGTCGGCACGGTCACGGTTCCGCGCACCATGTCGTGCAGGTCGGTCACGTTGTTGGCCTGGCCGAGCCCGGCGACCTTCGCCAGCGCGCGTTTTTCGTCCTTGGGCGGCGCGATGATCACGTGCGTCTGGCCCATGTTCGCGGCGATGTCCTTGCCGGTGTCGCCGAACGACTTGCCCGCCGAGGTGTCGTGAACGGTCGCGCCGAGCGCGTCCGCGACCCCGTTCATCAGCGCCTGGTAGGCGGGATGACCCTGCTGTTTCGCGATTCTGGACAGCTCCCCGACGTCGCTGGTCGGCTGGCCGCGATGCGCCTCTGGCGCGTGCGGCGTCGCCGCTGCCAGATCCCGGCCGACGGCCTTCTCGGCCGCCTTGTCGATCGACGTGATCTGCCCGCCGGTCTGCCACGCGCCACGCTGAGGCGCCTCGACCTCCGGCACGTTCGGGATCGTCTCCTGCGCCTTGTTCAGGATCGTCTGGTAGCCCTCGGGGTCCGGGTAGTGGGTGTTGCCCTCCGGTGTCGCCTCGGCGACCAGCTTCGGCGGGTTGAACTTGCCGCTCTTCTCGTCGATGCCCTGATTGGTGTCGTACACCTGGACGCTGGCGCCCATGTCCTTCGCGCGCGATATGACGCCCGGCAGCGTCGCGGACACGTCGCGGTGAACGGCGCGCATGATGACCTCGGGGATCATCCGCCGGTCCGCCGGGGTCTCGGCCTTCGCGGCGCGGCCCTTCGCGCGCTTGATCGCCTCGTCGGTCGGGACGCTGACGTAGATGATCCGCGGGTTGACGTAGCCCTTGTCGGTGAAGGTCTTGACCCGCTGAGCGACCTCGTCGGGGCTGGTGTCGGTGATCCCGTCGACGACGACGTTCAGGCCGCGCTCCTGCGCCATCTTCATCGCCTGCTGCGCGATGTCCCACGCCTCGGCGTAGACGCGCAGGTTCGCTTCCGGGTCGTCCATCGCGGCGTTCTGGAACTCCGGCAGCTCGGCCTTGATCAGGTCGGGGTCGAGCAGCAGCGCGTCGTCGGGCCACTGACCCTGCCGCTTGAGCTGCTTGACGACGCCGCCTTTCCCGGCCGCGTAGCCGCCGCCGGTGAAGATCACGGTCGGCTTGCCGTCTGCGGGCGGCTTCAGCGCAGGCGTGGTGCCGCTCAGCCCGGCGTCCTCCTCGACCGGCACGCCGTCCTTCATCACCGTCGTGGTGCCGTGCTGGCGCATCAGCTTGTCGATGATGTCGGCGTGCAAGGCCGCGCGCGACGGGTGGTAGTTGCCGTTCGCGTCGCGGTACATCGACGCGGTCGACGGCTGGCTCGCGGCCTGCTCGACGTAGGCCAGCAGCGTCTTCTGCGATACGCGTCCGGCGTCGTTGAACTGCGCTTCGGCGGCGCTCAGGTCGTTCGGGCCGCGCGGCTGGCGGGCGGCCGGGGTGCGCTTCTGCTTCCCGGCCTTCTTGACGGTGCGCGAGATCCGCTTCTCCAGCCGCTTGGTGCGCCGCTCGTAGATCTCGGCGGTGCCCGCCTTGAGCGTCTCGTCGGGGTTCTGGATCGCCGCCATGTGCTCGCCCGCCTTGCGGTGATGCTTGTTCGCGGCCTCGGTGTCACCGGCTTTCCAGGCGCTGACGCCCGCCTTGTGCTCCGCGTCGGCCATGCGCCGCAGCCGTTCGCGGCCGAGCGCGTGCAGCTCGTCGGGATGCCCGGCGGCGGGCTCGGCCTGGCTGACGAACTCGGCCTGGGCCTGTGCGGCGCTCATCCGCTCCGGCAGCCCCGGCGTGGCGCGCGGCTCGCCTGCGCGCGCGGCGGGCGGGGTGGCGTACACGTTCAGCTTCTTGGATGGCAGTCCGATGCCCCGGGCGGTCTTGACTGTCGCGATCGGCTCGTCCTTCTTGGCGCCGGGATGTTCGACGCGCGAGACGCGCGGCGGGTGCAGGATGTTCTTGATGCGCCGGTTGTGACTCTTGCCGGGCACCTCTGACTTGCCGCCGAGGCTTCCGGCGAACCGGCCGCCGCGGCCGCGCAGGATCCGCCGGTTGAAGATGTCGCCGCTGAGCGCGCCGAGCCCCCACGCGCCGTGATGCCCGCTACCGACGCGGATGCCGCCGGGGACGCTGTGACCCCACGTCTCCTGCAATCCGGTGACGCCCAGCTCCAGGACGCCCGCCTCCTGCCACAGGTCAAGGTCGGAGTGCGACACCCAGCCGATCTGGTCCAGCTCGTCCTCGGGGACCAGTCCACGGCGCAGAAACTCCTCGCGGAGCGTTGCGTTCTCGCGCGCGATGGTGACGAGGTCCATGACTCGGGCGCCATGGTAACCCCCGCAGCGGCTGGTGCTTCAGCGCAATGTGCCGACGGCGGCGTACCAGCGGCGCGCCTGGTCGACCTTGAACCGGATCGCGGGCCGCGGATCGTGCATGCAGTTCAGGCAGATGGAGTCGAACCAAAACTCGCGCGCGAACCGGCCGCAGCTCGTGCAGCGCGGCTGCGTTAGCGCCCGTTCGATCCGGGCGAGACGCCGGTCCTCGGCGGCGTCGCGCTCGGAGACGAACAGGCGCAGGGTGGCGGTCACCCGGCTTGCACCACCAGGAAGTGGCGAAGCTCCTGTTCGACTCTGCGCGCTTCGACGCTGGCGCTGTCGGCGATGGTCTGAGCGAACTCCTGCAGCGCGGCTGCGAGGTCGAGCAGCAGGCCGACTTCGCCGCGGAGCTTGGCGACCTCGTCGGTCAGTGCGGCGAGCTGCCGGGTCTTGTGCGTGAGCTGGCCCTCGGCGCGGAGCGCGCGGTCTTCCAGGATCGCCATCTCGTTGATGACGTTCTGCGGCAGCGCGTTGATGGTCTCGTCCGATAGCGGCATGCGGGGCACGCTACCGACGGCATCGGACGTGAGCTAACTCCGAACCACTTCTTTTCGATTGGAAAGAGGTTCGGCACAAAAGAGGGGGGCCTCCGAAGAGACCCCCCCATGCCCCAGCTTCCGTGCTAGATCGGCGTCCGTGCCGGTTGGTGTCCGTACCGAGGCTTAGGCAGTCGGCACCGTGTAGACCTGAAGCTGCGTCTGACCGGCGCAGGCCGCATCGCCGATGGCGAGCTGCGGGTTCTTGCCCTGCGGGTTGGTCACGACGCAGACGACGGTCGGGGCGGGGAGTGTTGCGTCCTTGCCGTTCGCGCCAGGGTTACCCTGCGGTCCGGTCGGACCAGCCGCGCCCGTGTCGCCCTTGTCGCCCTTCGGACCCTGCGGTCCCTGGGCGCCGTCCTTACCTGCCTGGCCGGGAGCACCGGCCGGGCCGGTTGCACCGTCGTGGCCGGGAGTCCCGTCGACGCCGGGAGTCCCGTCGTTGCCCTTCGGGCCCTGCTGGCCGGGGGCGCCATCCTGTCCGGTCGCGCCGGTCTGACCCGGGGCGCCGTCCTTGCCGTCCACGCCGTCGTGGCCGGGGTTGCCCTGCGAGCCCTGCTGACCGGGAGCACCGTCGTTGCCGTTGGCACCGGCCGAGCCGGTGTCGCCCTTCGGGCCCTGGTCGCCGTTGCAGACCTGGAAGTCCGGCGCGGAGCCGTCAGTCCAGGAGAACGTGCGGCAGTTGCCGTCGTGGCTGACGATGGTCAGGCCAGCGCCGTTGATCCCGTTGTAGCCATCGCTACCGTCGGATCCACGGTTACCCGTGAGGCCCTGGTCGCCTTTGTCGCCCTTGTCGCCCTTGGCACCATTGGTGCCATTGGTGCCGTCAGCGCCATTGGCTCCAGTGTCGCCCTTGTCGCCCTTGGTGCCAGCGGCGCCGGTGTCGCCCTTGAGACCTTGCGACCCCTGAGCGCCCGTTGCTCCGGTAGCGCCGGTGTCGCCCTTCGCGCCAGTTGCCCCGGTGTCACCCGTGAGGCCTTGCGATCCCTGAGCGCCGGTGGCGCCGGTCGCTCCGGTGGCACCGGTAGCACCGTGAACGCCCTGCTTGCCGTGCTTGCCCTTCTTGCCGTGCAGGTGCTTGAGCACCGACGGCTTGACCTGGTGCGTGGACGTGATGAGCCAATGGCTATGGCTGGCAGCAAGTGCGCTGCCTGCTCCTACTGCGAGTACGCCCAGCGTGACGAGCACGCCGATGCGCGTAGTGAACCTCTTCAGCATGAAGTGGTACCCCTGTCTGTGGTTGATTGGTTGCCCCTGTGCCCCGTGTTATCGGCAGGAGCCCCGAAACTCTTTAGCTCCGGTCTTGCGCTAACTCTAGCACGCGTCGTGCGCTTCTCTGAAGAAGTGGCTAAGAGGCGGCCGTCGCGACCGGCGTGATCAGCCACGCCCGGCCGCAGTTAGGGCACACCAGCACGTCCGTCCACGCGTGGCGCGGCACCGGCACCTCGACCATCGTCACGCCCGGCGGAACGTCGCAGCTCTGCTCGCACGGCAGCGACCCGGGCCCGACGACGGCGCCCGGGTCGAGACTCAACCCTCAACCCGCATGTAGGCGGTCGTCGCTCGCGGCATCCGTGCCGCGCGGCGCGCGTCCTTGGCGGCGCGGTCGTAGAGCACGACGTTGACCGCCGCGGCGAGATTCAGGCAGTTGCTCGCGGGTATCACCACAAACCGATGGCACGCCGACAGGATCCCGCGGTCCAGCGACCCGTCCTCGGGGCCGAACACGTAGATCGCCCGGTCGGGGTGGACGAACTCGGGGAGGCGCTCGGCGCTGTCGCGGACCTCGATCGCGACCGGCGTGAACCCCATCGCCGCGAACCGGGTGACGATGATCGTCCGGCTGTGCGTGATCACGGTGACGTCCTCGTACAGGCGCATGCGCTCCTCGCGCGGCAGACGCTCGCCGGACGGCCAGTCCTCCGGCGCCTCGACGCGGTCCGGCGTCCACGCGCAGTAGCGCGCTCCGAAGTTCGAACAGGCGCGCAACGCGTTGCCGACGTTGCGCGGAAACTTCGGGTTGATCAGCGCGACGGCGGCGGTCATCGCTCCGGGCGCACCCAATCGGTGCCGGGCCCATTCGGCTGCGCGTAGACCAGGTCGGGCTCTCCAGGCGCGAGGATCAGCGGCTTGCCGTAGCGCCACGCTCCGAGATCCTCGACCGCGACGCGATCGGGCGGTGCCGCCACGAGGAGAAAGCGCGGATCCGACGGATGGCTCAGCTCGATGATCATCGGACGATCACCGCCCGGACGCATTCCTCGGCGCCGGGGATCGTTTCGACCCAGGAGCCGTCGTCTCGCTGGATGACCCAGTCCCAGATGACGTCCGCTTCGGCGAGTCCGTTCTCGGTGGCGATCAGCACGGGCGCGCTTTCCTGCAGGTCGGCGATGACGCCGTGGAGGTTCTCGACCGTCGCTCTCACAGTCCGTCCTTCCATACCTGCCAGGCAGCGACGCCGAAGCCGACCGCGACCAGGACCGTCAGGCCCGCGATCACGTCGACGAGGATCTGGCCCACTACTCCTCCAGGCCTCGCTCGGCGATCTCCTCCGCGGAGACGACCTCGTAGTGGTCGACGTTGGTGTCGACGATCTCGCCGTGCGGGAAGCCACGGCTGATCTGCCGGTCCAGGCGCATGAGCGCGTGGCAGGCCTCCTCGGCCTGGTCGGTGTCCTTGACGTCGACGTAGATCCAGGTCTCGACCTTGATGATCATCGGACCCTCGCCAAGTCCTGGGCGCCCCACGTCCAGCGTCCGCTGTGACGGTCACGCAAGCCGCCGCCTGCCACCTCGCAGTCAAGGAGGGTCAGTGACTCGTTGCAGCCCGTGCAGACCAGCGGCCCTGACGCGAGCGCGAAGTCGGGGAGTCTTGGCGGTCGAAGCTCGTCGTCGGCGTGGCCGCACCGCTCGCACCACAGCAACTGGAAGGTGCGACCGGGCGCGCTCATCGCGTCTGTCCGGTCACGTCGTCGCCGCAGCCGCAATGCACGCCCGGGAAGAAGTCCGCCTCACCGTCACTGCCGATCAGGTAACTGCCGACCGGCGCGTGCAGCGTCACGCAGCAACCGCACTCGTTCCTGTGCCAGTGCGTCTTGTCCACGCCATGCTCGTCGCGCAGCCGCCCGAGCGTCATCGCGAGGCTGAAGGTGAGCGTCGTCCCGTCCGACAGGGTGATCTGCATCTCGCTCATCCGGAGTCCCCTCGCGTCTGGTAGTGACCCTCGATGGCGGCCGTGAGCGCAACGATCAGTTGCCGTGCCTGATCAAGGCTCATGTGCGCGGTCCCGCCCGCGGTCTGTCCCGGCCCGACGCTGAGCCAGATCGCTGGCTCAGCCGCCGAGGACGACTCGTAGACGAGCACCTTGTGCCCGTAGAGAGTGTCAATCGGCTCGTAGTGCCGGAAGCCACGGTCTGTGACCTCGTACGGGATCTCGCTCATCCGGTCCTCTCGATCTGCTGCTCGCGCAGCTCGTTCAGCAGCGCGCGGAAGTTGCGCAGGCGCCCGAGCTTGATGTCGAGCCCGTGGAACCGCGCGCGCCACGTGCTGCCCCAGCCCGGGTTGATCTCGTCCACGAAGATCCGCATCTTCCACGGCTCGTACAGGTAGGCGCGAGCACCGGCCTTGCGTAGCCGGGCGTGCGGGACGTCGGCGTCGAGCAGGTAGCCGATCAGCAGGTCCATGTGAGCCCGGTCGCAGTCCTCGCCCTTCGCGAGGATGATGCTCGCGTGGCTGTGCGGCCAGTGCAGCATGAAGCCGTCGCCGGTGCGGATGACGTAAGCGCCCTGCAGCTCGGGGACGCTGCTGTCGTCCCACACGATGTGCTTGAAGCTGTTCGCTTCTCCTCGGTCGGCCATCGCCTACACCCTAGCACTCATCTTGCGCGCTAGCGTGTCTGGCGCTCGACCATCCGCCGGGCGACCACCAGGTTGTTCTCGCACTCCTTCAACGCCGCGCGCGCCAGCTTGATCGCCTGCTCGATCTTCCGGCGCTCCATCGTCGGCCCCGTCATCGGGCACGCGTCCCGCGCCTGGAGGAGATGCTCCAGGCTCAGGCGCATGAACGGCAGTGCCTGCGAGCGCCACACCATCGCCTGCTCGTAGCGCCTGATGTCGTCAGTCACTTGCCGTTGCGGTCGAACATCGTGCCGACGAGAATCCCGACCGCGACCGCTACGAGCAACCAGCCGACGACGATCTCGACCACGGTCGTCACAGCCATGAGGCCGAGGCTAGCGGTGGATCAATGTCGCGATCGCGACATTGATCCGGCGGTCACTCAAAGTCAGCGCGGAGCTTCGCGATGAACTCTTCGAAGTCGGCGTGCAGCCGGATGCTCGGATCGGGCTCCAGATCCTCGGGCGCCAGGTCGCCGCGCAGTAGCTTCAGCCGGACGCCGATCGAGTCCCAGCCGTAGCGCCACAGCCAGCCGACGCAGATCACCTCGCGGTCCGTCTTGGAGCCGTGGCAGGCCATCATCGGCGCGCCGAGCTGGTCGTCCAGCGTCGCGGTCAGCCCCTCGGCCAGCTCCAGGTTGAAGCCGGGGATCTCGTCGGCGTGCTGATCGACCCGCCACGGGCAGCTCGGGCACGGGCTGCGGCTCATCCGATCTTGACGCGGGTGACTCCCACCAGGACCGTGAACTGCTGGATGCCGTTCCCCTCGTCGAGGTGGTTCTGCTGGGCGGCATGCCACTGGTAGTAGTCGCTGCGCGGCTCGGGCTCGTCGAGGCGCTGCACGGAGTGGCCGACGGTGACCGGCGCGATGCGGTCGTCGTCGACCCGGACGAGCGTGGTGACGACCTGGTAGTAGCTCACGACCGGAGATCGTCGTAGGCGCCGCGGGGAAGCTGCTGCTTGGCGGCCTCGGTGATCAGCTCCAGCATCGCCACGACGTCGGCCGGGTCACCGCGGAACTTGAGGTAGTAGCCGAACTCGGCGCTCCCGCCAATCGAGGCACGCAGCACGCTGATCGGGCCGACGTTTGGGATCTCCATGACGTCGTCGTCCTCGCGGCTGAGCTGCAGGTGGTAGGCCTTCGCGCCCTCGCTCATGACGAAGGTGCCTTCGATGAGCCATAGCCATGCTCGACGCACCAGTCGCAGAACGTCGGCGGCGGCGTTGCGTACCAGTCCTCGGGCAGCTCGGCCGTGAGGTGACCGCACGACTTGCAGTAGTAGTACATCGGCGACCCGGCGGGAAGGGTCGCGTTGTTGATCGGCTCCGGCGCGGACGCCCGGCGAGCGTTCAGCTCAGCGTCGTAGAGCGCCATCACCGTCGCCCTCGATCCACCTTGACGTAGACCAGCCGCCCGCGGTGGTCGTAGTGGTGGTCGGGATGGTGGCAGCGGCCGTTGTACCACCACTGCGCCAGGTGGCATGTTGGCTGCAAGCGGACGACCTTGCTCTCCCTGTCTCGTCGGTTCGTGATGTCGATGGGCGGATGCCCACGCTCGTCAGTCATGCCGCCCGCCAACGTCGGCGCCTGCGCTGAAAGCCACGCGGCGCGTCGACCCGCTGCGCGTTCGCCAGGCGCACGCCGATGTCGATGGCCTCGGAGATGCTCGGATCCGCCAGCGTGTAGCGCAGCACCCGCCAGTGTGCCGCCTTGGCTGTCTGGACCTGATCCTCGGGGACCAGCGCGCGCGCGGTGACGGCGCCGTCGTCGTTCAGCAGCTCGCCGATCCACAACACCTCGCGCGGTGGTTCGGTACTCATCCAGTCCTCCTCGGTCGGTCGGGATCGGTTTGGTACAGGATAGCGCGCATCGTGTTACAGTGCCCGGCGCTGTGCCAGCACGGGCGGTCCCGAAAACCGGAGTACTCGGGGCCGCCCTGAACGCAACCAAAGGAGGAGTACCCACGGACCACACTCAGCGCGCTCCGAAGTGAGGGGCAGGAGCCCCGGGTAGGTCGGGCCGTCGTCAGGCCTAGCGCGCCTGCAGTCCAGTGACCACATCAACCGTCAGGAGTCATCTTGAAGCGATTGACCCTCACGGCGAGCTTCGTGCTCGCCGTTGCTGTACCCGCAGGCAGCGCGCAGGCGCTCACGCACGCGGAGGCCGTCTCCTACGGCCGGGCCTACGCTCACGTCGCCGACAGGTTCGGCAGCCGCTCCGCCGGGTGCAAGCTGATCGGGCCCCACGCAAGCTGCACCGGTCACATGACCGACGCGCGGATCCGAGCCTCGATCAGCGTGCTTCACCGAATGTTCGCGCCACGGCCGGTGTACCACGCGCCCAGCGTCGCGGCAGCGCCCAGCGTCGCGGCAGCGAATAGCTCCTACCACCCCGCGTCCACTTCCTACGGCGGCGGTGGGGCGGCAGGAGTGCCTGCTTGCGCGTCGGAATCCGGCACGAACTACTCGACCGGTCCCGACAACACGAACCCCAGCTCAGGAGCTACGGGTCGCTACCAGATTCTGCCCTCTACAGCAGCGGGTTATGGTTGCGATCTGAGTACGCCCGCCGGGCAGGACGTGTGCGCGGAGCGGATCTACCATGCCGCTGGCGCAGGCCAGTGGGTCGGCTGCGGCGGCTGAGTCATGACCGCTCTGCTGGTGGCGGCCATCACGGCCGTCACGCCCCAGCCTGCCTGCCCCAAGACGTTCTCCGGGCCGATGATCAAGCGGGCGATCAGCGTCGCCTACGGCGGCACCAGGGACGTCACACGGGCCGACAGAGCCCATCTGCGGCGCTTCGTGCGCTGCGCCCGCCCGGCCGTCTCCAAGGCCCGCATACGGGCCTACAGGGCGCGTGCCGTCAAGGCGTGGCGGTTACGCCGCCACCCGCAGCCCGACGGCCTGTGGCTGGCGTCCTGGTATGACGACAGCGGGCAGACCGCCTCGGGGTGGCACGCCACCTACGGGGTAGCGATGTGCGGCTCAGCCGGGCCGTGCTACGCGTTCGGGACGCGGATCCTGCTGTTCTACGGCGGTCGGCAGGTCACGGCCGTCGTCGACGATCACGGGCCGTACGCGGGCGGCCGCAACATCGACCTGAGCCAGAACACCGCCGGAGCGCTCGGCTTCGGCGGCGTCGGCAGCGTCGGCTACCACGTCTACTAGGCTCCTCGGCAGCCACCGCCGCGAGGCGGTGGCTGCCCAGGATGTCCGCTCAGTTCAGCTCGGGCGGGACCGGCAGCGGGAACCCGACCCGCTCCAGGCGCTTACCGCCAGGCAGGATCCAGATTCGCAGCACCGGCATGATCCGGCTGTTCGGCACGGTGATGACGATCCCGTACGTGCCGCACTTCAGGCCCTTGAGGTTGACGCGGACGCGCGGTCCCCGGAGCACCGGCTGGATCTGCGGCCTGCGCCCGGGAACGAGCACGGCCAGCCGCTTGACCTTGGCGAACCGCGCTGGCAGACGCCGCGTCTCCGCCGACTTCAGGGTCACGACGCACGGCTTGGCGGGCTTGCCGTTCTTGCCGTTCGCGCCGTTCGCGCCGTTCGGACCGCCTGGTCCGGCAGGCCCCGTTGCGCCAGGAGGGCCGGGAGGGCCGGGAGGGCCGGTCACGGACACCGTCACCGTCTGGCTGCTCGTCGTCGAGCTGGTCGTCGGCGTGCTGCTTGTGGTACTGCTACTGCTCGTGCTGCTACTGCTCGTGCTGCTGCTGCTGCTGGTCGGGCAGTCGACGTCATCCCTGTCGTTGTCCGAATCGCAGCACGGCGACTTCATCTTGGCGTCGTCGCACTTCTCCTCGGTCGGGCACTTATCGCGGCGGTTGCCGTCCATCGACACGTGGTGCCCGTCCGGGCACATGCACTTCTGCGGCGTCTGATGCGACGGCTCGCACCCCGGAAGCTGTCCCCCGGGCTGACCGGCCAGCGCCGTTGCTGCCAGGACCGCCGCCGCGATACCCGCGATGCCCGGAATGGCCATCAGGGCTCTGCGCACTTCTCACCCCTCTTCGGTTAGCGCCGCCGCGCCACGCGACGGCTGGTGTGGCGTTATACCACGTCGTGCGCTAGAACACGGATCCGTGTGAGGTGTTGCGGTGTCGGGGTGAGAGACTCACTGATGGCTACGCGCGGCCCGGTGATCGCCCCTCATTAACGTGCAGGCCTCTCCGACGTGCGCAGCCTGGTCATCCAGGGGTCTGAGGGCCCGGCATCAACCGGCCGCCGGGCCCTCGGCGCCTGGTATGGCAATACCGGTGCGCCGGGTTGCTTGCCACTTCCCCGGCGCTCTCCCCGCATTCAGGACCACAAGGAGGCCCTTGGCGAGAGGGAGGGCGCGCTACGCGCCCGCTCGTATCTCGGCCCGCTGAATCGGGTCCAGCCCGCGCGGCCGGAACGGCACGCTCGGGTCGTCCGCGGAGGCGATCGCCGACTCCCAGTGCTCGATCTTCCCGGCGACGTCGCGGGCGCCGATCTCCAGCACGGTCGCGCGGTACTCGTCGGGATCGTCGTAGCCGTTCTCGTACGAGCCGCCGTAGAAGTCGTGCGACTCGGGCTCGGTCGATGCCGCCCATTCGAACGCGTCAGCGTCGAGCTGCTTCTCAGCGGCGGCGATCAGCGCGTCGTAGTAGGCGAGCTGAGGGTCTGGCAGTGGCATGGTTCTCCTCGGTCGTTGGTCGTGTCCCGCCGCCGTCAACGTCGCGCCATCCGTGGCGCCGGTCTCCTCTCTGGACGCCGGATCCGGTGACCCCCGAGAGCGGTGACGGCTTCGAAAGCCGGGGGGAGAGAGCGCTCCGGCCGGGAGGCCCTTCCTCACCCCGCACCTAGATGATAGCACACGACGTGCGCTTACGCAATGGCTTGTGAGTCTCGGCCGATCCGCGGTTAGCGTCTTTGGCGGTCCGCCGCCAGCCCCGACTGGCGGCGGGCCACGTCATCTAAGGCGGCGCTCTGCGGCCGTGCCACCCGTAGCTGTAGCTATAGGGACCGGCGAACAGGAAACACAGCCCGATGACTAGCAGAATGATGCCGACTAGAGGCAGGCCAGCAAGCAGCCATATCAGTAGTCCGGCAATCACCAGGATGGCTCCGATCATGCCCTAGAGCTACCCCAATCAGGCACGACCTCACTCGGGAGGCACTGTGCGCCGGAACGCGTACGGGCGGAGCATCGCGAGGATCGCGAGGATCATCGACACGATGATCAGGATCAGCGCGGCCGTCTTGGAGATGTGGCCCAGGGTGCGGAACAGCGCCCAGATGCCCAGCAGCAGGACAGCGAGAGGTGTGAGAGGAATTGTCAACACGGTCTCCTGCTACCCGATGGCCGCGTGCGCCACGCGGTGATGCTTCGTGCAGAGCCACCGGACGTCCAGCGGCTTGGAGTAGTCCTCGTGGTGCGCCTGCACCCTGCCCTTGCAGCCGACGCCGACCTCGCACGGGCCCTTCGTGAGCCTGCGATCCCGGATCGCGTTGCCAACGGCCTCGTGTGCCTTCCGCTTCAGCACGTTGCGCTGCGCCCATTCGCGCGCAGCGCGGTTGTGGGCTGCCTTGCCCTCGGGCGTCGCCTGGTAGGCCACCTGCGCAGCTACTCGCTTCTCCCTGTCGCGCTGATAGCGGGCTCGGTCGGCGGCACGAACCTTCTCAGAGTCCCGCGCCTCTACGATGGCCCGGCGTTGCTCGGGTGTCTTCGCCTGGTAGTTGCTGCGCGCACGCTCACGCGCCTTGCACTTCCGGCACTCGCCGCACGTACAGGTCGGCCGCATGGGCACACGCACATGATGACAGAACGGTCAATCAAAACGGGATGTCATCCGTGTCGTCTACTGGTGTCGCCGCGGTGCCGACCGGGACGGGCGGCAGGTCACCCGTGTCGATCGGGACGTCGGACTCGGGCTCGCGGACACGCCCGGCGGACGGGCCGCCGGTGCCGCCGGTGTGGTCGCGCTGAGGCATGATCGAGTCGGCGATGATGTCGACCGCCTCGCGATGCTGGCCGTCCTGCGTGTCCCACTCATGCCAGCTCAACCGGCCGGACACGGCGATCCCGGCGCCCTTGCCCAGGTTGTTGGCGACCCACTCGCCCAGGCCGCTCCAGATCGTCACGTTGAAGTAGTTGGGGCGGTCCTCCCAGTCGTTGGTGGCCTGGTTCTTGCGGCGCTCGTTGACCGCGATCCGCA